TCTACCAAAGGATTTATGTTCCTGTTAGAGAAAAGTCTTAATTTATCTTGAATGATACTTTTTAACCTGTTAATAAGGTCTTGGGTAGATTTTATAATCCCTGAAAGAGTGTTGATAGAATTACCATTGTCTAATATTAGATTTTCTAATTCTGTCTGTTGGTTCTTAATATCATCTTGAAGCTTAATTAGATTTGTTGGAGGATTATCCAAGATGTTTTGTAACTCTTGAATATATCCTGTTAATTGTTCATTTTCCTGATTAAGATTATCTAAATGAGTTTGTTCTTCATCTCGAAGTTCAGTAAGAGCCTGAATACTGTTTACAAACTTGGGAAACCAACCTTTCTTACGAGCAACTGCTTCTTCGGCATTCCATTGCTCTATTTTTAATTCATCCTGAATGTTTTGAAGTTGTTCTTTCCTATTATTTATTTGAGATTGAACTTCTTCTTGACGTTGAATTGCTTCTGTATGATAATCTCTTATTTGTTGAAGATTATCTTTAGCTACTTGTTGATATTGCTGTTCGAGAATATTATTAATATCTGATGTTCTACCATTAAATACTGCTGTTTCTTTTTCGGTAAGTGGTAAATTTTGACGCACTTTATCTGCAATACCTTCTAAGACTTTAGCTGATATTTCATTATTATCTACGAAATCATTATACTCTTGGTCAGTTAAATCACCTTGATAAGGTTCATCTGTTGGTTGAACTTGATTATCCTCTGATAAAGGTTCGTTTGTTATGACATCTTTTTGAGCAGGGGTATATTCCTCAGGATTAGTTTTAATTTGTTGATACTCTTCTATTTTAAGATTGCGACGGGCAGTCAATTCTAAAATGTCTCTTGCTGATTCACGTACTTGGTCAGTTATTTCAGGGCTTTGATTTTTGGTAGAATCTTCAATTTGTTGATTGAGGTTTATAAAATCGTCTTCTGTAATAGTTTTATTATTAACCTTGTCAATATAAGATTGAATATCAATAGTTCCCATATTAGGGATAAGTTGACCTAACCTCTTGTTATAATCATCAATCTTGGCTCCTGCATAAGCCATATAACCAATGGTTTGTGGATTGTATGTCGGATATTTAGTCTTAAGATATTCGAATTGGGTATTTAGATTTTGTGATGTTTGTTGAAGCCTATCAAGGTTTTGAAAAAAATCTTCTTTATTAGTTTCTTGTGTAACTATACCATTGGAAATTAATTGTTGCCATCCATCTGCTGTTCTTGCTAATTCTCTATAACCTTCGATATCATCTTGTACTAAATCAAATCTTCCATTCTGTACACGAGGAATCAGATAAGATAAAATACCGTCTGTTTTATTATCTTCAAATGTCAATCTATTATTATCTAATACTGCTTGTTGTGTATCTTCTAAAGATGTTTGAGTACGATTCATCGATTCAACACCTTGTCTTATGTATGAATCTGATGTAAATTTATTAGCTTGATCTACAAAGTTCTTTGTATTAATATCTCTTACTTTCGCTTCATGTGCTCCTTCGATAAGCCCTTCACCTCTTTTTATTCTTCCTAAAGTTTCCATAACTCCTCCCGAAAGACCTCCGATAAGGATTGAAAGCTGTCCTTCACGATCAGTGAGTGTACGTTTAATTCCTTCACCTAAGGAGGTAAAAATATCTCTTGGTTCTTTACTCTCTCCTTTATTAATATAATCTTTAATAGTAATTGGAATAGCATACTGAGCACCTTCTTCGAAAGCTTCTGATGGAGAGAAGAAAGCACGTGCAAAACCTTTGGAAGTTGATAGTATTCTTCCTAGTTTAGATGTGGTTTTTTCTGCTGTTTGTAAGGTTTCATTTAATACACTATCTCCAACTTTTTCAATTGCATTTAATCCTTGAGAAGCTACTGTTTGACGAGCATCTTTCCATAAAAGACCCGCTAATTTAGGAAATTGAATATAATTCGTAACTGATAATAATGCAATATTGGCTGCAAATGTACCATTACCTAGAGTATCTGATAAATCTTCAATATAAGCTAAATCTTCTGTGGTAGGTTCGTAACCATGAGCATTTTGGTATTGTGTTATAAGTTCTTTCTTATACTGATCCTTGGCATTAAGTGCTTCAATAGAGGCTTCACCAAATGTCGCAATACCTGCTCTACTTGCATTTTTACCAAAATCAATAACTTTGGCGAACTGGTTACTTCTATTAGCTGTTTGAGTAAGTCTTGTTGAAATATCAGTAAGGTCTTTTGCTCCTTCGATACTTGCATTTACTGTTGCTGCTTCACCTTCCGCAAAGGCTTTGGAAATTGCACTTACTGTTCCTCCTGCAAGTTTAGACCATGCTGCACCTGAAAGATAAGCTCCTAGTGCAAATCCTGCATTTTTAAACACAGAGTCAGCCCAAAAGTTTGCTGTTCCCCATGTCTTAGGAGAATACCATGCAGCAGTTGATTCAGCTTTTGTATAATAGTTGGGAAGAGAATTTTCTAAACCTTGTGTCCAGGAGTCTAAACCTTTATTGAGGTCATTATCATAGAATGAAGAGAACTTGCCATCTTGTACCCAATTATATAAACCATTAACTAACCCCGCCGTTCCTTGCACAAAAGTAGAAGCTGTTGTTGCTGCAAATTTACCTGCTGCATTCTTCCACTTATCTAAAGTACCTTGGTTTTGTCCATATATATCTTCATTATCCAATCCTATATAAAAATTAGGATAACGGCCTGAACCTGCTTCTTGATAAGATACAGTTGGAGCGACATTAAAAGGAGTAGGTGCTACGTTTGTTTGTAACACCTGCTGCTGTAATCTGTTAATTTCTGAGTAATCAGGCATTTATTATCTTGTTAAGAATGTTTTCGCAAAGTAATCGTCACCCTTAGCTGCAATCTCATTAAAATAAGCTTTAGCTTGGTCTATTGAAGGGAAATAAATATTATCAGGAAGTGGTGTCCAAGTGTTTGAACCAACTACATGATATTGAATTATTGGGGTAACTTGCCCTTGTCCATTATCTTTATACTTTGCTTGTATTTGATAATTCTGTAGATTATTTGTTTGTGGATAATAATAATTAGAAGTTGTTGAACTTGCACCATTGCCTCCTTGACGAGAATTTCTTAAATCAGTTTCAATTACTGCATTGGGATTTGGTCTTAACAACCCTGTACCTTGAGGTACTTGATAAGGACTTAATATTACTGTTGCTGTATTCTTACCTGATGATATTGTTGCAGTGAAACTTCCATCTGCATTTCTTGTATATGTTCTTGTCTTAGGTCCTGAATCAGCTAACACTCCATCTAAAGCAGCTTTTTCAGAATCTCTTCCAGTTGCTACAATTGATTGCAATCTTGCCAAATCATCTTGAACAGCTTTACCATTTGCACCTGCTGTAGATTCAGATGAACTTACAGTTGATTGAAGTCCTGCTAATCTTGGTTGATATGCTGCTGTACGAGCTTCCTTATATTTATTTTTATTTGTGACAAGATCGTTAGCTCTTATTAATTCCTGACGAACAGAGGCAAAAGGATTATTTTGTTGAGATGAACTTATTTCATAAATACTTCCTCCCGAAGGTCGTGATGATTTTTCTGCTTGTTGGATAAGAGCTACTTTTTCAGGAGGTAATCCTGATGTTTTATTATTACCTGAATTAATATTATCAGAGTATTTAATAATATCACCTCTCGTAAGATTTACACCATTTGCTGAAAATACAACTCTATTCACATCGAGATTCTTCAAAGAATTTACATACCTTGTATAGTCAGGATCATTGGCAAATCTTTCTTGAAGACTTTTTTCTGTGTTATCAATGGCTGCCTGAGTTGAGAAGTAAATATTTTGTAGTCCTATACCTGAAGAAGCATCATCGGGATTGCTAAAATAAGCTTTTATTGAAGCCTTGGCTGTATTGGGATTAGTTGCATATGTTTGTTTTATATTATCCCATGTATTATGAAAGTCTTGGTCAGTACGACCGTTTTGTAGAAAGTATCTAGCATTACCATTTGCATCAGTACCTACTCTTACGAGACTGTCCATATTGCCTGTATCATAAAGAGCTTTCAACTGATTTTGTGTTACTTTCTCCCCTACTTGGGCATTATCTGCAATAAATTGATCAGGTGTTGGTGGAGCTGAGACAGGAGTAAAAGTTGGTGTTAACTGTCCTGATGCATCCCTACCTTCGGAGGTTTGTTTGTATTGAAATTCCTGTTGTTTTAAACCAAACTCTTGTTGTCTAAGTCCAAATTCAGCTTGACGTAAAAGTGCATCATTCTTTGCAATACTTAATCTGTCTTGGTCAATTAAAGCATCAAACTCAGGATTTTTGACTGTCTTATTTTCAGTAATATCATATGCATAAACATTAGCAATTCCTTGCGATAAGTTACTCTGAAATAAACTCATCTTACCTTGCTCAGGATTTTTTAGAAAGTCTTGTGCATAAACTCCCCTATCAAGATTCATATTAATTAAATCTCTCTGACTAAGATAATTTTGTCTTTGTTCTTCAAGTCTTGCTACATCAGCCGAAGATGTGAAGATTGCTTTATTTTCTTCTGCTCTCTTAGCGGCAATTTCTAATTGATTTGCTTGGTTTCTGTAGTTAGCATTGATATTTTGAATAGCTACTTCATTTGGAGTCCTATCTGAATAATATAAAGCGTCTGTTTGAACCTGTTGAGCAGCCTGATTATCTGTTGCAAGAAATGTATTGAAATTCTGTTGCATTTGTCCCGCTGTCAAATATTCTTTCTTACCTTGGTTTAAGGTATATGCTACTCCATAAGGACTTTTTGCACCATTAGGTGTTTCTTCGATAACTACATTTGGATGAACCTTAGAAATAAAGTCTTGCCATGCTTTATTGTAGTTATAATATGGATTATATGTTTGTTTACCTAGTGTTGCATTCTCATCACCGTTCTGCCATGCATTTACATTACGGAGAATAAGATTATCATTCGAAGCTGCACCTTTACCATCTTTATGAGCTTGTTGAATTTGTGCTGATGCATCTGCTGCATTTTGAGCTGACATTGCTGCATTTTGAATACGTGGATCAGAATAAATCTGAGCTGCATATCCCGCTGCTTGATTTACAACATTTGCCTGAGAAAAGTCTGCTCCAACTAATTTTTGAAGATTAGATTGAATACCTTGTATTTTCTGATTTAAGTATTGGGTATCTACTTCTCTTCCCATCTTTAAACCTGCTACAGTGTCATATGCACCTTGGACTTTGGAGATTCCGCTTTGGTAATCCTGTGCTTTCTGTAATATTGCATGTCTATATACTTCCTGTGTTTGAGCATAGGAATTTGAATCTATTGATGGTATGTAATTTCCAAACTGAGGAACGTAATTAGGAGGGAGAAATGAACTCATTAGGTAAGTTAGTTATTACTATTTGCAAAGGTAATCTAAATTAGTTATAAAACCAATTATAGCCCCTTTAAAAATTGGGTAATTTGATTAGTCTTAGCTTGTGTTTGTTGAAGTTTTTGTTGTTGCTGTTGTGCAGCTAACTGTTGACGATATACCTTCAATTGTTCAGGTGTCATATTCTGTATAGGATTAGCCTGAGGGATATTACCATAATTAAACTGAGCATTTGGTCCTTGATAAGCTAATTGACCATTCCCAATATCTCTGTACCCTGAGAAGTTTTCAACCAATCTATTTTGATATTGTTGTTGAGCTAATTGATTATTAAGCAATTGGTTTTGTTGCACTTTTTGGGAGATGCTCGTTAATGCAGCTTGTCTCGCGGCTTCTGTATTCGCTCTTGCTTGTTCTTGACGTGTATATTGTTGGTCAGCTAATTGAAGATTTTGGAGTTGTGCTTGATTCATTAATTCAGTATTCTGATTAGCTACTTGGTTTTGAACCTGTTGATTTTGACGGAATTCATTTGCAAGTACTCCTTGGTTTTGTTGGTATAATTGCCCTACCAAGGTACTTAATGCCCCAGGATTATTATTAGCTAATTGAGCAACCTGATTAAAGTTTGCGGTATTGTTGTTAATCTGATCTTGATATGACACACGATATGGCTCATACAAAGTAGGTGTATATTGTTGACCTTGGACATAATCAGGACGGTCAAGGATTGCTGCAACCTCTGGTAAGATAGAAAGATAGTTAAAATTACTTCTTATCGGCTTTTGAGCAATTGGTTGAGCCTGAGGAATTGATGAAGGAATGTTAGGTTGTCTATAATCCAATTGGTCAGCTAAGATACTTGCCTGAGTGGGATTCAATTGATCTTGATATCCTGGTATAAGGTTACGAGTATTGTAATTAACAGTTTGGTCAGGTAATGTATCGTTGTATATAGGACGTACATCAGGTCTTACTAAGGGTTCAGGTTGAACTTGTGATTGTGGAGTAAAGTTAGTTCCTTGATTATCTTGTTGAGAGGCATATGCAGCATCTTCATTACGTGCAATTAAATCTGCTAATTTATTGGTATCTAAATCACCTATTTTAGTATCTACACCGACTCCTAATCCTTGTGCTAATGTTGTAGCTAATCTCTGTGGATCATTACTATCTGCCGCAGGAGAATAAACATTCATTAGATCCAATAGATTAGAATTAGGTCCAAGTTTGGTCTTAGTTTTACCTGATTGTTTAGCTTTAATATCATTGACAAGAGCAGCGTAACCTAAATCATAGGATGGAAACTTAGCAAATCCTCCATCACCTTTAGTAGCTCCTTTTTGTCCTGCGAATCTCAGATTACCTGGGTTATTATTACGTTGTGCCAAAGAACCTTGTGCATTAGGTGCGACGATAGCTCTTTGTTCAGCAGGAATAAAACCTGTATTACCATAAACATCAGGAGAATTATATAACCAATTAAGATAATCTTGCTGTGGGTCATTAATAGTTCCTCCTGCTTGATACATAGGTATAACTCCTCCATTTTTGTATTGTGGAACTGATTTAATCTTTACTTTCATGGTGCCACCGTTTTTCATTTTTTGTAACTTTTCAGGAGCAATACCAAGTTGATTAGCTCTGTCTAAAATATCTTGTTGTAATTCACCTAATGCTTGTTTAGTTTGAAGCACTTCTTTTTGTTTTATCTGAGCTGCATTACCTAATACAACACCGCTATTAAAAGCTAATGACTCAAACTTATCGTATGGATCAGAACTGTTAATTAGATTAACTGCTTTATCTGCTTGTTTAACATTTTTATTTTCGACTTCGGCTAATTTCTTGGCACCTGTTTCAAAGGTCATGTTTGTTGAAGGTATGCGTAATTTTCCGAAGGCTACAAGGTTATTATTTTGATCAAGGCTTATAGGTTCTGAATTTTGCATCTCTACAGTTTGTCCTGCATATTGAACATCAGTTCCTCCTTGAGAATGTGGTTTTCCGCCTATTTGTTGAAAACTTGGAGAAATTTGTTTTACTGCGTTATCCTCAACAGTGATTCCACTATTAACTTGTGGAGGAAGTGATTTTATTGTTACTTTAGGCATGTGTAATGTTTTTATTTTATTTCAATATCATACCCTAAACTTTTAAGGTGGTTTGCATCTTCTTCGGACATATCGTAAGTCTTACCTGCGGTATAAATTTGAGATTCAACTACACTTTGAGTAGGAAATAAATAGTTGCCTGTGTTTGGTTGCAATTGAAATCCATTAGCCATTATAGGCTGGCTCATGTTTTGGGTTGTGATAAAATTTGTAGGAATTATATTAACAGGATTGTTAGCTGTTTGTGAGCCATCTGTATATCCTGAATTATTTACTATTCCACCATTTTGAAAGACTCTACTATAATAGTCAGATGTTTGATATTGTTGTGGGGTATAATCCCTATTACCATATTGATTTTCATAACCAAAACTTCTATTAGTAGAGAATGCGTATGGATCGCCTATATTACCTGATAATGCAGTTCTGTCTTGTAATGCTCTTGGTATATTGATTGCGAATTGTCCGTTTTGTCCTTGGTCATAATAACCATATTGAGAACCTGAATTATTTATTGGGAGTGGTACAGGTTGATTAATTGGTGTTACATCTTGTACAGAAGTTGGTGCGGCATTACCATATAATATAGCTCTTTGAATTGGTGTTAAATTTGGAATATCCTCACCGAAGCCATAATTAGTAACTGTTGCACCATTTGCTGCATGGTGATTTCCTCCAAAGTTTCTAGCGAAATTAGCTCTTTGGACTTGAAGAGTTGAATAATCATCTTTATTAGCTAATACATGAGATGCAAACTGTTGCACCCCCATTCCTGCATTTTGAGCAGAGGCACTGAACTTTCCACGATTTTCAGGTTTAATATTAATACTCCCACCATTCTCATACATGTTATTATATGTTTGGTTACCATATGGATCTTGGGAATTTGTGTATTGGATAGCTTTTGGTCTTGGAGTTTGATTATCAGGAATTAAGGCATTTAAAAGTGCTGAACCTCCCGTAATAATTCCACGTCTGATATCTCCAATGGTATCTAATACTCCACCAATAGCTTTTGCTCCTTCACCAATTCCATTAGATATTGAGTTTATTTGTTTATTCTTTTTATTGGGGTCAACATATCCTGTACTATCAGCTGATTGATAAGTGGGAAATTGACTTTGTGGAATTTGTTGCCCTTGCATATTCTCATTAATAGGTAAGAGATATGGTTGTTGCATACCCATAGGATAGTTATTGGGATACATTTGTTGAGCATAGACCTGTTGTTCAGGAATTACGTATCCGTTCTGAGCTTTGGGTTTAGTTTGTTTTTTATTAGGCATTGCTTTCGGTGGATTGTGCAAGTACCAACCTGCTTGTTAGTTTGAAATTATTTTTGTTGAGTGTAAGTCTGATTCGTGCATTTTTACTTCTCAGTAGAATATTTTTGTATGGTCTTCGAGTATAATCCAAATTAGTTTGATCAGCCTCCATAAGGTTTGATGAACATGAAATATCCATGATAGGTTTGTTGGCATCTTGGACTATATCCCAAAGTGAATTAAAGCTAATCCATGAATCCCTTTTATCCACAAGAATATCTATTGAATCAGAATTATACTTTGGATATTTTCTAAGAGCCGAAAGATCATTCTTTGGTTTAGGTATTAAATTTCTTGTACCTGTGTGTTGATTCTTATTGAATAATTCTGCCTTATCAAAGTATAATATATCAGTTGGTTCATATGAAATATCCTTACTCTGATAGATAAGAGCTGTTGAATAATCTCTGATTGATTGAATTACCTGATCCTGAGGTGTACTATAAGTTAATGGATATTCAAGTATATATGGTTCTGCTTTTCCATAATAAGTATGAAAAGTTGTATAATTGGTATTATGGGTGTATATACCTGTTGAATTACCTGATTGGAAGGTGTTTGGGTATCCTATATAATAATTCGGTAGGTATGAGTGATAACTGATCCATGAATTTGAAAGAAAACTGAAGGACATTGTCCATGACTTATTACAAAAGTATTTACTGTCCGTAAGTTGAATTTCCTTACCATCTGAATAGAATTTATTATTGTTAAATTGAATACCTTCTGCAATAGGTTGATAATCTAATTTGGTTAGAATTACTCTATTATATTCTTGGTCATAGACACCATGTATCCCGATGGCCTTAAAGTTATTATCTGTATTTACATCAGGAAAACTTTTACTTATATTGAATGGAAGATTTTCTGAAAACCATCTATTCATTCCTAAATCAGAAATTATCTGTGGTTGTTCACCTCTATAAAGGACTACTTGACCTCTTAGAGAATCCACAAAAATATTACCATTCTCGGTACGAAGTAAAAACTTATGTTGAGAACCTAGTGATCCTCCATCAGTCTCGGAAAAGTCTAATGGTTTTGCTTGAAATAAAGTATCATTACCAAGGTATGCTTGGAATGTAGAAGTGTTTACAGTAGTAAGTGCATTGTATAATTGAGTTTTGTTTTCAAATCGTGCCATTACTACACCATTAGAAATACCATCCAATGAGGTTAACTTACCATACGATTTAGGAAAATCAAACCTGCTAATAGGTTTAAATATCAACCAATTATTAAGTGTCTCACTAAGATTTGTTTTCTCTGACCAAATTGCACGATTAGGAAATTCAGAGAAACATAATTTACTTGGATCAAAATCCTCTCTTAGATGAGAGAAAAAACTCTCTTCATTTTGTTTAGAATAACTTTTATTATAAACATATGAATTATCATATTCTAATGGCACTCTTTGTGGTTGGAGCCAATCATCAGGTACACCTTCTCCTACACGAGGATAGAAATTACCTTCGTTATCATTGGTGGCTTGACGATAATCCACATTAACCTGACTCTCCACAAAGAATGTAGGTAATCCAAATACATATTGATAGAAAATACCTTGGTGTGCTATTCCTGTTTGGGTAGCCATATCAAGATTAATATTCTTAACTCCGATGGTATCCATCAACTGTTGGAATAAATCTCTATAAAGCTTAATGATTGCTTTGGTTATTTTATTACCTATATTTTTCAAAATTGATCCAATGATATAAACAATTCCACCCACAGCCGTAACAATGAGTCCTGGAATAGCAAGTGCTCCTGTGGCAGTAATACCTAATCCCGCAGCAAGGATGCCTGCTCCAATTTGTTGGGCAAGATTACCATATAAGGCATTCTTATCTATTAATCCTATTCCTTGGAAAGCTTCATTTAGAGCTGCATCATCAAGTTGATAATTATAAGTAATAGGTTTGGTAGAAATATAGAACATCGGATCACCAAGATTACCTTCTTCATTTAAGGCAATATCAGCTCCGTCAGGTAATCCAATTGTTGTTTTATTAAATACTGATAACTTAGTCTTTAATGTAAACTTATTAATAAATGTATCACCACCAAATATTGTCTTAGGTTCATCACCAAAGTTTTGGTAATATCCTGTATCAACCGTTGTATAGGAATACATTCTTCCCCATTGTGAAGGAAGATAAGATTTTAGAGATGTATAGTAAGCATTTACATCAAATTCACGAAAGTTAGAAAGTGTCTTTTTAGTAGCTTCAGGTTGAGTAGTTTTGTAAGCCTGTGCTCCATAAACAACTGCATTATACGCAGCTTCCAAAAGTCTTCCTCCGCAAATATTGGCTGTTGTTGTTCCAAATAATCCTGCTGCAATAATAGACCTTACGGCAGGATCAGTTGCTGTAATTTGAGCTTCTTGGTCTAAAGTTAAATTTAAAGTGTCTACCATATAATTAATGGTAAACTGTTGATTTGAAGTTATAGTTGGAACATTATTATTTATAGTAAATGTTGGCGCAGGATTTCCTCCGCTTAGTAGTTCACCTGAACTTGCATATACATCTATATTTTGAGGTGTTGGAACTTGTGTATATGGTGTGTTTAGAGCTGTATTAGAGGCTGAATAATTAATATTATATGTTGGATATATTCCTGCTACGTCATTACAATTATTTGACTGATTAGAAAGAGCTTGAAGTACAGAGAAAGGTTGTCCTGATATAATTGGGTCAAGAATCAATCCTATCATTTGTGTTAATATAGTAGTCGAATTCTCATTATCAGGTAGTATTTCTTTGGCTGCTGTTCGCATACCTAAAATAAGTGCTGTCATTGTTGCAACAGTCATCTCATTTTTTAAGGTATTGAAAAACTCTTCAGGGGTAATTTCTATATTAGAATCAATAGTAGCTATGATACGTGAATTATCATCAGGAATTATTGAAGAATACTCTGTTGCATATAATAATTCAGCATTTGTTTTGAGGTAAACTGAACTCTCTCTGAGGTAATTATTAAGAGGTAGACCATTTTCAATTGATTCTACTCCACCACCTCTAAGGTATTTACCATATTCTATTCCTCTTATTTTATTACCTTCGTTAGGTACAGCAAATGATTGATTAAAAGTTGCCTGAGAATCAATCATATAGCCGAAGTTCTGATAGGCTATTAGTTTCTCAAAGAGTGCTTGTGTGTTCGAATAAACTGAAACTGCATCCGTACCATTAAATTGAGGATGTCCTCCTTTATCAAAGTCAAATGCTACGCCTGATGCAAGAACAACTGATGCTTTAATAGCATCTTGCGTCAAGAATTTATATTCTGCATTGTTTTTAATAGGAACAAAATGACCTTTTCCTGTACCATAGTCAATAGCCTCAATCTTAAGGTATCCTTGGTCAATAGCTGCCTGACGGCCAAAATGAGTATCAGGAGAATGAAAAGTGAATTGATCCTTACCTTGATTATCTTGATATGGTTTACGTACTTTATCAAAGTTAAACCCCGTACCTTGTTTTATCTTGGTATTATCTGCATATAAAGGATCAATATCAAGTGAATTATATGGATAGTTGGGAAAATAGTATTTCTGATCCTCATATTCATAAGAACCAACATTTGTCATATAACCTTTTGCCTTGATGGATTGATTACCTGCTTCTCTCTTACCTCGGATAATCTTAAATCCTACTATTTCATCTTTTTGTTCTTGAGTTAAATCAGAGTTTTCAATAGCTGCTCTTAGTGAACCTATATTAATCTTCACGCCAATAGGATATACAAATGATGTATCACCGTCTGTTGTAAATCTTTTTGTAACTAATTCATCAGGAAACTTATGATGACGTATAGGTTTATTAGCTAAACTTCCCCAAATACTTTCATTATTAGGATATGTTTCCCCACTTTCCCAATAAGAAAATTCACCGTACTGATAAGAACCTTTATAACAAAGGTCAGTCTCATTACCTTGAAATTCATCAGAAAAACCTGTTACTGTACCTGTATTATAAACCTGCCAATATTTCTTGGATGTCGGAGTTTCACAATTTGTTTCAGTTACATTACTATCAAGGTTGTCTAATGGAACATCTATCAAATCAGTATCTATAGGTAATCTTCCTGGAATATGAAAAGATTCAGTAGTTTTACCATTTGTAAGTATGAAAGCACCTTCGAAAGGATACACTTCATCTCGCATATAACCCTTTAATTCAAGGGTATTAATTGGATTAATATAAGCTTCTGTTTGTGTATATGGTAATTTATGAGTTTCCCAATTAAGGATAACCTTGGACCAAATAGGTTGATAATTAATTTTTTGTTTTTCTTTTACACCATAGAAAATAACTCTTTCATCTGATTGAGTTACACCTTGTGCAAGGTCATAGTATTGGAATTGTTGGAATAGTTGTTCTGCCGTAATTTGTATTGCTGTATCTGAATCACCTGTATATAAAGTGTCATAGCTTTCATTGGCAATAGGATATACACCAACTCTTTTAAAAGTGGTAATTGCATTAATAGTTTCGGCCACAATCAAAACAAAATAATCAAATACACCTGATGTATCAAGGTTCTCTACTTTTACACGGATAGCTTGATCGGTTTGTGTATCAAAATTCTGTGTAGCCCTATCTATCTCTTTGATGGAGATGATATTGGTAACATTGAAGAATGGAGAATAAGTTTCACCTAATTCGTTGGAATATGCAACACCAAATTGATACGCTCCTTCTTTTAATACGCCCCCTTGTTCAGTGGATATAATATTAGTTTGCGGAATAGAAAAATTAGACTGAATAAGCATTTTATTACAATCTACTTCACCATCTATCTTAATCTTTTTGTAATCATTATTTGGATCAGGTACTTCCCTGAATGGAAGGTCATCAAGATTGATATACCTCATATTACTAAGGTTATCAGTCCAATACAATTCGGTAGAACAATTGGTTGTTTTAATGACAATCTGATGAATAGGGTAGTCAATATTAAATCCTAAACATTCAGCAGTTATGATGGGAGAGTAAGTGCAATTCTTTAATTGACCTATTTGAGAAGTATTTGTTGTAGGATTAACCAAGAAAAGAATAACCCTATTCTGCTCTGTTATATTATATTTACCAATTACATTATAACCTTCGGGTGGTTTAACACAAAAATCATTACCTTGTTCGGTAGAGTATGATACATAAGACCTATCAAAAGAAGTGATTACTGCATTATTAGCAAATGTCAAAAAACCCTGAGGTATATTACCATCAAGGTTATCTGTATTCATTCCTGCTGTTGCTTGTAGTGGAGTATATCCCATCTATTTTATCTTAGTGTACGTTTGTAATTAGTAAATCTTCTTTTTCTTTGATTTGCTTTATCAACCATTTGACCTTGAGTAAGTTTCTTAAATTCGGTTTGTGCAATAATCAAAGATTGATACATATCTGCTTCTGCCTTAGCTAATTTCCTTTCAATGATATTTACTGATTCATCTGTTGTGGTATTATAGAGAGATTGAAAAACCTTATATTTCAGGAAATCAATGATATAGTTTTTGGTAAATGAATCATCAGGAACTAATTGCTCTCCCTCATCATTAAGTTGGTTAGAGTAATACATCAGATGTACTTTACCATGTCTGAAACTTACTGAAATCTTATTATCACGAATATCAAAAGTATCATCACATTCAGAATGCATATTATCACAATGTTCTCCACATTTTCTGATTGTATGAGTTGTAGCAGGTCTGAGTAAATGATTGAATTTATATGTAAACCAAGTAACTCCCGTATGTTTAATTACAACTGCATAATCAGGATTTAAGGTAGTACACTCATCGCTTTCAAAACATTCATGACATCTATCATCAAAGTGTGCAAGACGACAATCAACTTGTTCATAGAAAGAACCTTGGTTTAGGATGGGGTTAGTAGTAATATTGCAAGTATTCCAAACTGCCTTTACTGAATTGAAATCACATGGTAATTCGCCCATGAAATTCTCTATTTCAACCAAGGTTTCATATATTGGATAAGCACTTTTACGCAACTTACCAAGTGCATCATTGATCCAAATAGGAAACAATAAATCATCAACAGCTCCCGTAGCAAAGTAAGATTTTAATTCTTCTTTTACCTGAGCAATATATGGTGTGGGGGAAGTGAATGTTTTCATTTATCTATTGTCATGTCGTACCTGATTTTTAGCTTTTCTCCAATCATGATACATATATTTATATTTTTCGGTTTCTTCTTTGAGTCTTCGGGCAAGTTCTCTTGATGCTACTCTTGTTGCATGAAAACACCAAATATCCTGCATTGGTAATCTTTTAGTTGTTCTCCATAAAAACCTGTATCTAAAACCTTCTGTATGATTATTTAAGAGAAATACTCTTTTACCTAACCTGTTTGTTTCAGGCCAATTGATAGCCATGATATTTTGAGCAGTACCATCTTCTTTATATTTGAAATTAATTCCCTCCCAACGATGAACACAAATAACACCAAAATGATAAGGTAGGAATATTTGATTTCCTGTGTCTAACGCATAATTAATCAATCTTTCGTTGAATCCTTTGACTATCTTGATGTATTTGGTACTATTTATCTTCTTGGCTAATTGTGGATGAGCTTTCTTAAAAAGTTTCCATGATTCTCTTGAAGCTGTTCTAAAGTCTCTATCAGGTTTGGGCATTATGATAAAATCTATTTTAAAAAGGAATCTTATTTAGACTGATCTAAATCATCTGAAGTAATATCAGGCACCGCAGTACGATATGTAGCATTGTATTTCTGAGATACTACTGTAATTACATTCTCTACAAGGTATGTAGGACACTTAAATTCTGTATCAAGTGGGTTGGTGCATTCAGTAATTTCAGGATCGGCAGAGCAAGCAAATAATTCAGGATTGATATCTTCTTCAAAATAAGCTTTAATCATCACCAATTCAATAAATGAATCAGAAATATAAAGATAATTATTCTGAATCCAATAGAATTTAGGTTTTGTTTTAAGACCTAACTTTAAGGAATTTGCAAATCTATTAGGGTCGGACTGCATAAATGTTGCCTTCCCGTCTACTGAATATACACCTTGTATAAGATTACCCCAAATACCTTCTCCCACTTTAGGAATTTTATATTTGGAACGTCGAATACTACATGGTGAAGTATATGAACAACATTCAGCTAAACTTACTTCTATCATTTCTACACATGGTACAGTAGTGTATAACGTATCTGTTTGAAGTAACTTACGACGATCTGTTTCCCTCTTGATAAGTAAGGAAGCAGTTGACCTTAATTCAGCTAAAATAGCCCTATCCGAAATTGAGTTATCGGAGGAGAGCCATTTGAAATTCGATCTTATTCTACTAATTATGTCCCTGTTCGTCATAGTATCTATATGGAGTATTATTAGTTCTCGTACCTCTTAATTTTTTCATCAATGTTTGATACAAAATATTTTTTATTTTGCACAACTCTTTTATGGAATTAAATATTTCTCCTGTTTCAATGTCTATTATTTTTCTACTAGTTTTTAATATACTGTATTTCCAAATCTCCCTTACTTGTGCTAACTGTGCCTCTGTTGGAGGAGGAGGTTTTCTACCTTTACTAGCCTTTCCTATTTTATCTTTAGTTGATTGCGCCATAGTTTTTCCTTTCATGAACTCACTATGCCTTTTTCTTTGTTCTTCAGTCCTAATATATCCTACTGTACCCTCTCCACCATCCGTATGATTGACAAGGTTTCCTAACCCTTTGTCTCTACGTCCATACAAAGCAATAAACTCTATTTCTTTTTGTTTAATAAAATCATAGTCATCAGACTCAAACACAATTTCTACTTCATAATCTGTTTTATTTATTATATTTTTCCATAAAGCTTTTCTGTCATATCCATTAAATGCTCTTTTGTATTCTGATTTAATAGTGGTATAATCTTTTGGCTTTTTACCTATGCCTACATAAAATACTTCATTAGTATCAAGACGAATGTGTCTGTATAGATAATATTTTCCATTATCTGTTAGTAAATTCATATTTAAATATTTGCCCAAAGCCAAGGCTTATAAAGCTATAGTGAAGTTATTCTATAGAACTACAACGTCGCGAACTTCATGATCCGAAAATCCTTAAAGCTTTTTGAGCTTCTTCTATATAATCTTGACTTGGGGACTTTGTTGAAACAAGAGATGGACTCGAACCATCAATAACAGAATCAAAATCTGTTGTGTTAACCAATTACACTATCCTGTTATTTTACCTGTATTCTAATCAAGAATGACTTATACAGGTTTTTAATTTAAATCCAAATGTGTAACAATTCAAAGTAGTTTATTCGAGCACTACCTTCAAAATCTTTAATTACTTATTTTCTAATTTACTATAAAGCTTTTCTTGAATTTCTTTATCTAATTCTTCTTTTGATAAAATTGCTTGCTGAATCTTAACTAAGTAATTTGCATAATCCTTAGAACGACGTTGACTTCTATTTGGAGTGATACCTGTTGGTGTAAATCCTTTGGGTAACATCTTAACTTGCATTGTATGTATTGGAGTGTTCATTGCTTATTTATTTTTTAGCCTAAATCAATCTTTTCATTGCATTTCATGATTACATAATTATATTCATCTTTACCTGTTTCTTTAAACAATCTTTGAGCCATTAATTTAATAATTTGTGCTCTTTGTTTACCAGATCTGGTAATTTCAAGACCTGCAATATCAGAATACATGTCTATAAACAGTTCGTTTGCTAAATTCTTTTCTAATACCAATTTAATATATAATTTGTTCTTTTAAATAATTTTTTAATTCCTCAAAAGAGGACTGTGTTGTTTTACAATCATTAATAACCACTTCACAAAAATTGGAAATAATATTTGCTTTAATCCGTCTGATCATTTCTTCTACATCATAATCTATATAACTAAGACCACAAAACATTTCATATATAGTGCTTAAATTTTCTTTGTAATTTATCTGATTATGTGTTTCCATATTAAATTCTGTGTTCAAATTCTGAACATTTTCCTTTTTCTTTATCATAAATTAAAGCTATACCTGCTTGAATTGAGTTAGTAAATAAATTATCGTAGTGCCATTGATCCTCATTGGTAAGGCTACTTAATATACGCATTCTAACTCCTTGTGCTTCACCCTGGGAGGAATGAAAACGTTTCTCTGAATTATGGTGTTTATCACCTAAAATTATTTCTCTATATTTAGTTTGACCCCATTCCTTGGAAAAACTTTGTGCAAACATCAAAGGTAATTTTTCATTTATTGTATCACCATGTGAAAAGTATAGGACTGTTTGACCATAAACATGACATTTGTATTTATCAGAACTTCTATTAAATGATATATTTGAATCTTTACTAAAATATACCTCTAACGCATGAGTAAGATAATATTCTTTACTTTCTGAGTGATTACCACCTACCAAAATTATTTTTAATCTTTTACAGAAGGTTTTTAATTTAGTAATTGTTTCAACCATTAAATCAAATCCTACCTCGTAAATATTATCCCATCTTTCACTTTCTCCGACTTTTGTAAACTTAACAGTAGTACCAAGAACTGTGTCTGTTTGAAATAGGTCATTACCAACTACAAAAACAATTTCTTCTAAATTATGAGAGTGATATGCCTTATATAAAAGGTTGTCTATTGTTTCTCTATATTGATGTAATCTTGTTTCAAGTGGTACAATATTACGATCTAATTTACCGAGATGGAAATCACACAAAGATAAAACTAAGCAACTCTCAGATTCAAATTTAGGATTCAAGGTAATTCCTTTTGAAGGAACATGCTCAGATTTATAATTCTTTAGAAAATCTTGAAATCCACTTAATTCTTTTTCTTGTTGAGGAACTGATTTAAAAAGTGCAGTAACGAACCAACCTTTTGATTTAGCCTTAGAATAGAAGGCACTCAAGGTATATTTTTTAAGATCAATCTGATGGTCCGAAATTATTTCATCTGCTGTTGGTGGATGATCATAATATGCCTCAAATTTATAGGTTCCTTTTTCAAAATTATACTGATGACTCTCAGAGTCTATATTAAGTTCTTCTTTCTCCTCTTTACCCTTTAACTCTGCAATAGCTTCTTCTACTTCTTGTAAGGTAACGCCTAACTTATTAGCTATGTAGCTTTTACCTTTTCTCCATAACAAGTATTTTTCTACTTGGGCTAAATCCAACTCCATTATTTAGTTATTGATTAGTACAAAAGTATGTAAAAACTTTGGAAATACCAAATAAAATCTGTTAAAGTTTGTATTTTATTGGAGATTTGTCTTATTGAGGCGATATTCAAGTAAATCTAAGGATGCTTTCTTCTGCACATGTATGGAGTCTACCTGTTGTATGAGGTTGTAATATTTGATGCTATTTGGCGATTCAGTATAACTACCATTGCTACTTCCTGACTTAATCGGAAACAGGCTTAGTGTCATCATTACTATTAGGTTTCGCATTGACTAACTTATTTATTATTTGAAGTTGTTGATTCTCAGAATCCTTATTCTTGGAAAGTACATCTATTTGTTGTTGAAGAATTTTTGTTTTCTCTATCTCGCTTTGTTTGTTCTCATATATAAAGTAGATAAGGAGTATGTAAACTATGAATTTTTCTATTAATTGAAGACGTTCTTTGGTGAGATATTTTATTGCAGAAGTAGTGGGTTCCATCGGTGAGGGTGGTTATAGTAACGGCTCATCTTTGATTTTCACCCGATAAACCATGTAGATTATAGTTATTATTACAGTGGCAAATAGTACTTTTAAGTCAGATATACCTACAAAAGTAGGATCAGACCATAGTTCATCGATTATTGAGTCAGCACAACCAATCAGATTAAAAACTAAAAGTCCCTTGGTAAGGACATTTTTATCTTTACCAAGGGATATAATTAATGTTAATCCTAAAGCTACAAGACTTAAAACATCAAAGACTGATATGTTATGTATGGAATTTGGTAAGTTGTACCTTAGTGTGTTTACCAAGGTAAGTAGTATAGCTAAGATTGTATTCATTTAATTTGTTTTTATTTTGGGATGCGATCGGGCCTGCCACCCGTAAAGTTTGCAATTACAGAATTAGATGTAAAACTTCCCGAAGGTGTTGAATAACCTAGTGTCATTGTGCTGCTTGTCTGAACTGCCAGGACATCTTGGTCGGTACTGTCTTTAATGATTGAGAAGTCAGGATTGTCAAATAAGAATTGATCCCAATAACTAAAGTCGATTGATGTTGAATTGATACTTGTGATTTTTGTGTCTCCATTTGGGGTAATATCCCAAAAGATTTGAGGGTTTGGCATTTTTGTAGGTGGTTTTGTTGTTTCTGTATTTGTGATTTGATTAGATTGATGTGTTGAACCAAAGTAAAATCCAAGGATATAAACCAAAAGGTTTGATATTAATTGAATTATTTGAGTTTGCATTGATTCTTGTGAATGAACAATTCCCAAAATAGTAAGTATTAATATTAAGAATGATAATCCTATAACACTTAAGGCTATAATTGTAGTGGTTGTTGCTCTATTCAAATTTTTCATTATTTAATTATTGATATCTTAAAAGATTGAGATGTTGGATCAATTGCTGATGTGGTGAAATTTATACCGATTGGAATCACTTGTCCTGCTGTGGTACATTTACCTTTGAACATTAATCCTGAAATATCTGTAACAGGAGTAACAAATATCTGATCTCCTATGGCTGCTCCTGCAAAAGTTATTGGAGAGGGGGCATCTAATTGTGAATTAGCAGCAATACTTCCAAAATCGATAGTAGTTGTTACTTCTATTTTTATTGGTACTGTTTGCCATGATGTTCCATCATAATATTGATTTCTATTTAAGGTAGTATCTGTAACTGTGAGACCTGTTGCAGGAGAAGAAATAGCATTCTTTTGTGTAGTACTCATACGAGGTATGAGTAGTCCTTTTGTTGTACTTTCTATATCTGCAATGGCCGATGCATCTCGCGTTGTTCCCCCCGATTTTATACCCCCATCAGCCGCAATAAACCCTACAACTGCATTTGTTGATGTAGTCAAATTTAAATATGGAGCTGTTTGAGAAATTATAGCCTTAAGCGTAAGGTTAACAGTACTAGCAGAGGTAGTGTTATTATTTACCCAAAAGTTGGAACCTGCAATAAGACCACCCATTCCACCAGTAAGATTGGCCTGCATGTTCAACCCTGTTGACCCGGATGAATTTGTTATTGCAAATAATGCGGCAGATTGACTTGGTAGTCCCTTTACGATTAATCCTGCTGTAGTAACATCCTTTGGAACTATTGTGGGGATTACTGAGTTACCCCCATCAGCGTATAATGTATAATTATTTGTACCTGCTATTTGTGATGCAAAATAACCGCTTACTATTGTTCCGTATGTAAACCCTGCTTGTGTAGGAACTTGTGTTGCCGCATTTACCCATGTAGTAGTACATGAACCAGTAGGACTATTTTCGGTATGCACATTGCTAAGTGTACCACATACCAAATTAATATTATTAACTCCTCCCGAAATTACAACAGAATTTTCTTGTGCACTTTGCCCTGTTCCTGTATTTGTAACACCAGATAATCTTATTTCAGATGCTGCTGCATCATTTACAAATGCACCTAAATCTCCTGACATTCTAAGTTGAATATACTGCCCTTGTACATTCAATGTGGGATTATTCTGCACTGCGGGGGCTATATAACTAAAAGATTTATAGGGTGGCGTAAATCCACCATTTATCTGAAATCCATTTGGAAGATTTTTAACACCTGTGATAGTTTGTACTGATGTTTTATCTACCGCATCAGTAATATTTATTTTGGTGGATACTTGTGAATTTGTATAAGTATTTGCTGAATTTAAAACTGTTGTGTCAGCATTGGTGGCAAATACTTCTGCATTAGATAAAACTTGTACATCTTGTGTATCTGTATAAGCGTTCGCATCTGTTATAATATTATCTTTATTTATAACAATCCAATCTGTTCCATTATATGTAACCAAGTCACCGTTGGATCTTATCCTAATGAATTTTCCATTAAGTGTTAAATCAACAGGAGTTGGAGCAGCAGTTGAGTCATTTGGTGTTAGAGCAAACTCATTAGTGAATATATTTTGAGATTGCTGATCTACTTCATATCTTGAATCTCCTTGTTTAGCTATGGCTATCGGTGTGGACATTATTTCGTAATTAAATATTCTGTATTAGGTAAAAGTGTGTTTGGTAAAATCATTAATATTGTGTCAGAATTATATTCTTTGGTAAAACTTTCTATTTCAGAAAAATATATGTTGTTTAAACTTATCTTAGACACATTTTGTTTTAAAAACCTATAATCTATCAAATTACCATTTGAATCTGTTTTAGATATAAAAGTTCCATTGGTATTAGTTATATATCTTGGAACATTTTCATTTATTTCCTCTTGTGTTGGTACATCCCATGTTTGAGTAGAATCTCTCCATATTGTTAGATTTCCTGTTGAATCACCACCAAAAAGTACATTAGCATAGGGATCTGGAAATTGTGGCCTTGGTTGAGAAGTATCTATTAAAGGAAAAAGTACTTGTTTAATTTTAATTGTTGACATTAATTGTATATAGGTGTATAATTATAATTAGGCAAAAGTGTATTAGGAGATATCATTGTAAGAGTGTTTGAATTCAAAACTTTATTAAAATGAACCCCGTTTTCAAAAGTAAAAGTTGCGCCTATCAAAACTCTCAAGTCTTTATTTACAAGATAAGAATCAACTATATTTCCTGAATTATCAGTTAATAGAGGTTTATTTCTATTGTCATCTATCTCGTCATCTACATAACTTTCTAAAGCTATTGTCCCAGAATCATCAGGTAATTGATAATCAACATCTGATGTAGTGTTATCAGAATTTATCGTGTATACGTTTCCATTTTGTCCTTGATAACTAAAAGTGTTATTTAAAGTATTTTGAAATGAAAACGAATTTGCACCAAAGACAATATTGTTTATATGAATTATAGATAAATTTCTTGTATCATTACCACTTAATACCCTATTTCCTGTTAAAGTTAAATCTGTATTACTTATATTGGTATTTCCTGCTAATATAAGATTATTTACTTCAGTCTTATTATAAACATTAGTTGCTGTGATAACTTTACCATTTGCATCAGTAGATAGCGCAAAAGAGTTTTTAATGCCCGTGAATACAGGAATTCCATTATCACAACTTACACAAGATGTAGCATTAAAATTATAGTCATTTATCTTTTGAAGTATAGAAGTAAGATATTCATTAGGATTGATATTCAATGTAGAAAGATAAGCTCCTGCATAATAGACATTATCGGAGCTTACTTTTGTTTTATCAGTTGTACATGAACAATTATATTTTGACATATTATATTGGTTCTACATTGTTTATTATTATCCTGATAACTATATCTCCTGATAAAGAACCTATATTAAAAGATAGATTATTATAAGAACTGAAATTAGTAGTTGAATATGTTGTAGTGCCTGCAATAGGTGTAAATGATCCACCTAATCCTACTGCAACTTGGATATCGTATCTTTGTCTACCAGGATTTATGAGATTCAAAGAAATAGTTCTTGGTAATATGGTACTTGTCAAGAAATGGAATCCTGCTATTTGAGAACCATTTGCTGCAATGTTATAACCAATATTTTCAAGACTTACTGTTGGATTATTCTGTGTAGCAATTACTTGAATTTCTCCATAATTTGCAGTGTCATCATTTTGTAAGTAGAATCTTAATGTAGAAGTTGGTACAGATGTAGTTGTGGTACTTGAACAAGGAGCACATCCACAAGATAATTCACAAAATTGGTTATATAGATTAATATCATTTTGAATAGCTTGCATGATACTTGTTGCAAGTGTATTTGTATCTACGGTTGGTGCAATTACTAATTGGTTTGATACTGTTGATACACCAATTGAAACACCATTTGAATCTGAACCTGCTATTATCTTATCTTGAAGATATCCTGCCGAAGGATCATCTGATGTAGTTTTAATATGTTCATCTGTAAAAGTAGAGTTTATAACTACTTTTTCTGGATTACTATAGTCAAAATTAATGTTAGTACCTTCTTCTAATTTATCTTGTAGATAGGAAGGATTAGTATCTGAATTTGTAACAGCAACTTTGTTATCTGTGATACCTACACTTGGATCAAGCGAAACTGTAAACCCTGAACAAGCATTACCTGTTGTAGTTTGTGTTAGGATAAATTGGTCTCCATCAAAAGTGTACCTATTACCATAAAGATTATTCAATATCGGTAGTGTAGCATCAAATGCAGCTTGAATATTTGGACCTGTTCCTGCGGCAGGATTTGCAATACAACCCCAAGGAGAAGTATTAATATCATAAACAGGAGATTGACAAAGCCTTGTCTTAATCTTGTTTATGGTGTTAACCAAAGTATCTGCTGTCCCCAGTGGTGCAGGAAGACATGAACCTTGGTTATTAAAGGTAGGTAATGCTGCTGATGCACCTGTTGTAGCCGCCTGACAAACTTGGTCAGCAAGTAATTGAAATGCAGCAGGTATTGTAGTTGGTGGTGTTACTACTGTGTAACAATTATTCCAATCTACAGAAGAGATGTCTAACCTTGAATTTAAGTCACAAAGTTTATTGGCAAACTTAGTATTGATACCATTTTGTGTATCACTTGAAATTACTCCTGAATAAGTGCAAAGAGTTAGATTTGGGTTTACAAGGGCATTAATCTGATTTTGTAAGTTGGTATTAGAGGCAGGAAATATTGTATCTGTAAAAGTAGTAAAAGAAGTACTTAAATTACACGCATAGTCAGTAATTGCAGATACAAATTGAGCTTCAGTATTAATAGTATATAATCCTGCAAGACAGTGTGTATTATAAGTGGAATAATCTCCTGCTGCTTGACATACTTTGGCATCCAAAGCTTTAATTACATCCTCTAGGTTAGTATTTGGTTGAATACTTGAACATGGAAGTGCCACACCAGTATAAATGATATTGGAAGCATCTGTACATCCACAATTACCTGAAGTAGGCTTAAATGGTGAATTATAATGTATGGGATTATTTCCACAAGGATCACCGCAATTTCCTGCCATATAAATGAGTTAAATTAAGATATTCTTTGAATGAAAATACCATAGTAAGTAGGCTGTCTGTTTTCTATGGCTTGTGATGCAGTTCTATTAACAATCGAACCAACACTACCTGAAACTGTTACTGAATCTGTTGTAATTGTTTGAGAACTACCAAATGAATTATTCCATGCTGCATTAGATCCACCACCACCATTACCTGATATTTTGGTTGTAATATTATGAGAGTGAGGATTAATATTTAAAACATGGAAGTGATCAGGAATTTGATTTACTGATGTAAGAGTTACTTTAGGTGTACCTTTGATATTGCCTACATTTGTAAGGGTGTCATTATCTCCTGCAATTATAGCTGATGCTAATGGTGATGCACCTTGAATATTAGTAGCCATGGCTGTTACAAGTCCTAATTTATTCTTAGTGCCATTCTGTCCATTACATAAAGCCCAATTATCCATGCAAGCAGAAGCGAGACCTTTACCTGTTTGATCGAAATTACCTAATGAACCATTATATTCAATTACTCCTCCGATAGGTACAAATCCAACCATTTTAAGCATGGTATTCGCTCCTTGTCCTGTTTTTTGAATAGATGATGTCGGACAAGAACTAATGTTTGTACCAAGTAAATTACCTGCTATATCTGTCAGAGCTGCAATTAATGCTGTGTTATCATCTGTTTCAGGATTGGCTAATTGATTTACAATATTGTTTACAGTAGTTTGTAAAGAACATAGTTGTGTAATCAGTTCCTGAGTAATATTATCTCTTGTAGGATTCGCTACTGAAAGGCACTTTAAATCAAATGAATAAGGAGCATCAATATTATTCTGTAAATCTACAATAAGTTGATTTAAGGCACAATCATTATCAAAGAGTATTTGGAGAAGAGTACTGAGGTTTTTATCCTTATTTGCAAGGGATTGTGTTACAAAAGCACAGTTAGCAGTAATATCAGACAAAGTAATTCCTTCACCTGTGGCTAAGGTTTGTAATTTACTAAGTATTAGAGCAGTAGTCTCATTAATAGTATCATTTTGACATACACCTAATGAAGGAATGCTTTCTCCCACATAGAGAACACATTCAGCACTTATTTTTTCGACACAAGCTTTAGAACCACTTGTGTTACCTATGCAGCCACTACCCATGTATTAGCATTTATTATTTGTTAGTTTATCAATATAGAATTTAACCGTAGACATATCTATTGAACATAGATGATCGGCACCGTACCCTTTGGCTATGTAAATATCTCTTAAATCTGAAAGAATATCCACCATATTATAATCTACCTTGTTGGTAAATCCAAGTGTCATATTCTCTAAAGCCATTCTGGAAATAGTTGCAATCTTACTATCTATTTTTTTAGTATAGTCAGTAGTTACCTTATTGGTTATAAGTGTTAGCATTATCTACAATTTATGCATTTACCGTCTATTAGTTGGCATTTTGGTTTTACTGTACCACAGTTAACACATGTTGTTGCTTGACATCCCATTTTAATTACAATTACAAGGTGTTGAAATTAATTTATTTGCTTTTTGTAGAAGTGAGTTCGCAAGACCTATCTGACAATGATTAGCTGCTGCAACTGCACCTTCCAAAAAGACTTTACCATTTTTATATTGCTCCATACCATCGCATGAACCTGACAGAGAAGCTAAAAGTAATTCTTGAAGTTTGAATTGAGTATTAGATATACGAATGAATTGTTTCTCAATAAAAGTGTTATAATTCACTGTATATTTGACAGTATAAATACCATCGGGTAAAATATTATCTTCGCCACAACCAAGACCTAAATCCTCAGAGGTAAATACATTTACTGAATTAGGAGTAAATGGTATATTCTTCTTGGGGAAAGCAGGAGGAGTTATCTCAAGTGAAACATTGTTAATTACCGTTCCATTATAATCAGATTCATCAACCAAAGCCATAAGCGTTAATTGATAAGATTCAGTTGGAGATATGTTTAGGTTGTTTATAGGCATAACGAAAAACCTCTTATTGGGAGGTTGTGATTTTTTATGGAGTTAATTTTAAATTAAGCTCATACTATTGCATATAGCTCTTTACTTTATCACTGTCCAAAATACATTAGAACCTCTAAGAGTTAATTTGCTACTTAGCACTATTTCAGAACCTAAAACTTGAACAAAGTTCTTAGATTTAGAAGAAGCATAAACCAAATTACCCCCTGCTTTTAAAGCATCGAATGTAGAGTATGCATCAACACCAAAAGAATGGTATTTTCTTACTATACTCCTAAGTATAAGACCTTTCTTAACAGCTTTATTCAAAAGGTTATTACAGGTTTTTTGTGATAGACCTGTAAATTCAGCAAGGGAATGAGAACCTGTTACAATATTAGAATTATAATTCTTGTCCGACAACACGTTTCGTGCGTATGTATCTGTTGAAATTAAACCGTACTGAGGATTTGTTTTCATAAATCTTCTAATATCGGTGGAATTGCAATAGCTTTTGTTGTTGTCGCTACCAATAATACTTTTGGCAACTTTTCTAAATCCTGCTTTCTTTACAATGGTTGCATCTTGCTTCCAAAGTTTACCAGATACTACATAAGCCAAAATAACCCAATCAGTCATTTCTTTAAAAGATTTGATTTTGGTTATATCCTGACGATTAATAATCTGATTAAAATATTTAATTGTTTCAAGACCGAGAACTTCAATAAAGAATTCCCAACCTTTTAATTGAAGGTGTTTACCATAACTATTAACTAAACCAAGTGATTTAGCTATATTAAGGTATTTACGGAATGTAGCATTAGAAATGGTTAAACCATTACGTTTGATAAACAACTCAGGACTTTCATTAAAATACAATACAGAATTAGACCTTGCCCCTTTTACGAGGTAAGCCCAACTCAACAATTTGTATTTCTCCTGTGCTGTTAGATTCAATTTCCTAATTCTAGTTCTTTAATTATATTATCATGAAAAAGTAACCATTTATAATATCTTACTTTCTCTTCCACTTGTTCTTCAGTCAATTCTTCATCCATATACTTGGATTTTAAGATGTTAATGCAAAGATAAGTTGAAAAAATGAATCTACCAAATTTAATTCAAAGATTTAACTTTTTTATTTTGGAATATCTGCTTACTTTTGTAATATAAATAATAGAATATGCAACAAGAACAGAAAGTAGTATTACCTGTAGATATATTTAATGATGATCATCTGCAAGAATTAATAGAAAATCCTGAAACCTATGGTGAAGTTATTAAAAATATAATTCAGGCATTAGGTAAGATTGTAAACAAAAAATTAATTATCAACAATCCTAATTTCTCATTTGATTATGACGACTTCAAGGTTACTGTAAAATTACAATAGAATTTTATTAAACTCTTGTGCATAACCTTGAATGGTTACAGCTTTATCCTGACCATTAATCACGCGCCTTGCATTAAGATAATCTACCTTAGTTGAGGTTATGTAATCAGATAATTTCTTGGTGGTGAAAGATCCATGAATCATTCCATAAACTGCAATTTGAGCTGCTATCTGTGGCTCTTTTGCTTTTTCTGGATTCTTTACAAGGTCTATATCAAGTATCTTACTAAACTTATCATAGTTAGATTTCCCCGTAATCATGACATAGCCTCTTCCCTTGTAAAGGATACCGTCTCCATCTGCACCAGGACTATTACCAAGGTCTTTAGCTAGCTTACCTGTATCATATTTAGATAGATACTTGTCTGAACCATACTCAGAAATAGGTTGCATGGTTTGAGCCGTTTCATGCCAAGCAGTAGCCAAAATGTAAGCAATCTGCTCCTTAATCGTTATACCTTGTCTAACAGCCTCCCATACAAGGTCTTCAACACCTTCTCTCTGTTTATCTGTAAACTTTATTTTAGATTTGGTGTAATCTATTCTGTTTCGGATTATTACTTCAGGTAATTCCATAACTTTAATTTTAATGGTAATAAAAAAGGGACTGAGATTACTCCCAATCCCTTACTAAGGTTATATAACTAATTGATTACTAAGGCGTTGTAGTCGATGTACTGGTAGTTGTACTAGTGCTTGAACTGGATGTTGTAGAAATATTTGTAGAACCAACTTCATCAAAAGGAATGCCTGCGAAAGTCTCCATGATAGTCTCAAATGTCGCACCATCACCAGTAGGAATAAAGATTCTTACTGTTTCATCTTGCTTAACATATGAAGCATGAGTTTGAACATCAGAACAATAGAATTTAATCAAGTATTCATCATAGTACAAACCAACTACTACTTCTGATGTAAACCAACCATTAAAGTTAGGATTGCAATAAAGTGTGTTGAAATTAGATTCGCGATAAGAGATGTTTTCCTTTTCAACTTGTTGAACTTGTTGCCAAGAACCTCTTTCAAAAGTTGCATTCTGAGTTTTGGCAAAGGTTGCAACTACCTCGCAATCTTGTTCACCATATAATTGATGATCTTGTGTGGTTGGTACATTTTTGTAAGCCCAAAGATTTTGAATACGAACCATATCATACTCGTAAGGATTTGCGCGAAGATCACATGAATTACCTTGTTGAGTAATAGGTTTTGTACCAATTTGAATACGAGAGTTAGCACCTGTGCCAAAACGAACTGCACTCAAGAAGTTAAACCATTTAGCTTTTGGATCGTTAATTTTGGCTACTAATGCATCAACCAAAGCCTGAGTATCGGCAGCAGAAATTAAAGCGCAAGGATCAGCATCACAATCACAACAAGGTGCATCAGCCCAAACTGTAGCTGTTAATCCATTGTAATAAGAGGTGTTGATGTAATTTGAGAAAAGACGGAATGATACATTTATATGCTCTCCACAATGTACAGAGAAAATAGAACTTTGCCAAACTTCGGTAGCTGCTGTATCTTCAGCTACGATTTTAGTCATGCGAATGATTTTATCTTTAAAAATCTTATCTGATTTCAAAGAAATTTCATTGTTTGGTTGACCTTGTGCTAAGAAAATATATCTCGCAGCAGCGGCGTTACCTGCTGTAGCGGGTGCGCCTGATGGTAAGAATACACCTACTTGACTTGGAGTCAATGTTGCGGTTGTACCTGTTGTTGGTGTGACATTGTTGTCAGGTGCAATGATTACTAAAGGAATTGAAAAATCCATGGTTTAAAACTTTGTATGAGACCTTATTTCAGGCGTGTTACCAAAGCATAACAGCTTTCTTGTTAGTGAAAAATTTAATTATTTAAGGTAAATTTTGTTTTACTTGTGCAGCTTGTGCTGTATTATTATCTGAAATATCAAAACCCAATTCTATAATTGTCAGGTTGAGTAATTCGTCTTCTAATTCTTCAGTAAGTTCACAATCCTGATTTGTAGATTCTGTCCCATCTAAGTGAATGTAGCCTTCGATATCCATCTCTTTAGGAAATCTCAAATAGGATAACAGAATCTTATTAATGGTGAAATCTCCTGAATAAACAATCAATTTATTACTTGATATAACAGCAAGACTTTCCTGGTATATGAAGTTTGGATTGTAATTTGAGTTATTCATCAGTGTTGTAAGATCCGAATGTTTTACTATTCGTGTAACAAATATCTGACGATTTTTACAATTACCTTTATCAGCAAGGGCTATAATATCCACAGGTTGATAATACTTATTCTTCAGGCTATTCAAGTCTATTTGATATGAAGGAAGTACCTCACTGGTTTTAGTAGGAGATACTTCTTCGTATTGGACAATTAAATCTTGTAGTTCTTCGTATCGGGTACGGAATGCATCAAATCCAAGACCTATTTTATTTCCCTCAATCTTACTTTTGATAAGCTTTAATTGAGATCTATTTAAGGCCAAGATTTTATCCTCATCTGCGATAAACTGATTCTGATCAGAAGCTACCTTATTTAAGTTTAAATCTATTTGATATAGTAACTTCGTAATTGGGATCATAGGTTTATGCTACACGCGATTTTGCAATCTTTTTTAATTTGATACTTTCTTTGATGGCGAGTAAATCACCTTGGTTATTAATATCTGTATAATAGTTGATAACATCAGGTTTTGTACGACCTATTGATTGATCACCGTTATAATAACCTTCTTTGCTTTTACGGATTACATTGTGTGAAATTGCAAGGTCTACTGTGTTACGGATATCAAGTAAATCTTCTTTCATATCGGCAAACTTCATGAATGTAACAACATTATCCTGAGTCTTAGCAATTTTACTTGCATCAATATAATCTGCCAACAGGTTAAATACTTCTTCTTTGGATGAATGTTCTTTAACAGGTAAACCACATTGACGGGCAACTACTAATTTTTTATCATCGGACATACCATCCAATACAGCAATTGCCTTAAATATTTGGTTTTTCTTGTTGAATGCACGTTTGGTTTCAATATCACCATCGTTTACATAATATTCGGCATCAGTATATTTACCTGAACCTAAGGCTTCACCTGATGGAGCAATCTTAGGATGCACTCTTAAATAAGCATATACTACTAATTGATATGGATCTTCCAACATATACAGGTTATCTCCATCACGCATCTTAGCAAATTGACAGACATCATCATGTCCCCAACGCTTAGTCATATCAGAATAAAACTTAGAATCAGGTTCAAGACTTACATTTGCAAGCATTCTTTGAGCTTTTTCTTTAAAACTCTTGACCAATATTCTTTCTTGTTTGGCTTCTTCGGGATTTGTTAATTCCATTTCCCTGATATAAACTGCATTTTCATCAAGTCCTGTTCTATATAATCCACCTTTTTCTTTATAAGGTCCGATTAATCTAAAGGTTCCTTCTTGTCGGTTAAGTCCACGATCAGAAAGACTTTTTGCCAATGAGGGAATACTTGAATCTACTACTCTTCTTACAGAGGAGATTTTACCTATTTTGGTATCCATATTTGTAGTTGTATTGTTTATTTAAATCAGTATAGAAGACAGGACTCGAACCTGTAGTTAAATAGTATTTCCGCGCTTATTCCTATTTACTCATTATTTCAGAGCATGGCTACCAATTTCACCACTCCTATATTTAAGGAAGGAGATTTTACTCTCCCTCCTTTTTATTTACTTTGTATTAGTATAATGGTACTTCTTCAATAAGAACTGTACGAGACAAATCTTCGATAAAGATGTCTGATTTATCTTCCATGAATATAGTGTAACCATCTACTTTACTTGATGCTGTATGGCCTTGTGAAGCAAAGGCACCAAGGTGATGACGACGGCCATCAATATAACCCCAAGTCATGTTATTCGGACGGTTTTTCTGACGAACTTCACGAATGTTGTTAATCAAACCACCCTCAGAATTAGAAACATCAAATACCATGAATTTAGGTGTTGACATTTTATTTTGACCAAACTGAGAATTCAATTGTGGTAAATCCAATTCTTTCAAGTGAGATACTTCAATACGACCTGTTTCCATGGTAACGATAGAATCAAAACCATAGTTAACAGTCATATTTTGACCTGTACCTTGGATGAAGCGTTCATCACCAATAATGGTAATACCTGAATTCATCAAATCTTCTTTGGCAGCATTACGGAAAATACGCATACCTGCTTCATTGGTGTATAATTTAACACGACGATTAGCCATGTCTACACGACGATAGAATAAATCACCAAAGATTTCACGAAGGAAGTTAAAATTAAAATCACCGCGTTGATATTGGAAGTAGTTACCGTTGTTACGCATTTTACTTACGATACCTTCTGTAACTTTTTTAGGTTGGTGTTTTTGACCTTGTGTATTGATCTCGCCACCTGCACCCCAAAGCATACGATTCTTACGAATTTTCAGCATCTCCAATTTCATCTTACGTTCGATGATTGGTTCCCAACGAGTACCTGCATAAACCCAAGTACCTTGAGCATTACGTTCATATTTCTCATATAACATAAGGTCTTCTACATTACCATAGCTATCACGAGTAGTATCCATTGGAGTCAAATCATCAGCCCATCCTGTGATTGTATGTTCAACACCAAAACCTGCTGACACTGAATCAAACATTTTAATGGTGCTTGGTTCATTATCCAAACCTGATAAATCTTGGTCAAATTCACCAATATTATTATCAACTTTATCATACTGAACACCTGGAGCTAACCAACGGAAGTTTGCAGAAGAATTCTTGTTTACATATACACCAACTAATTTAACTGTGTATAGGTAACCCTTATTATAAGGAGTTGGGTCTTCAGTTACATACAACTTATCACCGTAATCCATATCAGCAGTGATAATGTCATTCTTTTGGAAATATGCACGATCAAATGCAATTTCAAAAGTAGTACCATCAATACCTGGTGTAGGATTATTTAATGTTGCATCTGGAATTTCGATACATTGGACGAATTCATACGGAGCACGAATCTCCCATTGAAAGTCATTACCAACAATTTCAAATGGTGTTGATTTATTGATCATCTGTGTGAAATCATCAGCTACCTGAGAAGTCTGTGTATAGATATCAATAATCCCACGGTCGTAGTTAGTAGGGCCACCTTGGTCGGTGAGTGCGTGCATGTGGTTTGCATCGGTCAGTTTGCCTTTAGCTCGACCATCCATAGAGGAGAACTTATACGCTTTATAGCCTACTTGACCAGGAACTTTTGTTAATGCCATTTTAATTTAAGATTAGAGTTTAAAGCCTGTGAAGTTAGGCTGTGTTTGTGTATTAGACCTGTTATTTGTCGTTTTTTCTTTTTGTACAAGACCTTCGAAAAGTTTGTTGGATTCTTTAGAAATTGCTTTCTTTTTAATCTTTTCAAAGTCCCAACCAATACCTTTCATAAGTGCAACCTTCGCTCTTTCTTCATAGTTTTCAGGACGTTTAAGATCCATCAACCATTTATCAAAATCTGTAAGTTGTTCACCCGAAGGTAACTGCCATTTATAAACTGTGAGGAATTCATTTGTTTGACGAGCTACTTTATCTGTAACTGGAATACCATCGAACTCTTTATTTTTTAGTTTATCTGTTAGGATATTACCTATTTGTTGACGGTAGAAGGCTTCTTCCTGTTGTTTTAGATGGGCTTGTTGTGCTTGTTGAGCAACTACCTGACGAAGTTTTTCTTCTTCTACTTGTACAAGGTTATTGTATGCATCTGTGGCTTCTGATTCTGTATCACCATCTTCATCAAGTCTTTTAAGGTGTTTTTTGATCTTTTCATTGGACCAACCAATACCTTTATAATATTGTGCAATAACCTGTTCTTGATTTTCAACTGTTCCTAAATCAATACCCTTAACGGAATTTAATTGTTGTTCTACTGTAAAGTAATCTTTAGGATTAACACCATTAACAAATACAGCATTGAAGAAATCAATTCTATCCTGACCAAATTTACCTAAGATAGTATTAATGGTATCATTGGCAATCAACTGACCTTGTTCCTGAAACTTTCTTAGTAAATCCTCAGGATTCTCAGGTTCAACTTCTCCATCTGCCAATTCAGATACTAAACCTTGTTCTAAGAGTGTCTTATAGAAGATTGGTATATTATTTGTTTCAACAACTTCTTCTGTATTAGTTTCCTCAGGATTCTCTTCAGTTGTTTCGGTCGAAGATTGCTCTGTGGTCTCTTGTGTTGGAGCAGCAGGAGTCGTTTTTGGTTCTTCCACTTCTGCCTCAGCAAATAATTGTGGAGTACCTGTACCAAGGTCAAACCCTTCTTCTGCTTTAGGGATAGTTGTACCCTCTTCTGTGATTGGTTCCACATCATCGGGAGATGAACTAAAGAGTTGTGGAGTACCGATAGATTCTACGCTTTGAATACCAAAGCTGTTTTCTTCATTATTAAATTCCATTATTGTAGTTGATTGATTTTAAGGTAGTTTAAACCTCGAAATTGTAATGCAAAGATATGTTAAGTAAATTGATTAACAAAGTTTTAAGAAAGTTTTCCGCAGATATATAGCATAATAGGATTCAAATCCGCTTGAAAAATTATTAATCATAAGAATTTCTGTTAGTTTTTGCTATTTTAACTTGGGCATCAATCTGTTTTTGTTTAACTGCAAGTTCTTCTTTCTTCAATTCATAGTCTTGATTGACTTTTTTATTGTCGAGTTCAAGTCGTTTAGCATCAGTTGCAGATTTCTGTTGATTTTTCTGAGCTTCATTTGCAAGTTTTGCTTGTTGCATCTGATAGTTCTGACCTAATGCTAAGGATTCTCTTTGATCTTGAAGTAACTCTAATACATCAGGAGTACCATTTTGGTTATTATCTGCAGCATTATCCTGACGAGAATAAGTATTGATAGCAGCTACTTTTTCACGAGATTCATTTTCAAGTTGTTGTAGATAAATTTTCAATTGACGATCAGCTTCTTCTCTTCTTTGTTGAGCTTCTAATTGTGCTTGAGCAATCTGTTGTTGAGATTGAATCTGTGCTTGTTGATTTTGTAGTTGTTGATCTTCCAGCTGTTCCTTGCGAATTTTCTGTTTCTTAAGCGTTTCCTGCATATCACGAACTGAATCATTAATAAGAAATTGAGCAGCATCATACATACTACCTCCGTTTTGAAGGAAGGGTTGTAAGAATTGCTTCATATCATTAAAGATTTTTTGGTCTTTCTCACGAGAGGTTACAAATACTCTTAGGTCAGGAAGTTTTAAATCTGAACCATTTACTTGTATGAATGCGTGTTCTCCTGTACCTGATACAAAGGATATGGTAGAAGTTGGTTTTTGTGATTCTGTAAATTGAGCAGCATCTAAGAGTGCTTGATAAACTTGGTTTTGTATATACTCATGTTGTACAAACCAATTCTGAGTTTGTGAATAAGAAGCTGCAAGAGCTGCTTGTGTACCACCTAAAGTCTGTGTAGCTGCAATACCACCAAGGCGTTCATTATTCATACCAACTAAACTATTGGCAAACTGTTGAATCTGAAGACACATATTTAATCTACCTTGCATCTCATTGACTCTTGAAAGGTCTAATACCCTTGTTTGAGATTGATTTGCCGTAGGAGCCTTCATATTTTCAGGAGAATCATCCTCGAAAGTAATACCAAGTTCCTTGGCTGTAAATACTAGGTTATCCAAGGCATCTTCTAACTCACCATCTTTTGCTCCTGGAATTTTACGCCAATTCATCAGATATTGCATACCTAGATCCTTCTGAGCAATCTCAAATACCTGATTCATCATTATATTGAATAGGATTTGATAAGGCTTTAATAGGTCAATCAGGGATTTAATATCTGAGTTACGATTCTCAAAATCAACACCTATGATAGGACAATAATCAAGAATCTTTAATGGTTCGGTATAGTAAATATCAGGTCCGATTTTATAACCTGTCCACCATTGATTTTCCCAACCCCACTCAAGGCCACCTTCTACTTGTCCAGGATGAGCACCTGATGTATAATTCTCATCAACCAAGGTAATCTGTTCTTCACCTTCCTCATCAATGTAAGTTAACTTACCAACTTTCTTTTTAGATAACCAATAAGAACGGAGAACTACAAAAGATTGACCTATCATTCCAAGAGAAGATAGTTTCTGCATATTCAATTCGAGTGGATTATTGAATAGTACAGGTTCATTCTCAAGTAGGGCTTCTCTTTTGCCTGAGTAGTAGGTATTGTAAGCAATGGAATCTATACCAACTTTACCATTAAATAAAGTTGATTCTTTACCTCTTAATAGATAGTTTTCATTGGTTAAATCACGGAGATGGTCAATTTCTTTTTTGGTAAGTGAGAATTTTTCAATGATTTCAGATATTTCCATGATGTCAATTATACCTGCGGCATATGCATCACGAGAATACTTTTTGTTAGGGGACATCTTCTTCCAAATATTGCGAGGATTTACAGATTCAAATCTGAATCCAAACTTAGACCTATCCTCATAAATATGGTAATATTCTCTACCTGCTATAAGAAGGTCACGGAAACCCATCTCAAATTCTTCCTTGGTATTGAACTGCATCTTAAGATTCTCCAACATTCTATTACCCCATTTTTCTGCTTGGGATGTATAGGAAGTTAGTTTATCGGCAAGCTCTTCCTCAGATAGTTTTTGAATCATCTGTTGGCCTTCCTCAGTACTAATATCTACACCTTGTTGTTGGGCTTTCTGAACAATCTTTTGTTGAACAGTCTGAATTATATATTGGTTAAGTAAATCAGTCTTGTATTGTAATTCTTCTGCCTGAGAATCCTCATCAAATGCTTTCACTCTTGAATTATCAGGTCGGGTAGAAGCCTCACCACACATTGTATTTAATGGTTGATTGAAGATAGAGTATTGCTGAACATGGTCAGGCAATTTAGCATCCTCTAATAAGTCCAAGGTAAATTCTGTCACGGAATCATTCTCATAGAAATCCTGAGGACGAAGTTTGCCTTTTACAAACTGATAATTATGAGCAAAGACATCTGTATTGGTAACAAACTGACGAATAGCCTCATCATAGAAATAATCCATGATGGTCTTGACGTAATCATCCGTAACTTTCTTTTTATCAGTTACGAACATATCAGGATACAAGCCAATAGTTTGTCCTTCAATAGGTTGATTTTTTGTATATTGTATAATTGCCACGGTAGGGTATTATCTTTTTCTTTTGGAGAACGTTGGAGTTCTTAGATTTGAAAATGTTTGTTTAGGAAGTTTATTCCTTGAATATATGGCCTTGAATCTTGGATCTTGATTAGTTTGTCCTACAACTCCTATAACAGGGTCAAGATAATTTGCAATAGTGACTGCTAAACTTGCTGCAACTTCTCTATCCGCATTTAATATACCATTAAATTTAGATACTTCTTCAAGGAGCATTGTATCAAATATTCTATTCACACCAAGTATATCTCCTGTTTTTTCACCTTTATCATCTACAAATTCACCAATCTTTTCATTTAAATATGTCTTTAAATTATTTCTAAGAATGGTTACTATACGAGGATTAGATCGATGAATACCATATGTTCTTGATGTTTTTGATTCAAGTTTATATGATTTCAAGAAATCAAAAGAAGCTGCGAGATGATGTTCTTTTCCATTACGAATAATCCAATTGATAAATCCCATGTCATCATTCTCAACTAAACCATAGGCGTTATAGTATTCAATTAAATTCATGGCGTTCTGACACCATTCTTCTACTGTTTTAGGTCTTGCACAATAAGAAGCCACAAACATATCCTGAAAGTCTTCTCCTGCAATTGAGTGAACTCTTTTATAAATGTAGATAGAACCTAATGATTCAGACCATTCTGATTGGTCAGTTCTATATGGATCTGCACCAAAGACATATAGACCAAATGGTGGATTTTCCATAGGAGCTTCCCACATTATTACAGGAGCATCTTTATTCTCAGTCTTTTTGGCAGGGTATGTTGAAACAGGTAATTTATGAGAGTGCTTATGTGTTAATTTAGTACCATCATGGTAAACCTCTACATATTGTCCTGTAATCCCTTCTGAGTTAATCTTTTTGATTCTTGCACGAGCAGCCTCTGCATTATATAAGTTACCATTCACAGTCATGAAACATTCCTCAACTGTGAGAGGATAGTACATGATTTGTTTGAGGTATTCTGTTTGATCAGGATCTTTTTTCTTTTCTTCTCTTTCTTCTAATATCTTGGCAAGAGCCTTTTCTTCATTGGTAACTCTTATTTCTATTTTTTCGAGTTCTGAAGTATCTTCTAAAACCATGCCTTTTACCCTTGTAAGATAGTCAGCAAGATTTGTTACATCTTTACAGTCTTGTCTGTATAATCCCGATAAGAATAATCCTGTACTAATGCCTGACTTCTCATCAAGATAGGAAACAAGATTATTAGCTTCTGGGTTATAGAAGAATCTTTCAGCATCTGCTCCCTTTTCAAAGGCACCCCCAGTACCCATTAAAATTGGCACTGCCCTCCATCCATAAGCTGAATTAAACGCAGGTTTAGCAGCTTCAAATGCCTGTGCAAAAGGAAATTTACCACAGTTATGAGTTATAGTATAACCTGTTGTAAGAAATAGTTTACTTTCGTTATCTACTTTTATACAGTAAGCTTGACCCTTACCTTTATATTCAATATTAATTAAAGGACATCGTTCTTTATAAGCTTTTTGTTTTTTACTATTGTTATTTCTTCTTGATAAATTATATCTTTCTATTTTTCTTTGTAATCTGAAAACTCTTATACCTGTATAAAGTTTAAATCTATGTGTATCCTTACCTCTTTTTCTTTCTCCTTTATAAATATAATAAGTTTCCTTTATTGACCTTCTAATACTAATACCTAAACTTCTACATAATTTTTCAAAGTCATCAGCTAATTTAGGAAAAGATGAGCTAAACTCTATCATACCTGTTTCAGACATACTCCCATCGGTGTCCATCAAACCTTGTAATAAGGCTAATCTATCAGCATAGGAACCATATAAATATTTATATGGAATATGTTTATTATTAACCAAATTCATTTCCTCAAACAGAGTAGTAAGTATATTTTTATACCCACCTTGTTTAGCTAAATTTATATTTCTGAATTTTTCATTCTTACTTTTATCTGTAGTTATTCTTGGTTTTAGATTAAAATGTTTTCCTATTTTTTCGCAATACTCTATTATGTAATCATCTATTGAACAAACTTCTGTTGGTTTTGAAGATGTTCCATCACCCAACCAACAGCCAAGATAGTAAGGATCTACTTCTAAATCTTTTGGTTGATAATCAACTGCATTTGCATTCTTTACAGAATAAGTAAAACAGCGAGCATGTTTATTATAACGACTATCAAATTTATCATAATAAAAACCTTTATCTACAAGGTCTTTAGTTGTAATTTCAATATATCTATTAAGATGGTTATTATATAAAGACCAAATATGATCTCCTGAAGAAGTTATTTTTCTACCGTCCTTAAAAGTAAATTCCCATAAGTCAACAATTCCAACATCAACTTTATCTATTACTTTTGTAAGATTGCCTTTATCATCAAATATTTTATCTCCTATCTTAACATCTTTTATTTTTATCTCACCTGTTGTTTGGTAAAGTAATTCATTTTCTTCTAAAGCTTCATCAAGAATAAAAGACTTTGCAGTTGTACCTGCGGCAGTTTCGGTGTTATGACCGTCTTTAGCATTACGAATAACTAAATAAGACCAAATATCATCTTCACCATCTTTATGTTTAAAACCAAGGCGAACCATATTATCTTTCCATGTCTTATCAAGACGAGGAATTTTTAATCCTTCCCAAAGATTCTTTAGTCCAAAATCTACCTTATCCCTCATCAAGGCTAAATCGGCATCATTACCTGCTACGATAATATTCTGACTATTTTCGTATAGAGTTGCAGACATACCACAATAGGCAGCCTCAATTTCGGACTTCCCCAGCTGGCGTCCACCTATTTGCAGGTAACCTTTTTGCTCTCTGCGTCCAGTTTCGAGACCTTCGCATACAACTATTTCATTGTCTCTTAGATGAGGTAAGGATTTTATCCTTGGAATATTTCCATTCTCATCAGGAGGTAAATCAATACGTATATTCCAGTGATTTAGATACCAATATAGAAATCCTGAAATAGGATATCCATTAACAGTAACACCACCTAAACACTTCTCCTCCTCCCATTTAACAAGGTCTTCAAATTCCTTTGAACCTATAGGAGGAAGTTTTTTTATATTTTTAAAAAACTCTGTAGTCTTTATTTCCATTATTTACGCATTCTAAAAGGAATATCTCCTCCACCTCTTGCTTCTATTTTAGCAGCTTCTTTTTCACGAAGTTTATCTAAGGCTTCAGTCATAGCAATTATGTTCTTCATAGTTTCTTGTATGAACTTACCTTGGGCTTGTATAGTTGCTACAACCATTTCTTTTCCATTTACTACTTCTATTTGTGTTTTTAATTCATTTACAGGATTATCCTCAACAAATTTTTGCCACTCTTGGAGTCTTTTTTCACACCATTCAATATCCTGATCTATAAAGGAATTCTTAGCCATCGTTGTATTTGTTTTTAATGAACGGACTTAATTTATTGAACACTTAGTAGTCATCATCCAAATCATCAAAGTCATCTGTATTGAAATCTGTAATCTCTTTATCAAAAGTAATCAACTGAGAATCTAATTCTAATTTCTTACCTTGGTAATATTGGTTAAGTAGATATGCAAGTTCTTTGTTGGATGGTACTTGTTCAATATGTGAATAAGCTGCTGTTGCCAAACCTAAATGTCTTGTAAGTGGTTCATGCGGAAATTCCTTACCCAATTCCTTAAGGTCATCTAATATCTCCTTGATATAGTCTTTATCTGTCTTGTTACTTTTCATAATTTTACTTTTTGTCTAAGAGTCTATTATAATATGCAAAATGAGTATTTCAACCAAAAATGTCTATTATAATATACTTATAGTTACCATTTAGGTTCTTGGTTAAACTCTGCCATCGTGCACTTTTCAGAAGGTATAGAAGTTTTCCATTTTAGTACACAGCCACACAATGAGCAAGCAGGGGTATTGGGAAATACAGCTAATTCAGATTCACCATTCTTATCGTAGTAATCACATCCTTTGCAAATCTGTAATCTCTTTTCCGAAAGTCTTTTATTTCTACCAAATAGGTGATTTAGAATTCCTTTTATAATTTTAAACATATCTATTATTTATACACAATCAATTAAAACTAATTTTTTGTATTGACCAGCATCTCTTTTAGCTTCACCTAAAGTTTTGAATTTTCTCTCATGAGATTTAAATCCTTCCTTATTTAAGGCTGCTTCTCTTGTCTCATATAGTTCTAAACTTCCTCCACCAAAGATTACTGCTGAATTAAAATACATAACCAACTCTTCCCTAAAATTAAATGGTAAATCTATTTCAGGATAGACAAATCCTTTTTCTGTATGATAGTCATCAAACATCACAGGTTCTGAATCTTCCAATTTAGGAGTTCCATTTTTATAATGAATCCATGATTCTCTCATTTCTATTTCAAAATCATTATCATTCATGAAAATATTACTCATTATATTTTATATTTGGTTTGGAATTATGTATTTCTTTTAGGCGGTCAATCTTAAGTCGGAGTGATAAAGCAATATCTGATTTGGCATTTTCAGGATATAGAGGATTCATCTTTTGTTTGAGTGCCTGTTCCATAACCTTATTACCCTTGACAGAAAGGACACCAAGACCTGATATTTCATATTCTAATCCATCAGAATAAAGTTGTCGGCCTAACTCAGCATAGGAGAACATAACAATAGTTTTAATTTCCTCTTTGGTAAGTCCAAACTCCTCACTCAGATCCTTTTCTATCTTCCTCATTATAATTGTTTGTTTGAAGGGTAATATGCATCTTGAGAGCTTCATCTTTACCAATCCTAAGCGAGGGTATCAGTCTAACCTTCTTATCAGCATCCTTGGTAAGGTAACCTTTCTTACTTAGGTCAGAAATATTATTGTTGAGGGTATGACGGGTAGTCTCATACTTGGTGATGTAATCCTTCCTTGTTTTAATATTGGATATATTGTCATGTACTGCAATGAATGAGATAAGATTCAGTTCTGATTTAGTCAGATGAATATTATTCATGGTCATGAGTATTGAGAAGAATCTCAGGTACAATTCATATATATCCTCATATTTTTTATGTAATTTTATATCTAACATCTTGTTAATATTACAAAAGTAAACTATTTTATGATAAATAGCACTTTTTTACTATTTAAATTTGGATAGTTTAGTTATTTAAGTGTTTCTTTCTGATTCCTTACAAGAGGAGAAACTACACCATATTGAATCAGAACATCCTCTAATTCTTCGACTGTCCAAGCACAAGTAACAGAGAATCCATCACGGAACATTAGCATTGAGGAAGTAAAATAACCTGTTTCAAACTCTTCTTCGGTATTTTCGATGGCTGATGTAGAATCATATACAACACCATTAAAATCATCGTATGGGATTCTCATCCATGTAATAACAGGCTTAATTTCAGGATTTTCAGGTTCATAGTATGCGCCACGTTTCTGAAGTCTTTTTATTTCATCATCACCTTCCATTTCGTTCTTTTCGAAATTATTCAGTTCGGAACCTTTATAGGTGTGAATTGGTATTTTAATATATAAGTTACTCATTAGATAGAATATATTTTATTATAGAATTACAAGGATATCAGTTTCAACCATTACTAACAGGTCTTCATCATCTACCTTGATTGGTGAACCACAACCCTTACGATAAATGATATTATCGCCTGTTTTAACGATTAAATCTTGATTGTGATTACCTGGACCTGTCAGGATTACTACACCTCTTTGCGAAGTATTATCTACTTCATCAGGAATAATGATACCACCTTCGGTCTTAGATTCATTCTTGATTTGTTTAACTACTATTTTATTACCTACTGTTTTCATCTTATAATTTTGCTTATGGTTACATCAGTTAATTCTTGTAGTACGATACCATACTTATGATGGAGGGCAGATTCTACCTGTGATACTACTTTACCTGTACGATTGGTCTTAGACCTTAAAATCTCTTCAATAGGTTCTCCATTTGGAAGATTACCTTTGAGCATATATAAATTATGTTTCATTACTGAACTTGTTTTAATAAGTGTTCTAATTCTTTTTCTGTAAGTAAAATTTCAAATTCTTGAAATGTTAAAGAACACTTATTATCATGTTCACAAACCTCTTTTTGAATTTGTTTTTGAGTTTTACCTATTCTTAAAAGAATACCTTCTACTAAACTACCGTCTTTTTCTTGAACTGTTGTAATTGAGTATTTTAAAATATTAGGATCACAATCCTTTAAAAATTCTTTCTTTGTCATTCCTGAGGTGTTATTACAACTTTGGCATTAGGGTATTTACTCTCCAAATCTAAGATATCAGGAGGATCATCTACCCAATAAGAAGCTTTCACTTCTCCCATTGTTATTTCTATTAAGTATTGCATTTTTACTTTTATTGATACAAAGGTATGTTAAATAATTGAATTAACCAAATATTTTGTTAATTATTTTGTAAATAGAAAAAGAAAACCCTCAATCATTTCTGACGGAGAGCTATAAACTTTATTAGTTACTACCTTAACTGAGGCAGATATTAGAATGAACTTCTTGTAACTTATTATTTAGTAGAATATCATTTATTGCTTGGAAACTATTTTCTTTATTCTGAATACATATCTCTTGAACTTTGCTCATATTGAGGAGTATGTCAGTATCTATTTCTATTTTTTCAGAGTAAAATAAAGTCAGATATTCGTTTACTTCTTGTGTTTGAGCCAATGGTATTTCTAATTGAACATCCATTCTACCTGCTCTAATTAAAGCTTCATCTAAATTCTCTATATGATTAGTGGTAACAATAGTTATTATATTGTCTTTGGATATAATACCATCAAGACAATTAAGAAGACATGAGAAAGTTATCTTAATATCCTTGGATGTAGGAATTCTCTTCTTAAATACACAATCAATATCTTCAATAACCAAAACTGTATTATCAGGTATCTTTGAAAATAAACTAATCAACATCGTATCACTCTGAATGCTATTAAGATTCAAGCAACAAATATCCCTTTCGCAGTAGGAAGCAATTGCCTGAGCTAATGTCGTTTTACCTGTGCCTGGCGGTCCATAAAGTAAATAAGACCTTTTATAGGTAATATTGACATTCTTGTACCATGCTTTATCTTCCTTGAACTGATTCAGATCCTTGACAATAAAGTTTTTGGTATCACCATTTAAAATTACCTTGTCAATAGTCTTGACGTACTTTTTATTGGAAATCCTCCAATCATCCTGAATGGTAGTATAAACATTAATCTTACCTTCATTTAAGGTCTTATTGTAAGATGTAGTTAAATCCTCCATCAATTCCTTGATAATCTTCTGACCTCTCCATGCAGAAATAGAATAGTGAAAGTTTAACATACTCCTAAAATCAGTGGCATGTTCTAGTTCCTTTTTATCCTTGGAAAAGAAGAGTCTCTTACCTTTGTATTTAATAGTGAATATATTAGGTTCTTGTTTATAGAATAGTTTTCTATACTTTGATACAGTTTCTTCATCATCAATACCTCTTGTCCACCTTCTTGTTTTCTCATAGCTTACTTCGAGATTCTTATACTTTTTCGGGTGATTACTCAGAATATAATCTTCCAATACATAAAACAATTCATCATAGTCATAAATAACAACCCTGAATATAAACCTATCCTTAAGTTTGACAAGTACCTTTTCACCGAGGTGTTTAAGTGAATATAATAAAGTAGTTATACCTCCAAGGAGAATACCTCCTGTAAATAATTGATTTTGTAGAATGTCCATACTGCAAATATATGGTAAATATTTTAAACTACCAAGAACTAACTAATATATCTTCTAAAAATACCTATAGATAGGTATATAAAAAGCCCTATCCCAATTAGATTATTATAAAAATGTCCCCCCTATCTTATCAGAGGTATTAAATTGCCTTATGGGAGGAATGTATCTGATGTCACATTCCTAAGATGTTTTGATTTCTCAGGTAAAACTATATCATCAAAACATCTATGTTCTAAATACTCTTCTATTGTAATAGACTTAAACCAATAACCATGGTGTGAGCGTTGCTTATACTCCTGTTTAAGAGCATGTCTTATTTTAGAATCTAACATACCCATCACTCTTACACATTCCTTAATTGAGGAGAAGTATAAAAATTCACTATCTTTTTCTAATCTTATTGGTTTAGCATTAGGAGATAATCTATAGGTTCTTTCTATTTTTTCATAAACTCTTTCTTTTTTAGGGCGTGGAGGAGCAGTTCTTACAGGATCTTTTTTATAATTTAAATAATCAAATTCTGGATTGTATATTGACTTTTTAACGAAAATATAACCTTTATGACTTTTCTTGAGGTATCTTTTTCTGGAATCTAAATTATTCCAATAAGAGCAGCAATCTTCTATCTTCTTTTTAATCAACCCTAATTTTTCAGAAGCCTCTTGTGAGTTACTAAATTCAATTATAGAATCTACGCTAATACATATTATAGGATTATAACGACAAGTTCTAGTAGTTGGTAACTTATAAAAATGTTCACGAGTCACAGGATGAGTTTGATTATAACCTTTATCAGGATTAAATGTTTCGTACCCTTCCATGTAACTCCACTCTTTTTCTCTTAGTTCTTCGAGACTAATACCTTCGATAAAAGATTCTAAGATGATAAATTCAAAATTTTCACCATTAAATTCGTTATATTCTTTTTGTAGGTATGGATGATGATTATTTTTATTATTGCGAAGCTTACTCTGGTGAAGTTGTATTCTATAAAGAATATGTACGGATGATCCAACATAACATTTACCATTGTTATTATTACGTATAAGATAAATACCTGAAAATTTGTTTCTTTTGTAATCTCTAGCCATTTTATTATTTTTTAATTTCTTACAAAGGTAGAATAAAAATTTGAAATAAACAAATAATACCCCACATTTATTTTGGACATCAGTCTTATATCCCCCTATCAACAATATAACTCTAAAAATTAGTATATGTAAGATAAGTTAGTATAGGTCTATTCAACCCGCCCACGGCAAGACTCCACATGCCTGTATATCCCGCCAAAAGGATCAAAGCCAATTTTCCTATTACAGGCCAATTCAGCCAAAATAAAAAGTCATTCTTATTTTTAAAGATTTGATTAGCCATGTAATAAAATGATCTTTCTATAGATAGTCTTTGGAAAGTAAGTTTTTGTAATGGTTGATAAAATACCTATGTGCATGGTTCAAAATTCATAGATATTATTTGGTAAAATACTGTACACCTTTTTTGTTATTTTTAACATAATCTATTGATATACATCAACTTAATTCTAAAATAAATTTGGATTGTCTCTGTTAAATGTGCTATATTTGTATCAGCAAAGGAGTTAAAGAGTAACTATTTACTACAGACTATTTCCTTTGTAAGTTCTTTAGTATCAATTGTTAATAACACTTTTTTAACGAAATAAATTTGGTTTTAGTGTACTAATAATTGTATATTTGTTCTAACAAAGCAGCCAAGATATCTATATATCTCAACAGCTTTTCCCTACTAAAGTGGTGTATTGTCCTAACGTAGTAGATGTATTTGAAAACAATATTTGGGGTTGGTTGAGCCTCTAAAGTTTCAGCCTTACAGTGAGGGAATTGTACCTCTTAAATAGATAACTGTAATAGCCACACCTTAAAGACCTAATTAATATGGACGAGGTGAAAAAGAAACCATTACTATATGGTTAAATAGTAGAAATTGTATTAGAGTTTGAAACCTTGTAAATAAGATTGAAAGATCGACACCTTTAGTTAGGTGAGGGTAAGAAACTGTAAATCACTTAGAATCGGAGAACTAATACAAACCACAATATTTTCCCTGCAAAGCCTTACAAGGATACCAAAAGTATAATTACCTAGTATTGCGTTTGTCCTTTCGATAGGAACAGGGAACTAAAAACTTATTATCATGTATATAATTCTCATAGTAATATTAGTCGTTACCTTAATAGTAGGTGAAAGCCTTAGATTTAAAGGTAAGTTAAATAAACATCGTAATAAAAACAAAACCAATAAGTTATGAAGATATGTTCATCAGGTTCAATCGAAAACCTATTAAATCTTATTAAGGAGTTTTATATATCTGAGAATATAATTATCGAAGGTAACAAAGTAAGAAATACCAAACTATATAAAGAACTTGGTTATATTACCCTTAAAAGAGGTAGATATACATATTACGTTGACTAAGCAACATTTAAAAAGGGTTTAGGCTTAGTTAGTGAAATGCATTTCACCTGGTGCGTTTCCCTTAGTAAGGTTTTATATTACCTTATTGAGGGAAGGTACCAATTAAAATATCATATCATGATTACATCATCTAATTTACCCGAAATACTCGAAAGCATTGATAAAGATACCTTATTAAAGGTTACTAGAACTAAAAAGGATTATGTTATGGTAGATTGTATTCCCTTTAATGGCGGGTTTGTAGTTACTTGTGGGGCTGTAGATTATAGTGAAGACCTAGAGCAGGAACTTAATGACGAGGGGCAACTATTTTGTACAATTGATTCATTCCTAGAGTTATTATGTGAACATTGTATTGAATATTAACCGACAACAAACGACTACAAATGAAAAAGAATGATCTAATATTCGCAGGTGTAACAATTATAACCATACTATTATTTACCTTATTACAGGTCTTAATGTGGTATAATGGTGATAAGTTGATTAGTATTTAATTTGGTGGATTGAAATAGTAGGTGTATATTTGCACTTTACCGTATTTACGGGTTTAGATAGCGGAAAAAACGTTATTTTCTCCCACATTTACGGAGATTCAGACCTAATATATTAGGTTATCAAACACCAAAACAATATGAAAAGTAGCAAGGACATCATTAATTTTCGAGTAATCAGCGAAATGTTAACAGGTAATCCTGACACCATAAGGTCAAACAGAATACCAAAGAAATACCTTGATAAGGTTAAGGAGTTACAAACATTAATAGATTACTGGATAAGTAAGAATAAAAGCCTTAAATAAGGTTAAGTAAATGGTATAACAAACAATAAATCAATAAGGTATGAAAAAGTTTTCAATAGTATTCAAATCAGGTTTAACCTTAAATATCATGGCTGAAACAAGTATAGTAGCTATCAAACAAGCTCTAACAGATCATCCTAACAACAGGTTAAGAGATATATTACGGGTAAGTGAGAATAAATTTAGTAAGATGATTGGTGAGGACTTTATTGAGGGTGAAATATTGAACTAAATCTTTGATAATTAATCAATTATAGATTTAGACTAATCTAAAAATTTATTTAGGGAGACTTAAATAAAAGGACTATTAGCCCTCAATAAGGTAATTTACCCTTCAAAAAGAGGTGAAAAAGAGCTTTTGGCGGCAAGGTATCGCATAACCTGTCGTATTTAACCCTCAAAAGGCTATTTGTGACATTATAAAAACATACACTTATGAACTTCTACTATATAGATCAGCACTATGCATGTGCTTTGATTAACGATGATTATTCAGCTTTGGAGGATGACGAGGTTATAACCTTAGATGAATGGAAAGCCGATAAGGGTTATATTACCATTGTAGATGAACCTGTTGACTTTAGACGTTGTGATATATGTGGTCTATTTGGTGATTGTTTACAAGTTGTTACTAACCTGTAACTTTTTAGGTTACATATACTCCCTTAGTAAGATTTTTATTTACATCCTTTAATTAAACATTTTCCGTTATGAACCTTAGAGAACTAGTAGATAGACTACAAAAGAAAGTTGATTGTGATATTGTGCATGGTGAAAATGATTCGTTCTTTGATTTTTATACCAATATTAATTGGGGTGCTGATAGTATAGAGGCATGGAATACTTGCCAAAATCTTATTTCCGATTATCGACGGGAATACAGAGGTTTTAAAGTTAGTTGTTCCTGCGATATAAGTTCTTATGAGTATTTCATGGTTGATCAGTTAGAACCTAATTATCTAACTATTACTATAACAATTGATGAAACGCTTGGTAATACCTTTCATAAGGGTGAAATATTAGATGCTTATTATGATTGTTTCTATTACTTTCAACCTTTATTACCTGATTATACACACCTTTTAATACCATAGTATAATGAAAATAGTAGCTATAGACTTTTCAAACAATGATTTTGTTGCAGGTGATTCCAAAGAAGCGATAGTAAACGCCTTATTTACTTTTAGGCTATCTGAAAACCGAACCTTATTTGCCAAGATGAAAGGGTATGAGGAACAGGCGCACCATAGTTATGGTGCAGATTATACGGATAAAGAAGCAATGGTAGATGCTGTTAAATTCCTCTTTGATAGGTTAGAAAGGTATAATTGGCATGTTTATGTACCTCTAAAATAAGTATTCTACCATTTAGTTTCTCTTTAAACCATTACAATTTATCTTTTAAAACTATTATATTATGAATTTCACACGTCAACAAATCAAAGAAAACAGGTTAAAATTTGCCAATGGTTTATTAGAACCACATAGAATAAAGTTCATAGGCCACTTAGAAAATCCACACAACCCTAATGAAAGATGCTGTTTAGGGCATGGATGTAATATATTTGGTATTAATAGAATTGTAGAAGATGATACTGTTTACTACGGAGTAAGGAGTTCAGCCGTTGCACCGCGTGAATTAATGGATCTGTTAGGCCTTTATGATAATTGTGGAGTACCTCTTGTAAAAACACCAAAAGAAACTGATTCACTAGCTTCTTTAAATGATTCAACTAAATTAACCACACAAGAAATAGGACAATTAATCTTAAATAGAGGGTGGATTGAAGGCGGTGAAGATACACCATTTAAACCCTTATCAGATTACCCTTTAAATTAAGTATTATGAGAGATAATTCCTATTCCTTAACTAAGGAACAATACAACTACTTATTACCTGTATTTGGGATATGTGCTGCTATACGTACTCAATTACTAACTAGACGTGACAAATATTACTTCATTGGTACTTATGACGAGTATTTAGATGCTCTTAATAGGTGTAAATATCTATGATTATGCCAATTAAATTCCGTATTGTTTCATTCCTACTTAATTTTATACCAAACCTTAATCAAGGTGGCTGTTTGTGTGCTGCTTGGTATCTTCACCATTTATTTGGTTGTGATATTGTACAATTGTCAAAATCAGACCGTAAAGAGGAATACTTGAATAATAAAGCTTTTGTCGAAGGCAAATCGGATAATGCAGGATCAGCTACACATTTTGGTGTAACCTTTGATAAAGGCATTACCATATACGATTGTATGGGTATTATTCGGGATTCCTATAAATATAAGTTATTAATCCCTTCTCATAAAGCCAAAGAGTTTACAATTAAAGCTTTATCCTTTGGTGATTGGAATAAATCCTTTAAAAGGAATACATTCTATTATCGAATCCTTACTAAAAGTCTAAATCTATAAATAATGCAATTCCGACTAAATATCAAACCTACCAAGGTTACAGCCCCTACAAATTCATCTCTTTTGACTATTATTTCAAGAGGTCATATGTATACTTTCTCCAATAAAGGTAATTATTACACATCCCTAAACAGAAATAAGGATATGATCCGTGTTTATTCCTTGCAAAAACTTCGTCGTAAAGTTAAAAGAGAGGGTAAAAATACCGTGGTAATTAGGAAAGCTTATTGGATAGGTCATTATTACGATATACCTATTGCTTTGATTGACGCTTTCAAAATTACTATTAATCAACATCATAGACATTTCACCATTAAATCTAAATAAAATGAAAACATTTGAGACTAAGGAGGCATTCTTATTAGATGCACTTGATTATTATACTACTGATACAAATAGACTTTGTGTTAACAAGGGTCTTTGTAAATATTCACCTGTAAATGCAACAAAGGAGGGTATATCGGAAGGTTGCATGATAGGTCGCCATATGACACCTGAAAATCAGATGATGGCTGATGCTATAAATCCATATGGTGCGGATGTATCCCTCATCCTAAAAAATTATTCAGACTTATTACCTGACTGGCTAAAGCTTTTTGAATCTGAATTTATTAGAGATTGTCAGAAATTACATGATAATTATGATAATTGGGATTATACGGGGTTAACTATATGTGGATATAATAGACTAAGGGATATAATTAATGCGTATTCCCTCGATAAGGCACAATTTGAAAAATACCTTTAACATTTCAATAACTCAACTGTATTAATCACCTTATTATCTTTACACCATCTCAGAGAAATATATTTCTCCCTTTACAAAAACATACTATTATGGAAACGAATAAACTTTTAGCATTAGCACAACATTTAGACATTCCTTATATTGAGGATGATAATGAGACTTTGTATTTTGGTGCTACTCAGGCCGATTACGATGTTTATGTAGATTTAAACGAAGATGTTACACCATTAGATGTAAGTGAGTGGATTGTTGAGCAAGACGGTTATATTGATTTTGAGAATGAAGTAGAAGTAACTGATGATTTATATACCTATGGTAATGAAAGATACTTGATTTTAGACGAATCAGAGGCCGAAAACGCATGGGAAGAATCAATAGATTCATTTATTGACGCTTGTATTTTATCTGGAATACCTGACCAATACCATAATTACTTTGATAGAGAGGCATTTGCAAAAGATTGTAGTTATGATGGTCGCGGTTCTCAATTAGCCACTTATGATGGTATTGAAATTGAACAAACTGTAAATGCATGTGATTATTACCTATATCGCACCAACTAATAATTGGCATTTTTAACAACTAATTGCCAATATTTTATCCTTAAAATAAAAGGTCATGAAAGAACAATTTCTTCAAGAGTTAAAAGAACTAAATATAACATATCATGATAAAGATAACACAAAATGCTGTCAATGCCTTTATACAAGGCCAAAACTTTAAATCTTCTAATACAGAGGTTAAAGTACTACCAAATGTAACAGTAATGTCCTTGCATGGTAATGAGATTGACTATAAATACAATGATCCCGAAAATATCATTTCCATAACAAATGCAGGTTGGGAAAGTAATACTACCAAAGAACGATTAAACGGGATTCCTGGTTTATCTATTAGCCAAAGAAAGGGTGTTTGGTACCTTAATGGTAATGTGTGGGAAGGTTCTTTAATTGATATTTCTAAACCTGTAAAACCTTAATAAGATGGAAGATAATAAACTGATTGCTGAATTTATGGGCGATGATTACGAAGCAATTGTTTTCAGCGCGAAGGATGATTTATATGCAATAGGGCATAGAAATGATGTCTACATTGATGCTAATTACAAACTCTATCACAATTCATGGGATTGGTTAATGCCTGTAGTTGAAAAGATAGAGAACTTACCATATATGGAGTGTGGAAATGCCTTTCAAGTGGTTATATTTGAAGAAGAGGTCTCTATAATGAAGAAAGATCCTGTAAAATGGGTACAAATTGTGGATATACCTGCAAATGGCGATTCTAAAATACAAGTTACTTACAATGCAGTAGTAGAGTTTATCAAATGGTATAACACTCAAAACAAATAATCATGCAACCTATAACACTAAAGCAATTCAAGAGGGATTTAAGAGACTTCAATAAGGTTTATCATCAAGTGTCGGAATACTTTGACATGCCCGAATACACTATGATATATGTCTTACTTCAAAACATGGGGTCAGATTGCGAAGAAACGCATGGTTATGAGCATGATAAAGAAGTTCAGAAATGTCGACAAATAATAGATATCTTAAGGTCTTTGCACAAATATAACAAACATAGTTATATGGCTGAATATGCGTATAATGAAGCGTCTATGATGTTCCAAGGTTATGCAATGAGCGAAGACGAACAATTTTAAAACTCCAAGTATCAGAAAAATACATTTTTCATTATGGCACTCAATCAAATACAAATCAGTTACATAACTGAAACAGAGAAACGTAAAGTAGCACAAGATCTTTTACCTATTGATCCGTTGATGATTCCTGCTTATATCGAAGGTTTGAAACGTTATTTCCCGAAAATTCACATTACTGAAACGGAAACACAAACATATATCTCATTCCTTGAAGTAGAAGGTACGGATATTATTGATTTAACCATTAAAAAATAAAACTATGTGCTATCAATTCACACCATTACAGCTTCTTTGGTTAGATACCTTAGAAAAGCATCCTGAACGACAAGGAAAAGATGTCCTTGGCAGCGGATCACCTGAAAAATATACAGCTTGTTGCCTTGGGCAATTGTTGTTATGTAGTTACGAGATTGAAAATAAACCGATATCCAAATTATTCAATAATTCAGGTCTTATTGAGGATAACAAATTTTGGACAGGAACCTTAACACACTCCTCTTCCCTTTTTGGGTTAAAATCTAATGTTGGTAGTCTCGGCACTGAAGTATTAATAAATGGAAAAATTCACAATTCCCTTGCTTCCATGAATGATGATGGGGTTACATGGCCTGAAATTGCAAAGTATATCCGCGAAAATCCTGAAAATGTTTTTGAACAATGAAACACCAAAACATACTGCTATCCTTTCCGATAGTACAAACAATTCTTAAATGTCCTCTTATCAATGGTTTAATTCATAAACCTGGTAGTATTTGGATTTGTCATAAATCATTCTTTATCTTTTTAAACTAATTACTATGTGTTTAACCACCTTAGCTTACCCAACAAATAAAGAGGCATTACACGCTAAAAATAACCCTCTTATAGCCAACAAAGATATAAAGGTGTATAAAGTATTAACTAAGCGTAATCAAAGTCCATTTATGTATTTTGAATTCGAAAAGGGGCAACATTATTATCAGACAGGTAGAGCCTTTAATATTAGAATGAAAAAACGTTGGTCTAACTATATCGAATTAGAGATTAGTAGAGGTCTACATGCTTGCCTCACAAAAAGAAGAGCTTTATCTATGACGCAATTTAACAATAGAAAAATAGTGATTATGTATATTCCCAAAGGTGCTAAATACTTCATTTCAGAGTATGGAAACGAAATAGTATCTGATCAATTAATTTGGTATTGATATGAAAACCTTTGCCTTAATTTTATGCCTTATTGTAGGCTTGCTTACATCTCTACTGATTAAAGAGAAAAGTAAGATTAAAGTTGATTTACCTAAAGTAAAATGCATTTCAGGGAGAAATATATTTCTCTGTTTACCCGAAGAATATCAAGCCATCGAAAAAGGTGATACCTTGGTTTGTGATTCAGTTAACAATAACACCATTTACTTATCATTCAAACATTAATTATGTATAAGAAATGTCAGGTAGTTTTGTTACCTACCCAAAGGGAAAGTAACTTAGTATTACTTAAAGAGGGAAATATTGATCAATTACAGCTATATCCTACAGTTAGGAGAGTGCCTCATTCTAACGGATTTTCGCAACAGCACCTTTACATTTTATCAAGTGAACCTATTAAAGAAGGTGACTATATCACCGATGATTATATGAATGTGTGTAAGCATGTGGATTTAAGTGGAATGGGATTAGGTCATTCACTTAATTTCAAAAAAATCATCGCTACTACAGATTCTACCCTCGGCTTGCCTTTGATACCCGAAGAGTTTATCAAGACCTTTATTAAGGCTTATAATGAGCAGAAACCTATTACAGATGTAATGGTGGAGTGGTCTTCTAACAGCGATGGTTGGTACGATAAAGATAAAGAAATTTGGTGCTCAAACCCAGTCGACCTTCAAGTAATAAATAATTTTATCAATATCAAGTATCAGAAAGATACCTTTAGTAGGGAGGAAGTAGAAGGATTAATTACCAAGGTATTAACTGATTGTCAAAGTTGGGATCAACATGTCATGAATGCTTGCGGAATTGATGAGTATGCATTACCACATTTTGAGAAAATGGTCAATGAATGGATTGAGGATAATTTATGATTAATAAGATTTTCACCCTTCCTTCTTATTTAAGGGAATTGTCTCTTTAATTCGGCATACACTCTTTTCTCTGTTTTTCTAATATCCATCAGCATATCATAAAATTCTAAAGGACTATCTTTTTGAAGCTGTAAAAGTTCAGTTAGACGTTTCTTTTGATTGTTTGATAAACCATAAGATTGTGCTTTGGTATTTTTACTTTTGAACTTAGGCTTGCTCTTAGAATTGAAATATTGGTTTAATACTTTAGTAATATTCTGAATACCTTCGATTCTCACAACTTTTATCTTGTTGAGTTTAGCAAACTTATTCTTAACCGAATCTCTGTATTGCACATCATTATCTTCATGAAAATCCTTACCATCATACTCAATTATGAGATTTTTATTTGGAATATAAAAGTCAAACCTTAACTCACAACCTGTTTTAGGATTTGTACAACCATAAAAATACACTTCTCTAACATAGAAGATATTTCTATCTTTTAATTGTTGGATGATTTGAACCTCTGCAAAAGAAGGTTTAATGCTACTGTATGATTTATATTTCAATTTATTCATAATTATAATCTTGATAAATGTCAAGAAAACGCCTCATATTTCGTACTTATTCTTGATCGTTTCCTCTATTTTACATTTCCACTCTTGATTCTCTATTTGAGTACTATTTTGGTTTCTAGTTGTATAGTTAATGGTTTAAACCTTTGTGCTTCGCACTTTTAGTCTAGCACTCTATACTTACAGGTTTCCTTTCGTACTCCTTCTTGACTTGTGGGTGTTCTGTACTTCGTACTCCTAATAGTCAATGGTATAGAAAAACTAATAAAGGTTCTCCCAAAAAAGTATAACTGTACCCTCTCCAAAGATGAGGAGGATTTCATCTGCAAGCTCTCTGTAAAGTAGCGATGGAATGACTTTAGCCCGAATGCTGTGCTTCAGATACGCAAAGTTATGGTAAATTTTCCACATTCCAATCAATTTTATCATATATTTGTTTTTATAATACCATAATTTTTAATTATCGAATTTTTAACAACTAATATTCACATAATCAACTTAACTTTGCACTCTACTTGAAACTACTCAACATATTTATTTGGTTAATATTAATACTAATAATCGTCTCAATCTAAAAACTGATGATACGCAAAATAATGAACTTCTTATTCTATGGTGAGCCAATCAAAACCAATATTCCCGCTCAACCACAAGGTATCAACCGAATTGAGATACCTGAAGATCACCTTACTAACTTTCCAATTAATGACCTAAATAAATTTTGAATGATAGAAGACAGGTTAATATTAAAAGCTAAAAATTTAGACGAGGTGTATAATTCCTTTACCTTATCTGAAGGAGCCTCCGAAATTTTAGATCATCCTAGTTTATCTGATTATGATGATGCTAATTTTGGAGAGGAAGAAGATGCTTGGTTAGAGTTTCTTTATAGGATAAGTGAAATTGATGCTAAGTCTGTTTTTTATAAAGGATTTGTATATAAAGTTATCAACAATTATCTATATATTTATAAACAGTAAAACAAAACACATGAGTAACACACAAAAAGTACCTTACGAAGGTATGAAAGCCATTTTTGATATCGCTTGTCAAGATTGGAAGAGTAAAATCAAGAAAATGACTTCTCTATTTGAAGATACAGAACTTACACAAGCACAAGTATCTGAAATGTTTGAAGCTGCCAACGAAGAACAAACTAAAACTCTGAAGAAATACCTTAAAGAACCAGGAGATATCGATAAGTCTGTCATTCAAGAAAGACTAGATAAATTGGTTCTTCCTTACCAAGGTAATAAACTCACCCCACGTCAAAAAAGTATCAATGCATCTGAAAAGATGATGATTATTTCGGAAGTAATGAATGGAGGAACTGAGCTTACTTGGAAAGATACAAGTATGGGTAAATATTTTCCATACAAGTATTATTCGTCTGATCTCGGCTGGGTTGTCTACTGCAGCTACGATTGGAGCAACGGCGCGTTGCTTCCTTCGGGCGTGTGTTTTAAATCTTCAAAATTAGCTTTAAAAGCATATGAAATGTTCCCTGAAATATATGATGACTATTCAATGATAAACGAGTAGTATAAAAGCAAGTAAAAGGTCTAATTGAATGTGTCTACATTCTACCCCCTTAGTCAAAGTCTGATCACGACTGAGTTGTCAACTACAACAACAATTGGAACAACAACACGATGATTCCTTCAGACGTATGTTTATTATAAAAAAGAAAGACAATTAGACCCTACCTATAAAGTTAGAATATATTTCTCATTTCTAGCCGTGGTAAAAAACAGATGAGTTGAACGGGCTTTAGTATCATTGTAGAAAGAGACTTAGTAATAAGCACTCAGGGATGTTGAGTGATAAAATAAAAGAATGAAAAGAAAAGGAAATTTATTCTATAAGATAGTGAGTATGGAGAACCTCATAAAGGCTTCTCAGAAGGCGCAGAAAGGCAAAAGAAAGAAGAAGGATGTTAGGATATGGAACAGTAATTTAAGTGAAAATTTGAGACTCTTACAGCAAGAATTATTAACAAGAACCTATAAGTTATCGGAGTATTTCGTATTCAAGATTTATGAGCCTAAAGAAAGAATTATTTCAAAGCTTCCATTTAAAGATCGTGTTGTTCAATGGGCGATAATACTTGTCATTGGAGATATTTTAAAAGATAGTTTTATTTCTCAGACCTATTCTTGCCTTAAATCGCGCGGAGTCCATAAGTGCTTGAAAGACATTAAGAAACATCTTAAAGATAGGAAAGGAACTAAGTATGTTTTGAAGATGGATATTCAGAAATTTTACCCATCACTATCTCACGACCTTTTGAAAGGCTTTCTGAGACGTAAGTTTAAAGATCCTGATTTATTGTGGTTGTTAGATTTGATTATTGATTCTATCGAGCATGGCTGCGTACTTGGTAATTTTACCTCGCAGTGGTTTGGAAATGTTTATCTTAACGAATTCTCACATTACCTTAAAGAAGTCATAAAAATAAAATATCTTGCTATCTACTGCGATGACATTGTAATATTTCATGAGAGTAAAGAGTATTTATATTACTTGAAAAATGAGATTGAAGATTACCTTGATAAAAAATTAAGATTGAAACTCTCGAATAAACAAGTATTTCCTATCAATAAAAGACCTTTGGACTTCCTTGGTTATGTAATTGATCAGGATAAAGTAAAAGTAAGAAAATATATCAAAGAAAATTTCCGAAGAAACAGGCACAAATTAACATCAATCGCTTCCTATCTTGGTTGGACTGGTCATGCCAACGCGAGGAATCTTGAAGCTAAACTTTTAATACAATGAATACAATAGACAAATATCTTGTTCATGGAAAATGGTCATTAAAAAAATCTGAACAAGTTCGAGAAGAGTATAAGAAAAGATATACTCAAAATTTAGAAAGACAACAATCAGGCGTAGTTAAAACTATTTCTGATTTGGCAACTAAAAATTTAATCAAAACAATATTTAGAATATAATGGAATATAATACAATATCCGAAATAATAGATAAACAATTCAGAAATGGTGCTTTTGAGAGTAACTTCTTTGAAAAAGATGATCTTATTTCTGATTTGTATTTATTTTTAGCTGAACAAGATAAAGAATTTACAGAAGAGGAAATATTAGAAGTACTCAAAAAGAAATATAAATCTTATTTTAAGGTTTATGATATTCAAGATAGAAATTCCTATGATAAGTTTGAAAGACCTCTTGAAGGAAAAGATATTGAGAGTATTTCATCTACTGAAAGCTTTGTATATGATTATTTTGAGAAAATTATATGGGGAGATAACAAAACTTGTATTAAATGTAGTAGCACCAATGTAATACAGCGCGGTAAAAGATATGACTGTAATAACTGTGGTGAATCTTACTCCTTTGATAAAGGTACTAACCTCCAAGGGAAAGACAAAAAAGCACTTCAAAACTTAATTGGTGTTTACACACTTCTACAAAAGGGGAAAATTTGTCTAAAAACCATTCAAGATGATACTAAATTAAGTAAAAATAACATCGAAAATGCTTTTAGTTCTATTATTCCAACTCTTATAAATGAAAAACCTCTTGTAAGGAAATTGGAAGTCATTCCAACAAAAGATCAACAGACAACTACTAAATTTAAAGAGTGGGAACATCAAACATGCACCATAAATAAAGCAGTAGAATTTTTTAAGGATAATAACAGAGGTAAGGTAATACATCCATGTGGATCAGGTAAAACCTATACAGCTATTGAAATAGTCAAGAAATTAGATATTAAAAGGCTGATAGTAGTTATCCCTTCCCGAATGTTATTATATCAACAAATAAAAGCTTTCAAGAACTCTTTACCTAACCACAGGTTTTATGCCTTTGGTTCATTATTTCAAAAACCTCTTAAAAGTAATAAAATTGCATTACTTGCATCTTCTGTAGAAAAGCAAATGGAAGCTATACAAGGAATAAGTAAGACTGCTAATATTGTAGTATTTACAACTCTAAAAAGTTTTGAATCCATCATTAATAAATTTCCTGATTTTCAATTAGCAATTTTTGATGAAGCTCATAGAATAGCAGGACCTGAAAATAAGAAGTATCTTTCGGCAGTTACTTCTACTAAATATGAGAAAGCCCTATTTTTAACAGCTACTGAAAAAATCTTTCTTAATGAGGGTATAGGGATGAATAATGAAAAATTTGGAGAAACTATATCCAATATTTCATTACCCGAAATGATTCAAAACAAAATAGTCTTAGATTATAAAATACTTAGTATAGGTTTTAAATCTGAAGAAGTAAGGAATATATTGGAAATAAATGAAGAATTTTTCCTTGATAAAAATATTAAGTTAGGTATTAAGACTCGAATTTTAGTTTCTGCGTTGGCACTCATTAAATCAATACAGAAATATGGTATCAAAAAGATAATAACTTATCATCCCACTATTCATGAAGCCGAGTTATTTATAGAAGTCTATGACAAATTTCAAAAGATTCATGGTTTAGATTACAATACTTCTACTATTAATTCTAAACAAACAGAATTTTTATATGAAAATCAATATGGTAATTTTGTAAACGCTGAAAAGGCAGTTATATCCTCGGTAAATTGCTTTCAGGAAGGAATGGATGTAAGGAATACGGATGCTGTTTTATATGGTTATCCCAAGAAAAGTAAAATTGATATTGTACAATCAGTGGGCAGATGCATTCGTAAGTATCCTAATAAAAAACGAGGATATGTAATAATTCCCTCAGAATCAGAAGATTATGAAAAGTTAATCGAAGTACTGAATGCATTAGAAACACAAGATGGAAGAATAACCTCTTTTAAGGCCAAGCCTAATAATAGTACTTTTAAGGGAAATATTGAGTTTTTGGAATATTCTGGTAATAAATTAAAAGTTTTTGATTTTAAAGAAGTGTTTAAATTTAGTTTCATAAAAGGAAGTAAGTTTTATACATTAGAAGAACTAAAAACATACTTAAAAAGAGAACAGATTTATACAGAGAAAGAATATTTAAAAATAAAAAATTATCGTTGTCCTCGATATCCACGAGAATATTATAGAGATTGGCCTGGTTGGAAAAACATTTTCAAACCTGAGATTTATAGTTATCCAGTAGCTAAAAAATATATTTTAGAGAATCATTCAAACATTAAAACATTTAGACAATATAAAAAATGGACTTTAAAAAATGATTTTCCCCCAAATCTTCCAAAAGATCCTGAAAAAAGGTATGGTGTTAAATTTAGATGGCACGAATTTTTAAACTATAAAGAAGGATTTTTATCATTTGAAGAAGCTATTAAATGGTTTGTAAGAAATGAAATTTTAGATTGTAACACTCATGAAAAAAGAAAGGACAATTATCCTCCTTATATTCCACAAAACCCTTATTCGGTTTATAAAGGTAAATGGAATTGGAAAAAGTTACAAGAATTAAAATATATTTCTTATGAAGATGCTAAGAAAACTATAATTGAAGTAAATAAGAAGCATAATGGAATTATATCAAGTATTAGACAATATAGAAAGTGGAAAGAAGGTTCATTAAACATAGAATTTCCAAAAAATATTTTACCTCTTTACCCTAATAGATTTTATAAAGAATATAATAAAGAGGATTTCTTTCCAAGTAAAATAAGATATGTTAAATTAAATTACGAAGATTTTATTAAATATCTATTAGTGAATAAAGTAAAAAATATTAGAGATTTCAAAAATCTTCCTTACAACCCTATCGTACCAAGAGAACCGCGCGTTTATATGGAATGGAGTGGATGGAATTATTATGTAAAAAATTTATACAATGAAACCAATTAAAAATCGTAGAAGACAGATATTGGATGATACAGTCCAATATTACAAAGAACATCCTCGCTGCATAGGATGGAAAGAGGAAGAAGACTACAGAGGCTTTACAAATAGATATTGGGGACAAGTCATGTATAGTGGAGAAAGCCTTATGGTAGAAACAGATGGAGATGCTGTGGGTAGATTGCTCCCTAAATCTCTACGCAAAGTAATTGATAAAGTATTTGGAGAAGCAGGGATTAGTAGAATATGGAATATGCTGCCCGAAGATATTCAAGAATTAGGAGAAGAATTTTTAATTGAGCTATCTTGTCTACATGATAATGATAAATGGTGGTTTAAAAATGACCTTTCAGAAGAAGGTAAAGAATTTTATCAAGAAATAAAACAAAAATTTTGCTAAAAATGAAAAAGACAATCTTAATCAGCCTACTCTCAGGTATTTCCTATATAAGTCAGGCTCAATGTAACTTTACACCACCATGTAATAATCCTGTAACAGGCTCTTACTTGACAAACCAAAGTTTCAATGGTGATCAGTGCTTCCAAGGACCAATGACAATCAGTACAAGTGTAAATTGGAATAATATTTATAATTGGACATTTAACAATGTATTGAATTATCAAACAATCAATTTACCCTATGGTGGAAACATCTATACAAATGGTTATACTACTCTTAATCAGGTAAATTTCACAGGTAATGGACATCTTTATGTACAAGGTGGCGAAACACATCTTTTCAGTACGACAAGTAATAATTCTAATCAAGGTTCTTTTAATACTGTAACCCTTTCTGATTCAGCACTATTCTTTTATAATGGTATTCAATATCAGGTAGGTGACACGATCCAATTATCAGGTAATGCTTCTAACAGAATCTATGTATTAGATTGCTCAAATATACCTCTTGGTTTTAGTATTCTATTTTATGAAATTGGTTATGATTTCTTGGATTGGAAAGTTGATCCTGTAAATTTCAAAGAAGTAGAAATTATGTATTCTTCAGATGATCCATACGTGCAAAATCCTGACACTTATACATGGACTAAAATTGACAGTTCTAAAAACCTTATTGACACATACCATGTAAAGAAAGTAGGTATATATCGAATTAAAGTAGGAAATGATTATTCATTCATGTGTAATTTTAACTTTTTGAAAGGAAATAATAATTTACCTTTACAAAATGAACCTCTTAAGAAGGTAGAACTATACGAAATAAAATCACTTGGTTTAAAAGCGTGGAAAACAATAAAATAAACTTATGGAAAACAACTCACAAGAAGCCTTATTAGAAGAGGCAAAACGAAGGTATCCAATTGGTGCTAAGTTTAAACCTGCTCATACCCCAACAATTACTGATATTTATACAGTAGATAGTGAACCCCGTTTTTGGACAAGTGGCGGTGATATAATTGTAGGAGTTAAAGAAAAGGAAGATATTACTCCACTTCTTTATGATACTAAAAAATGGGCAGAAATAGTAGAAGAAGTTTGTCAATATCCAAAAGATAGTTATATAGTTCTTTTGGCAGGATGCAACGGTAAGGACACTTGGCAGGATTCAATACCCATAAATTACTGTTATAAACTATCAAGAGATTCTTATGAAGATGCAAGAGGTTTTAATGTGCATGTAGATAAGAGTCTTAGAAACAATGGTTGGAATGGTGATTCAAAATATGAATCCAAACTTAAATTTCGAAAAGCTTCAAAAGAAGAAATAGAAGAGTATGAAAGAATCGGCAAACCATTTAATGTGAAGGAATTTAATAAACCAAAAAGTCTAATAGGAAGATGGGTAAAAGCTTTACCACAGGAAATTCCTAAGAAAGACATTAACAAAGATTTACAATCCATACCAACAATAGAAGAACATTTTATAGTACCTTTGACTCCGAAAGAGTGTTATCCAACATTATCAAAAAACAAACGTAAAAAATTAGAAGTATTTATTCCTAATAACAAACAAGAATCAAAACCATTTCAAACAATTAAATTAAAAAACACATCAAAATGACAAACAAATTCGTAGCAGCAGTGCTTAAAACTGTAAACAAAGACGAGAAACAAATTCAAAAAGAGAAAATCGAACAATTTGCTCAGGAGGCTTTGATTGATGCTCAGTTAGAACTAGCAAATGTAGAAACAGGTGATCTTCAAAAAGCCAAACTAAAATTAGCTCGTAATCAAAATCAAGTGGTAAAAGCCAAGAAAGCATTTGAAGAAAGTCGTTTCAGAACTGATAAAAATTTTGAATCTTACCTTGCATTCCGCGAACAAGCTCGTAAAAAAGTTTATGAAGCTGAACAAGAAGTGTCTCAAACCGAAGCTGAAATCAAAACTTTTGAAGATACTATTGAACAACTTAAATTAATCATTGCAGATTTTTCTTAATAAGCAATAACAACAAAAAAAAACAAATCAAAAATGTCAGACACAATTAATTTAGTAAAAGGACAAAAAGTAGACTTGACGAAAACAAACCCAGGTCTTACAAAATTAAACATCGGTTTAGGTTGGGATGTTAACCAAGGCAATGGTCCTGCCTATGATTTAGATGCTTTTGCCTTAGAAATCAAAGATGGTAAATTACACGGAGGTGTTCAATCCATCATCTACTTCAATAACAAGGTAGGCCAAGGTGTCAAACATGGCGGTGATAACTTAACTGGTGCAGGAGATGGAGATGATGAAGTTATTATGATTGATCTAAGTACCTTACCTGATGATTGTAATGAAGTCGCCATTGGAGTGAATATCTATGAAGCTTCTTCTCGTGGAAATCAACAATTTGGAATGGTAAGAAATGCATTTATTCGTGCTGTAAATGCTGACAGCAATACCGAACTGATCAAGTATGATTTATCAGAAGATTATTCAGGCTTTAATGGTGTGATGTTTGGTAAAATATACAAGCATAATGATGAGTGGAAATTCGAAGCATTAGGCACAGGATCAAATGGTAATATTAACGAAATTGCAAATCATTATACAAATTCTTAATTATGTTATTCTATCTTTTATCAGTAATTCTAGCTTTCTTTGCAGGATCAATTTTAAAACCTGCTTTTAACAAGGTATCAGGAGTATGGTATTTTTATTACTCTCTTGGTCAATCTAAAAGAAATCAAATTAAATTATTCTAATGATCATCACAACCGATCTATGGATGACTCTTATACGTCCGAATCCCTTATTCAGGGGTTTGGCGTATGAAAGAGTTTGGAAAAAGTATTTTGGAGTAACTGAATTATCAGTGAAAAAGATGAAAGATTATTTCACTCGTCTTGATGAAATAACAGGCAGACATTCCACACTTATTGAAAGATATCATTACCTCTCGATAGAAGGTGGTAAGTATCCCGATTATGATAAGATCTACCCTGATTTAGAGGCTATATTCCTTGAAAATATACCATTACCCTATGATGAAACCATTATTCCTACACTCAGTATCTTAAAAGAAAGTGGTATATCAGTGGGCATTATATCCAATACAGGTGTTATTGAAGGAAGAACCTTGGATAAGGTAATTAAAACCCTATTTCCCAAACTTATTGACTACTGTGCTTATTCTGATGTAACAGGAATGGCTAAACCTAATCCACGATTCTTTGATGAAAGAGCTCACCTTCATATAGGAGATAATCCTATTGCTGATGGAGGTTGTCAACAAATCGGAATTCCATATCTACAAATTAATACAAATGACAAACAATTTAGTGAAGTCCTCAACTATTGCAGTACACCAAATTAAATCTGAAGAAATACCATTCAGCCCAATTGATTATTCAAAATTTAAATTCGGACATAAAAAGATTGCTCAACAATTCGGTGAAGAACTTGCTCAAAAGTTTATAGGTCAAATATACGAGATGTATTCTCCTCGTGAGTTTAAAGGTACCCAAATAGTGGTAGTATCTTCTCCCTATCAGTTTATTCCTACGGCTACATTTGCCATGAAGGATTATTTTGTGAGGGCTTTAAACCATTGGCTAGCCGAGCATAATTTACCTGTTGTACAAGAGACAAAGATTACACGTAGTATTTCTTATCATGAGGACTATGGTGCCTTATCTGCTGAGGATCGCATGAGATTGATTGGGAAAGATACCTTTCATATTGACAAGGACTTTGTAAAAGGTAAATACTGTCTGTTCCTAGATGATATTAGAATTACAGGTTCACATGAAAAGATGATTCAGAAAATGGTGGATTCTTACCAGTTGGAGTGCGAATATTCTTACCTTTATTATGCAGAATTAGTTAATGCTGATATCAACCCAAACATTGAGAATTATTTGAATTATGCCTATGTAAAATCCTTGGTGCAACTAAACCAAGTAATGAAGTCTATAGGTGGATTTCTACTTAATACACGAACTGTAAAGTATATTCTCAACAGTAAGAAAGAGGAATTTAAAACTTTTGTTTCATACCAATCTTATAAATTCCTTCACACACTTTATCATCAGGCAATTGGTAATTCATATCATCTTGATGAAAGCTACCAAGAAAACCTGAAATACATCAAAACACTTCTTCAAACCAAAAACTTAATCAAATGACAACTCTAGTGTGGATGTATTTCATCCTCTCCTTAACAATAGGACTTTTCATAGGTCATAAATTAACTAAATTCTATTATAAACGTAAAATCAAAAACCTGACAAAATGATAACAGAAATAATTCAATTAATATGTACTGTATTGATAATCGTACTTTTAGAAGCCTCTCTTTCAATTGACAACGCTGCCGTTTTGGCAGTAATAGTCAATAAAAATCTACAAGGTAAAGATAGAGATAAAGCATTAAAGTATGGTATTGTAGGGGCTTGTGTTTTCAGAGGAGCATGTTTATTTTTAGTAGCATGGCTCTTAAATAATCCTGTTGTAGGAGATATATTTAAGATTCTTGGAGGATTATATCTTTTGAAACTTACCTATGGAGGATTAACACCGCAGAAAGACTCTATTGAAGAAGGAGAAACACATTGGTTTGATAAGCTTGTTTCTAGGTCAGGAATCAATGTGTTTTGGAGTACGGTAATTGTAGTGGAGTTTGTTGATATTGTATTTTCCTTGGATAATTTGGTTGCTGTAGTGGGTATGAGTAAAAATATTTGGATAATTTGTATTGGAGTGTTCATTGGTATTTTTATCATGAGATTCATTGCAAGCAGGTTTTCTGTACTCATGGAGAAATTTCCAACTCTTGAAAAATCAGCATTTATTGTAATTGGTTTATTAGGTTTAAAACTCTTATTTACTGCAATTGTAGATTATACTCCTGCTCTTGTCAATGTTAAACATATTTTAGACAAACATTCCACAGATTTTATTTTTTCAGGTATTATGATGTTAATATTTTTCGTACCTTTACTTAAAAGAAGATAATGGAAGAACAATTAATAAGTTATGAGACAGCAGTCTTAACTAAACAAAGGGGTTTTGTTATTGATCCAAATGAAAAAGTCTATGTAGATAAGAAATTAAATAATTATGTAGCTCATTGGCATGCATATGCTAAAGAAATAATCTCTGCCCCAACACAAGGACTACTTCAAAAATGGTTAAGAGAAATCCATAAAATAGATGTATTACCGATACTAAGATCATCAGGCAAGTATTCTTATGATATCTATCACTATGATACTCCAAATCAGATAGGTGAAAGAACACGTTATACTTGTATGAACTCTTTTAGTAATTATGAAGAGTGCCTTGAATTAGGATTACAGGAAGCATTAAAACTTATCAAAATATGACAAATAATGATTTCTTTTACCTTCGACAATTAAAAGAAAAAAGATTTCCAAGAAATTGGACTACTCGTGCTAAATTTAGAATGTTACTTAGAATTTATAGATTCAAAATGATAGATTCTCAAAAGAATGGATAAAATGGTACAACAAGAAAACATATTATACATCGACTGGATAGAAATAGACAAACATATAGAAGCTATCAATAGGTATGAAAACTTAGCAGAGAAGATTAAGAAGTTGAAGGAGTATTATTCTAATAGTTTTAAGAAAAAGAGAAAGTATGAAAAACGATAATAAACCATTTGAGACAGTATCATTCCATATAGTCAAACCATGTAACATGAAATGTAAATTCTGTTATGCAACCTTTGAAGATATGCATGTTATAAATCAGATCTCTAAAGGGGATGTATTCAATATCTTGGATAAGCTTAAAGAAGGTGGAGTAGAGAAAGTGACTTTCGCGGGAGGAGAACCACTTCTTTACAGATGGATTTATGAAGTTATTTCTTATTCTAAGAAGATAGACTTGGTAACTTCTATTATTACAAATGGTTCTTTATTGACAGATGAACTTCTAACTAAATTCAAAGGTAAACTCGATTGGATTGGTATTTCTATTGACTCTCTGAATCCTGAAACTAACCTTAAAATAGGGCGTACTTCCAAAAAAGAATTTGATTATTTTGTGTTAATCCATAAAATAAAGTCTATGGGATTTAAACTGAAAATAAATACTGTAGTAAATAGATACAACCAAAATGAAGATATGCAAAAATTCATTTCATGGGCTAACCCTTCTCGATGGAAAATATTTGACACGCTTAGAGTAGAAGGTCAAAATGATACTCAATTTGAAGAAATTAGAACTTATTGGAATGGATTTGAAAGATTTGTTCAAAAACACTCTCATCCTTCTATGGTAGTAGAAGATAATGAAGCTATGACAGGATCTTATTTACTGATTGATCCTCAAGGGAGATTATTCGAAAATAGTGAAGGAAGACATACTTATTCCAGTAAACTTCAAGAGAATACCTTGAACAAATGTCTTTCTGAAATAAACCTTAATCGTAAAACCTTTATTGATAGAGGAGGAATATACCAATGGTAAAGAATAGAGTAGAAGTTTATGATATTGAGACTCTCTGTAATTGTTTCACTTATACGGGTACAGACAGAGACAGCGATGATACTAAAATGTTTGTTATTTGGCATAAAAGAAATGATTTACCTGCTTTATTAGACCATTTAGACACTCTTAAAGGACAAATAGGGTATAATAATTTGGAGTTCGATTATCCCGTAATTCATCATATTCTAAAAAATAGAGATAAATTCCTTACTTATACAGGAAAACGATTAGCCAAGGAAATCTATAAAAAAGCTCAAAAAGTAATTGACGAGTTATTTTCTATGGTAAAGGAAGTCGAAGTTCTTATTCCTCAGTTGGATCTTTATAAGATTTGGCACTACGATAATAATGCTAGGAGATGTTCACTTAAAAAGCTAGAAATAGCTATGCAGTTTCCGAATGTCCAAGATATGCCTTATGCTCACGATCAAGAAATAGAAACAGAAGAACAAGTGCAAGAAATCCTATCATACAATAAAAATGATGTAGAAGCTACCAAGACATTTTATACCAAGACTTTAGATAAACTTGAACTTAGGAGAGGATTAAGAGACAAATATGGTATAAATTGTATGAATTTCTCCGATAGTAAAATTGGTGAAGAATTAGTACTCAAATTATATTGTGAACATACATCTAAACCTATTGATGAAGTTCGTAAGATGAGGACTTTTCGTAAGGGTTTTAGATTTCGCGAATGTATCCCTGATTATGTAAGTTTTGAGACTCCTGAATTTAATGAACTTCTTGAATATTTAAAAGGCATTGAAGTAACGGAATTAAAGGATTCTTTTAAATACTCTTTTTCGTTTGGAGATGCTGAGTTTGACCTTGGGACAGGAGGCATTCACATGTGTATTAAACCAGGAATATATAAATCTACGGATAAAGAATGTATTGTTGATGCGGACGTAGGTTCCTTGTATCCTAACTTAGCTATTACCAATGGTTTATATCCTTATCACTTGGGTAAGGAATTTCTTACTGTATATGAGGATAACATTGTAAAACCTCGTATGGAGGCTAAGAAACGAGGAGATAAGACCATGGCTGATGGGTTGAAGATCTCCGCAAATGCTACCTACGGCAAGAGTAATAGTATGTATAGCTTCTTATATGATCCTTTATATACCTTGAAAACTACTCTTGCGGGACAATTAGCACTTTGTATGTTATCTGAAATGTTGATGACGAAAGTACCCAATTTAAAAGTATTACAGGTAAACACAGATGGTATTACAGTAATGATCCCTATAGAATATAAACGCCTGTATTGGGAAGTTTGTCAGGAATGGGAAAAAACAACAAAATTAGGTTTGGAGTATGTTGCTTATCAAAAAATGGTGATAAGAGATGTTAATAACTATCTAAGTCAAGATGTAAAAGGTAAAGTTAAATATAAAGGTGCTTTTAAGCCTCGTGAAGAGATGATTAAAGATGGAGAATACCATAAGTCCTTATCTCAATGTGTGGTCACTCATGCCCTATCAGAATTCTATTTAAAGGATATTCCTGTAGCTGATACGATTTATAATCATCAAAATATTTACGATTTCTGTAAAACTTTCAATGCAAGTCATGGATGGAAATGTGAAACGGTAGGAGAAGATGAAAATGACAGTATTCCTCAGCAAAAGAATAACAGGTACTTTATTTCTAAGGAAGGAAGAAGATTTCGTAAGTTCAAGGATGAAAAACAAATTGATATCGAAGCTAATAAGAAAGTTACCATTTTTAATACTTATTATGAAGCAGCGATTACTGAATATGGTATAGATTATGATTATTACATTGATGAATGTCGTAAGATCATAGAAAAAATAGATGGCACAGAAGAAAGATTGGCTGAGAAAGCGCGCGCGAAAAGAGAAGAAGAAAAAAGAAATAAGGAATTTGAAAATTTCCGTAAATTCTGTTTAGACAAGGTTCCCACTAACAAACAACTTGAAACCTATGGAAAAGAATGGCTTGTTGAAACTTATGGTAAACCTCAAACTAAGGAAGAAATAAAAGAATTATCAAAATAAATTTGGAATTGTAAATAATTTGTTTTACATTTGTATCGCTGAGTCATCTATTATAAACTTATTCTCCTCCATTTTAGGTATTACTTCGGTGATTCAGCAACCTAATTTGGAGGATTTTTTGTTTATGCCTTATAAAAATAAGATAATAGGAATCTATAAGATCATTAATCCCATTGGAGAAATATATGTAGGACAAAGTAAAAATATATTAAGTAGATGGAGTTCTTATCGAAATAACCGTTGTAAGAATCAAAGATTAATTTTTCAATCGTTGCAAGAATATGGATTCAAAAATCATATTTTTGAAATAATCGAAGAATGTTCAATTGAAGACCTTAATGAAAGAGAACGTTATTGGCAGGAATTTTATGATACATTAAATGTAGGATTGAATTGTTGTTATTCTTCTACTAATATTTTACCTTCGGTTTTATCAGATGACAGTAGAAAAAAATATTCAGAAGTTAAATTAGGTAGTAAAAATCCATTTTTCGAAAAAACTCACAATGAGGAGACTAGAAATATAATAAGTAAATTATTCAAAGGTGTTAAAAGACCTTGTGGTTGGAGAGAAAGAGGAGATAATGGTAGAGCTAAACTAGTAGTGGATTTACAAACAGGTATATTTTTTGATTGTTGTAAAGATGCTGCCGAAGCTTACAATATTAAATGGTCAACCCTCAGAGGTTGGTTGAACGGAAAAGACAAGAATAAAACAAATTTAATTTACGTAGATAAATTACAATCTCCTTAACAACTTAATCAAAATAAACATTTACCTTTGTAATATGAAAACATTTGAATCAAATAGAACTATCAAATACATTTTAGGAGTAATTTTTAAAGATATTGAAGGTATAAGGTTCGTTCATGAACGAACACACATTCAAGGTGAATTGATTTTGAATTATGAAGTTCTTTCTAATAATCCTCAGCAAAAATGGGAGCTAATTTTATCTAAAATAAATGAGGCTTATAAGGAGTATTCAGAAGGGCACATTGTAATGATAGGAAATAAGCTGAAAATAAATCTAATTTTAAAATAGTATGAAACAAGAATTCAATATAGTACATCAGTATATAAAATAAGCCTAATTACATAGGTACCTATAAAACAGAAGAAGCTGCTAATGCTTATCAAAAAGCAATTAAAGCATATGAAGAAGGTGGTAAAGAGAAGTTTTTACAATTTAAACAAACTCAATATAAAAACAAAATTTAACAATCAATAAACACATTTTAATCTTACCTTTGTAATATGAGAAAATATTTTAGGACACATATCATTCGTGTGTATAATGGTTATAGGATCAGGAAATTTGGATTCCTATTAGGATGGATTTTTCTTGATAAAACTACAAATTATTGGTGGTATAGTTTTGGTCAAGATTATTCGACTTATAAAACCATAGAAGAAGCTAAAGAACGTTATACACAATATAAAGAAATACATTATTTATGATACAACAACTTCAACAATTAAACCCCGCTGTAGCTATAACCTTAATAATAGGTTGTACTGCCTTTGCTTGTGTATTTATATGGCAACTTCAAAAATCATGGAGAAAAATGATAGATTAATTATGGAAAAGAAAATAATAGTATTAGAAGGTATAATTGATTGGATGGATTGGGGGAATTGGAGTTCGACTTGTTTGAAACAACCTGACGGATTAAAACAAGATTTGATTTCTCGTTTTCAAGAAGTTGAAAATAGTTTTCCTGATAAAACACTTACAATAAGATATTGGATCACATACAAACCTCTTTCAAAGCAAGAATTATCTGAAGAAATGCTCAAACAATTGAGTGGTCATATAGATGCATCAAGGGAAGCAGATCATTATTCATATTCTGAATATACATCAGGTACAGATTATAATAGTAATCTTACGGTAGGAGGTCATAATATTCAAAGAGAATTAGATGACAACCTTGGTAAATTTGCAAGAATAGAAATTGAAATAAATTAAAACTAATCAATAAAATGGAAAACAAAAAATTAGAAATCAGTAAAGAAGATGCTATCAAATATTATGGTGAAAGTCCAAGAGCCATGCAAATAATGTTTGAAACGGCTTATGGTAAAGATACATTCAATTCACCAAACATAGAAAGTATTAAACTTCCATATCCATCAAATACAACTGATAAGTGGGAAAGACAGTTAAATGCTCAGATGCAACTATTTCATATTGCCAAATATTACAATGGTGATTGGGTAGCTGACTTTAAGAATGGTTCTCAATATAAGTATATCCTTAAAAAATACTGGTCTGGTTCTCGGTGGGTTGTCATCGGCTGCTACGGTCAGGTCGGTGCGGGTTATCCTTCGGGCGTGTGCTTTAAGAGTAGTGAAATAGTTGATTTAGTGATAGAGAAATATCCTGATATTGTTAATGATTATTTTATGATTGATTAATATGTGCAATTTACTTAAACCTAATGATTGGTATCCTGTATGGTTTGACAAAGCTGAATGGGATATTCAAGGGTGGGATGAAATGGGAGATGCTTATAATTATCAGAAAACATGTTCCTATGAAATTTTACACTCTCCATTACGTAAGAAATACAAAATAGTAACTTATGGTCACAAACCTAAAGAACATTCTGCATATCACGAAGTTGTAGAAAAACTAAATATATTTATAAATAAACAAAAAGATGGCAACAAACACAGAATATAAAGGTGGTACAAGTTTATGTACTGTATTATTAGTAGTATTTTATAACATTAAAATTAGCCCACTTAATTAGTTGGTCTTGGCTTTGGGTGTTGAGTCCTCTATGGATTCCTATTGCACTTGTAATTGCAACTTTTGTAATTATATTTTTATTTCTGCTTGTCAGTAAAATTTTAAAGTAATGAAAACTAAACTATTAAGAAAAGTAAGAAAGAGGTATTCTATTGAATACTTTCCTGTCAGAAATTGTGTGGAAATAGTATGCCACACAGAAATAGATGACTTTTACCTCCATAAGGTAGATATATCAAAAGATGTTTCCAAAGAAGAAGCTTATAAAAAATGTCATGAAAGGCTACTTCTAATCATATTAGAAAGTTATAAAGAATACGGTACACGCAGAAATAAATCAATCAAATTATGGTACAATCCAAGCAAATAGATCTTAGTTTAGTATTATATCTTCATAGCCTTAAACTTACTCTTTCTCATATTGAGTTTCTAAGATACTACCAAGAAGATAATCAACAGTATTTACCCTCTAAACATAAGTTTAAAACTGATTTACAGAATTTAGGGTATGTGTGGAGCGAAGAACTTACGGAAAGAGGTAGAGAACTTATCCAGGAATATGATAATTGGAATGGCGTGTATGTACCGAAAGAACCTATTCCAAAAAAAGACAATAAAGTGTATAATTCTCAGTTTATAGAATGGTATGATAGTTTTCCAAGTTCAGATATATTCACCTATAAGGATCAAACTTTCAAGGGTACTCGAAGTCTTAAGAAAGACAAAGATAAGTGCGAGGTAAAATACTTAGAAACACTCAGGGAAATTCCTCATGAAACCATGTTAGAGCTTTTGAGAATATCAGTAGAAACTTATATGGAGAAATCCTTAATTAGTGGTAGGAACGAGCTTAGTTTTTTCAATAATTCACTGACGTATTTGAATCAAGGGGTTTGGAAGAGATATGTTCCTTTATTAGGACAGCAAAAGAAAGAAAATTTTAACAGTGAAATCGTAATTTAATGAGTCAAATATTTGAGGATTTAAAAGTTGAGATAAAGAAGGGTTTGAGCGGTGAAAATGGAGTTATACCATTTCCTCTCGAAAGGTTAAGTTATTTCTTGAATATAGCAAAGAATACTACATATGTAATCGGAGGAGAATCAGGCAGTTCTAAGACGAGTTTTTCCACAGAAGTATTTATTTTACATCCTTTATTGTGGTATCTTAAAAATAAGGATACAGCCAAGATAAAAATTTCAATTATCTACTTTGGTATGGAACGTAAACAATATCGTTCTACTGCAAGATGGTTGAGCAGGTTAATATTTGCAGATCGTGGAATATTAATACCCGTTGAAAGAATACTTGGTATAGGTTCTAAGCTTGATGATAAGGAGCTTAATTTAATTGGTGAGTATAAGTATATTTTTGATGAAATAGATCCAATGCTTACCTGTTATGAGGGTGTTATTAAAGCTGATAAGATTGGAGAGTATTTGCGAAGTTTTGCTGAAAAGCATGGAAAAATTGAAAAAATAAATGATGCCGAAGGAGTGATTGAAAGAGAAGTATATACACCCAATCACCCCAATCACGTGGTTTTAATCCTTACAGATCATATTGGCCTTTTAGCTACCTCCAATAAGAAACAAGAAATAGATAAATTTTCAAGTATTATGCGTACTGCTCGTGATACTTACGGATGGAGTCCTGTAATCTTACAACAGATGAATCGGTCTATTTCAGGTTCAGATAGAATAAAACTTGGTGATCTTCAACCTAAATTAAGTGATTTTCAGGATAGTTCAGGTACTATTCAAGATGCAGATGTAGTATTAGCCCTTTTTGATCCATTCCGACATATGAATGATAAATCTGAATCTTTAGGTTATGAGTTATCTTGGTTGAGGGATGATAAAGGAGTGAAATATTATAGGTCTGTTCATATTCTAAAGAATTCCTTCAATTCTGATGGTATTTCAGTTGGACTTGGATTTTATCCATTTTGTTCCATGTTTAGAACTTTGCCTAAGCCTATTGAATTCGATCAGGATATTGCTTATAAAATTAAGAATGGTAGTTATTTCTTTGAACTAAATCAATTACCTAAGCCTTTAATAGAACCACCAAAACTAAAATAAATTTGGAAATGTCAAAAACTTATCTTACCTTTGTCTTTTATAGACATGTACGAGATGTCAACTAATAACTTTTTACCCCTCTTTTATTGTATGGACTCGTACTCCATACTTTAATTGAGGGTTTTATAATTTATGGAATTTGAGTACAGAGGTAGAGATTATCCAAAGGAATATAGATGTTACCATCATATGAAGTCAAGATGTTTAAATCCTAATAACAAAGACTATCATAATTATGGATTTAAAGGAATTACCATCCAACCTTCCTTTCTTTTACCTAAGGGTGAGGGATTTAATAATTTTATGAAGTGTATTGGACCAAAACCTCAAGATAAAAAGTCTGTAGATAGGATAAATGCATGGGGAAATTACGAAGAAGGCAACATAAGGTGGGCAAACGATAAGGAACAAGCTAATAATAAGACGAATAATCATATTATCACTTATAAAGATAAAACACAAACGCTTACTCAATGGTGTGAAGAATTAAATTTGTCTTTTAAGAAAGTTTCTGCAAGATTACTTAAATTAAAATTAACTATTGAAGAAGCATTTTCACAAGAAAATTATAATGGTAAAGGTTCAAATGCGACAAAATCAAATGTTACAAAAGAGCAAGTTAAAGAAATATTTTTATCAACTGAAGAGTTTGAAGTAATATCTAAAAAGTATGGACTTTCTTTAGCATCTATATCGAGGATCAAGAATAGGAAAAGATATAAAGAGGAAACAAAAGACCTTGGTGATCCAGGACGAAGTTTGAATCCTATGAATCCAAGTAAAAATAAAAAATCCTTACACTAATCAAAACTTATTAAAATGAAAGTAACACTAATAATACTAACAACTATATTTCTATCACTAACTTCTAAGGCTCAGGTGTATCAACCTTATCTAAGCTTTTCTGATTCTACTTATTATGTTCAAGATCCACTTACTGAGGCTGAAAGATATCTGAGAAATAATATTCCAGTGGGTTGTATTGCACCCAATGATAGTTTATCTACCATTAATAATCTTTGGAGAATGAGTTGGGAGAGAAGAGATGAAAATGAACGACTACAAAAAATTCTTGAAGAAGATGAAATCAAATACCAAAATCTCGTCAATAAATACAATGATTTAGTCCGACAGTGGAATGCACGTATCATAGCAGCTCGAAAATTATTAAATTCACTTGATAAAAATAAGAAGAAATGAAAATATACTCATTTGGTCAGAAGGAAAATGAAGATTTTTGGTATGCTAACCAAGAAGGTAATAGAACAAAATGCGGAGAAGAAATGATTGATTCACTTTGGAGAGTTTGGGTTGTGACTAAAGGAGTAAGTAAAGAGTTTTCAGAAGATGGATATACCGTATTTAATTCACCAACACCATTAAATTAAAGATGAACAATCAACAAGAGGCTCGAATAATCCTCAGTAAGGAAATTATCAAATGGCAAGATAGTAAAAATAATATCCTATTATCTCTTATAACTGGCGTTGGGAAGACGTATAACTCTTTAAATATAATAAGGCATAAAAACATAGGTAAGAAAGGATTGATTTTAGTGCCTGAAATAGCCCTCATCAAGAACTTTAGAGACGACGCTATCAAGCATGGATTTAATGACCTTGTAGAGGAAAGTACAATAGCTTGCTATGCATCTTTGTCTAAGTTTGAAAATGAAGAATACGATTGGGTTATTTTAGATGAGTGTCATAGAGCCAAAAGTGATATTCGGATTGAATCATTACTAACCATTAAAGCTCCTGTTATTATAGGATTGTCAGCTACGGTTAATGATGAAGTTGAAGAAATCCTTAATAAGGTTAGGAAGTTTGATAAATTCACCATTGATATTACAGAGGCTATCGAAAGAGGATTAGTGCCTCAACCAGAAGTTCATATTATTTACTTGGAATTAGATGACAAGGTTGTTAGAAATACCTTTAAATATGGCAAAAGAGAGGTAAAGTGTACGGATGCAGGATATTATCAAAGAATATCAGATTCTATCACCTATTGGAAGGATCTTTATGAAGATGAGGGTAAACAATTTCAAAAACTAAAAATGCTTTCCGAAGGTAGTACACGTAGTAGATTCCTTGGTGAATTAAAAACTCAAAAAGTATCTGAATTGATTGATTCTTTGGAAGGTGAACGGATGATTGTATTCTGTTCTTCTGTTAAACAGGCAAATAAATTAGGTGGTAAAAAAGTCGCTTCAGCAGAAAAAACCAAGAAAGAAAATGCTGAAATCGTCGAGAAGTTTAATAATCAAGAAGTAGATAAAATATATTGTAAATCAATGCTTAAGGAAGGTATCAACCTCTCTAATTGTAGATATGGTATTATTACTCAGCTCAATAATCAAGAAAAAGATTTTACGCAACAGGTTGGCCGATGCCTCAGACATAATTCTCCGCAAGTTTTCATATTTGTATTTAGAGATACTGTCGATGAGAGATTTTTGAGAAATTCAACAACAAAAATGGATGACTCATATTTAACTTATCATTAAGAGAATACATTTGTCCGTTAAGATTATATTACTTACCTTTACAATAAAAATATGAACAATAAAGTTTGGCGTATCAGACATAAGAAAACAGGAGAATACCTGTCATTAGGTTATAAGAGGAAAAGTTCTTGGTTAGTTAAACCTCTTAGAGCAATCAAAGAAAATTTGCGAATTGATATAACTGATATAGAAAATGATTATGAATTTGTTATTTTTGAACTTAGAGAATCAGCTGTTGAATCAATTAAATTATAGATAGACATGAAAGAAATTAATTTAGAACAACTCAGAGAATTAGAAAAAGATTGTATTGCTTATCGTGAGTTATGCCAAAATGACTTTGATTGGGAAGAGGAGGATGAACTATGAAGGACATAGATACAGCTTATATACTCTTCTTTATTGGCATGATGATTGTTGGGTTTGTATTATCACTTCCTCATATTATCGAGGAAAGAAAATTGAAAAAGAGTAGGTTAAAGTGTAAACTTCTCCGTAAAGTACATAGAGACTATAAGATTTATTGGTGTCATAATTTTGATGAACAATTTTTTCCACACTATTTGGTTACTTACAAAGATAAAAATGTAAAGATATTCCAAGTTAATTATTATAAAGATTATCATGGAAATAAGGTAAGAGCTTTACGAAGTGCTAAACATTACATACTACAAGAAATTAGAAAAAAGTATTCACCAACAAAGAAGAAGATAAAAATCATAAAAGTATGGCACATTTAATATTTGGTATTATACTCTGTTCAATGCCACTATACTTTCTTATTGGTAGATTATTACTTAAAATATTATTGAAATGATTATTCAAATTAAAGATGGTAAATATCAATCTTATGAAGTTGATGTTAAATTCGAGACACGTATCATCAAAGATCATACTATTGAAGAATATGGTGATCAAAAAATAACCTCTGATACTTCTTATATTAAGATTGTTGGATGGAGTTATGATACATCAGATTTAAGTGAAAAACAGCAAGCCGAAGTAGAACACCATCTTAAAGAGTATTTGATGGATATTGAAGGACTTTTAAATTAAAACAATGAAAGCAAATAAGTTAAATGAATCTTTAATAGATTTAACAAGACAAGTTTTAGAAGACTCCGAATATTTCAACAAAGAAGAAGTACAAATTATATCTAAAGCTTTAGAAGAATACACCTATTATACAGGTGAAAGAGAGGAGGCAATTTATAACTTTGAAATTGACTGTGGCCGAATGGGAAGTTTAGAAGGTGTGTTTACAGCTAAGAAAACAGATGTAGAATGGCTCCTAAATTCAGGATTAGAAGTATATTTTGGTGAAGTACTTGGTAAATATTCTGAAATATACAGTGTTATTAAACCTGAACATTTAGAAATGGTAACCGATGATCCAAAATATGTCAACAGTCAGAGAGATAGTGGATTTAATCCATTTGATTATACTGTATTGGATGGTGAAGATGATTGGACAGATTTAACTGTATCAGAAATTATTGAACTAGAACAAACTAAAAAATCATAAATGAACAAATTCGTTAGAGAACTTGATATTAACAAGTTACTTTTTATTGATATTGAAACTGCATCACAACTTCCTGAACTAGACCCTAAAAGTGAGTTGTTCAAGATTTTTCAGTATAAACATCGTGATAGAGAAACAGAAAAATTACCAACTGTTAAGGAAACACAAGAGATATATAAGAAGACAGCGGCTTTATCACCAGTGTACAACATGATTGTGGCCTTTGGTATTTCCTATGTTAAGGATAATCAGATAACCACCAAGATACTTACAGGTGACGAGAAAGATATCCTTACGGAGGCATACAAAATTATTACTGATAGTAAACGCCTTGTCTGTGGTTTTAATTCTACGGGCTTCGACTTACCTACAATTCGTGTTAGAGCCTCAACTTACAATATCCAATGTCCTGAATTTATCAATGATTGTATGTCAAAGCCATGGATTCAAGATGAAAAAAGCCCCGACCTACTCAAAATAATTCAGGGAACAGGATATTCACGCATGAGCCTTGATGAAGCTTGTTATTTATACCAAATTAAATCACCTAAGAATACAGGTGTAAAAGGTTCAGAGGTTTCCAACGAATATCATACTAATGGTATAGAAAGAATCAAGACTTATTTGGAAGCAGATATGTATAGTACGGTAAATTTATTCCTCCGATTACAAGGTAAACCTATTATAGAATGATAACAAACTATCCCAACAAAGTAGAACTAAAAGACTTGACTTTTGTGGAAGATCCTAAAGGAGGATATACTGCATGGATAACTGATTTTCCTGCTGTAGTTGATGAAGGAGACACACAAGAAGAAGTACTAGAGAAAATTAATTTATATCTACAACAAATTAAAATTTTAAGATGATACCAATAACCCATAAAGAAGGTGTAGAAATAGCTTATCGGTGGATGATGAAAAATACCTCAGTTGGTATAGGATTTAAGGAATTGGTAAGTATTAATAGAGAAATACCTGATGTAATAGGTTTTGGTTCATGGGGTCATTCGGTGTTAATTGAAGTAAAAGTTTCTCGTTCTGATTTTCTCTGTGATAAGAAGAAACCATTTAGAATTAAACCTGAGGAAGGTATGGGTAAGCAGAGATTTTACATTTGTCCGAAAGACCTTATCAAGAAAGAAGAGTTGCCCGAAGGTTGGGGATTAATATACATCAATGAGAAAAAGAAAGCCCGTTGTGTCCATTTTCCTTATAAAGGCAATGTCGGAGAACAATATGGTTTTACGAAGAATAATCAGGCAGAAATGAATGTTATGTACTCAGCACTTCGAAGACTTCACCTTAGGATAGGATTAGATGAAGTATATGCACGAGATATTCCACCTAATTTAAATGAAATAAATTTAGGTAAAAATTTGGTAGATTCAGAATAATTACTTATCTTTACAGTATTATAAATCGACCCTAATTAAGGTCACAACCAAGAGATAACCCTCTATAAAAGGTTAAATAAATATGTCAGAAGGCGTAAAAACCTACCTCAGTTTGGATTATAAGTCTAGTAATCTGTTCGAATTTAGTAGTACTCCTAAAGAAGGGTTTGAAAAAAATGTTTCCTCAACAGGAAAAGAGTCTTATCGTAAGTATTATAAGTATGGAGTTGAAGGAACACTAAACAATGTTTCTGTTCGTGAAAGTAACTTTGGTAGACAATTATCTATTGCACTTGATGAAGGTATTTACCTTAACTTTGGTATTGCCGATCAAAAAGGAAATGTAGATAGTAATACCGAACAGCTTATTAAGGTTTTACCTGAGCTTAACAAAGGTGATGCAATTAAGATTGCTCCGTACCGCTTTTTACCTGAAGGCAGCAAATATGATAAATCAGGTATTACAGTAAGTGTAAATGGCGAGAAAGTAAAAGGTCTTACCAATGCTTATTACAAAGATGGAGTATTTGTTGATGGTGACGTACCCGCTGTAAAATGGGTTCAAGATAAGCTCGACAAAACCAAAAAGAAAGCCTCCTTAGCCGATTTAGAGAAGAAAAATGATTATCTCTTGGAAGTATTAGCAAAAGAAGTAGAACGTCTTAAATGGGTAGGCGCAGGTTCAAACGCTGCACCTGCGAGTGTCCCTCAACAAGAAGAGGATTCACTTCCTTTTTAAGTTAAACTAACCTTAAACTTTATCCCTCTGTAAGAAATTATGGAGGGATTTTGTATCTTTGTGAAACAATTGAATTTAAATATGCCTAACCACGTAAAGACAGCAAGTGAATTTTTAGCCAAGGGATTTTGTGTTATACCAACTACCAAGAATAAGATTCCTTCAATAGGTAATTGGAGAACTTTTCAAAGGCGTACACCATCTCCTGATGAAATTGAGAAATACTTTAAATCATGTGAGGGTGTAGCAATGTTATGTGGTGGGATGTGGAGAGTATTCTGTTTGGATGTTGATAGTAAGCAAGACCTAACAGGAGACTTATTTGATAGAGTTAAAGAAGTGATACCAAATTCAATTCTTAAAAAAGCTTATGTTCAGAGCACTCAAAATAATGGTTATCATCTTGTATGGAAAGTACCTGCAACAAGGTTATTTGGCAATGAAAAACTTGCTTCTCGATATACTACTCCTGAAGAAAGGCATATTACCTATCTAGAAAATTATGCTGATCCTGAGACAAGACCTAAAGCTCTTAAAATAGCCTTAAATAATGCATCCGCTTGCTTGATAGAGAGTAGAAGTGGCACTAGTGAAGATGCAGGAGGATATTTCTTAATTGCACCTTCTGAAGGATATAAACCAATATATGGTACAATTGGTGAACTTTCTGAACAGGAATATGATGACATGATTGCTGCTGTCAGGTCTTTAAATGAAGTGAGAGAGTTAGAGCCTAAACCTAAGTATGAATCTAATATAGAGTGGTCAAAAACTCCTTTTGAACACTATGCAGAAGAAGGTGATTTAGTTAGTATTCTGGTAGAGAATGGATGGGAAGTTGGTGAAGGTAGTAGAGGTAGAAATGTACGCTTAAAAAGACCTGGTAAAACTTCATCTAAGTCTTCAGCAATGGTTGATACTGATAAAAATATTCTGTATGTTTTTTCCAGTGGTTCTATATTTGAATGTAATAAAGGTTATAATGCAGTATCAGTACTATCCATTCTCAACTTTGAAAATGATTTAACACGAGTTTACCATTATTTAGTTGATAATGGCTTTGGAATTAAGAAATAATTTATTTACCTTTGTAAAAATATTTAATGAAAAAAGAGATTAAATTCAGAGCCAAAAGACTAGACAATGGGGAATATGCTTATGGTCATTATTGGGAGACTCCTTGTGAGATGAACGGCTATTCTGAGCCACCTTCTCAGGAAATGATTTGCTATATTGCCCAAACTGAATTTCTGGGTCGACCATGTGTTGAAGTTGATCCTGAGACAGTTGGTCAATTTATAGGAGAGAAAGATATTTACGGAAAGGAAATCTATGAAGGTGATGAAATAATGTATGATTTAGCAGAAGGCTTAGGACAGCCTAGAAGAAACGCGCTTAAAAAGATAGTATCAAGGGGATTAGGTAATTGGGATGTAAATGTTAAAATAATCAAATCATGAATATAACAAATGAAACAGAAAGTTCGAAGTTTCCATCAGGTAAAATGAATTTTACTACAAATGAGGAAATTACTTTGGAAGTATCTTTAATGGCTCTTGCAAGCGAACTTGGAGTTGCTATGTATGGAGCAGAATGTGACTCTGAACACATTGAATATTTTAAACGACTTATTAAAAAGCATAGTAAATAATGGAAATAGACGAAATATTAGATAGTGTTCCCTTAGAAGTTTTCCTTGATAAGGATTTTATTCAAGAACTAAAACAAATGTTTGAATAATGGAAGATAATATAGTAGATAGGATTGAACAAAAACTTGGTATTGTACCTAATTGGAGAGGCTATCCTGAACTAAGGTCTAAATATGATTGGCTATTAGAGTTGGAAGAAATTTTACCTGATTCAGATGATATTGATTCAGAAGTAGAAGAACTTGAATCTCAAATTGAAGATTTAGAAGAAACCATTGAAAGTCAAAAGGAAGAGATTGAAGAATTGGAAGACGAGGTACGAGATTTGGAAACAGATATAGAAAATCTAAAAGAATTACTTGACGAGAATAATATCGCTTACTGATGTCGAAATGGATTTACCAAGGATTACCACTTGAAGAACCTCCTGAAGGTATGTTTGGTTTTGTATATAGAATTACTTGTTTGGTACCTCTCGAAGATGGTAATCGGCCTTTTTATATTGGTATGAAGAGTTTTTATTCTACAAGAACTAAAGTGTTGAGTAAGAAAGCTGCTGCGGAAGCTTATAGTGGAGTTGGTAGGCGCATAAAAAAACAGAAACAAACTTCTGAATCTGATTGGCGACAATATCTAAGTTCATCATCTGATGTTAAAAGTCTTATTTGTGACCTTGGTATAGAAAGTTTTCTGTTTGAAATACTTGAAATGTGTGAAACCAAAAGTAAATTATCTTACGCTGAGGCCAAATGGATTATTCAAGAAGAATGTTTATTTAAAAGTAATTGTTTAAACGCTTGGTTGTCAATAAAATGTCGTAAATCGAATTTAAAATGATGGAAACAAAATTATTTAGAATAGAGGCTTTTGGAGAGGTTACCTACTTGTACGGAGAAACCTACGAAGAAGTGAGAGACAAATTAAGTTTATTTGCTCCAAAAGATATAAAATTTAATGTTGATGATTATAAAATAACGGAGGTAGAAGAATGTCTTTAAAATTTTTAGGACTATATGAAAATGAGAAGGAATATCGTGCTGATAAAACAGCATATAACTACTCCCTATTGGCAGACTTCACCAAGAAAACTTTAAGAGGTTTTAGAAAGAAGTATATTGATGGAATAAATGATGAGGAAGACGATACGAATAGTATTCGAGTAGGTTTGTTAGTGCATGCCAAACTTGCTGAGGATGAAGAAGATTTTGAAAGAAAATTTTATCTGTCCTCCCTTACTAAAGTTCCTGCACCACAAAAAGTTACATTTACCAATCATTTGATGAACCTTACATTAAGGGATTCTACTAAAGATGGAGAATTTGCAGGAGATTTTGCTTCTATTTGTGAAGAAGCATATGTTTTATCAGAAATTAAACAAAGTAAACTTCCAAAATTTATTGAAAGTTGGATTGAAGATGGTGGAGAAGATTATTATCAAGAACTTAGGAATTCATATGGTAAACAGATTGTAACTCTTGAAGACTTCTCCTTGATGGAAAGGGTTATTCAAAAAGCTCGTGAGTCTCAACCTGGAATACTTAACCATAAAGAGTGCCTTAATGAAGTTCCAATTAAATTCGAATATGAAGGAATTACATTTAGAGTGTTGATTGACCGTATTAATTTGGATCATGAGAATAAGGTGATTAAGGACTTTGATTGGAAAGTAACAGGTCAGAATGATGAGCAAGAATTCTCCTATAACTACCTTAAGATGAGATATCATATTCAAAATTTCCTATATGAACTTGGAGTACAAGCATGGGCTAAGGAATTCTATCCTGAATATACTGTAGAACCTTTTAAATATGTTGCCTTAGATGATAAAGGTCTTTATGATACTATTGTACACCAATTTGAATTTGGTTGGATTGATACACCTTGGACAGGATTTACACACAATGGTAGAACTTACAAAGGTATCAAACAAATAGTAGAAGAAATTGAATGGCACAAGTCAACAGGTAAATGGGATATGAGTAGAAGTACCTTCGATAAGAAAGGTTTTTGTCACCATAAAATTGGAAGTTAAAATGATATACTGTATAGAAGTAGATAGATCAGGATTACCTGAAGAGCCTGTGGTATTGCACCAAGAGTTTCATACTCCTCCAACAAGAGAGGATATTATAAAAGTACTAAAGGATGCAGACATGGGATATAATGAAGACTATTGTAAATTTGAATATTACCAAATATCATGAGCGCGCTATTACCTGAGCAAAACTTACCAAACCCTAACCATAAGATTATCTATTTTATATTGATTATCCTTACATTGGGGTTATTTACTTATCTTAAATACAAAATATTTTAATAGTATGTCACAAACAGAATTTCATAAAGGGACACTTACTTTATTAGGTAAAGTAGAAACAAAAGAGCAATTGAAAGAACATATCATTGATAGAAGAATTGATGAAATAGAATCGGATGATGATATAGGAAATTTTATAGCAGATAAATATAGGTATTATGATAACCCCGATGATGCCTTTTATTTCAAGGACGGATATTTATTCAAATTAAATGACTCCTCCTTAAATGATGAGGATGGAGGGTCTTCATTTAAAATATCAGAAGATACTATAGATTATAGTGCTGTATTTTACAATGGTGGAACATGTTTAGAAGAATATTTAGATGAATTTATTTCAGAACACTTTAATTTAGACTAAATGATAGGACAAAAATTCTCAGAAGGTAAACTACCCTATTTCCAAGTTTTATTTAAGCAATTTCCAAGAGCCTTACAGGAGGTTATTAGGTGTAGTCGAGCAGGAAATAGAAAATACCCCCACGACACAGATTGGATGAATTGGTCACGAGTAGAAAATGGACAAATAGAATTCCGAAATGCAGCTCTCAGACATCTATTAGAAAGCGAAACATCAACATTTAATGCAGATATGGCTGAATATGATCCTAAAATTCGTCATATGGCACAATTCTGTTGGAATGCTTTATGTAGCTTAGAATTAGACCTTATGAAGGAAGAAAAAGAGGATAATCCACTTTTAAATATAGGTGAGAATCCAACCAAAATACCATATAAAGATTCGAAAACATCTATCAATTGGGTAGAAATGGATATCACTAAACCTAAAGAATGTAAGGAAGCTTTAAAGAACGTTGGAATAAATACCGATAATCAATCAAAAGTAACAATGGTGGAATTCAAAGGATCTTTAACAGGAAATTCAACAATTACTCCTTGGTATCCTTATGAACAAAATCCTTATCATATTAAAATCCCAAGATTATCAGTAGATGAACTATTTCAACAAAATCAAAAAATAACACCCATTCCTATGCAATTACCAATAGAACAAGAAGCTTTAAAAGTAGTAGAAGATTTGAATAATGAGTCTTGGATTGATGATATAGCACATTATCATTGGATACCTTTTTCATTTGAAGCTGATGGTACTTTCTCCTATATTAAATTTATGGGAGTGATAGTTTGGGACTCTGATAATGATGGTAGAGATTATGATGTGAACAAAATAGGAGAAGAAGATGAGAAAATTCCACTCCGAGATTACATCATCAAAGAATCCAAGAAAATAACCAAACATCTTAAGAAGAGAATGAAACTAATCTAATTAAGTAAGATTTATTTTACCTTATATTAGGTTAAAAGATGAAATTAGAGTATCTTTGCTGCCCTTTAAAATAACGAAAATACACTTTTAATGCAATTAGACAAATTGAAAAATGAGATTGAAACTCCATGGGGAGAAATCGGATATATAACTTTTAAAAGAACTTATGCAAGGCGACTGAAGGAAGATGATATTGGTTCTAAGACAGAAGAATTTTGGCAAGTAGTACAACGAGAAATTGAAGCCTCTGATAAACAATTAAAGGTTGGATTTACAGATAAAGAGAAGGAAGAGTATGCAAGATTAAGATTAAACCTGAAATTTAGTGTGGCAGGAAGATTTATGTGGCAGTTGGGTACCAAGACAGTCGATAAAATTGGATTGAATTCTCTTCAAAATTGTGCAGGAATTGTCATCGATTCTCCAATAGAGCCTTTTACTTGGGCGATGCAGCTTTTGATGGTCGGTTCAGGGGTGGGTTATAATATTCAGAGAGAATATGTTTATCAATTACCAAAGTTAAAGAAACGTATTAAAATTGAAAGAGTAGATAATGCAAATGCTGATTACATTGTACCTGATACAAGAGAAGGTTGGGTAAAGCTTTTAGGAAAGACTTTAAAGGCACATTTTTACAATGGTGAAGGATTTACTTACTCTACACAATTAATACGTGGCAAGGGTGCTCCTATTAAAGGATTTGGTGGTACTGCATCAGGTCCTGAAGATCTTTGTTGGGGTATTAATGAAATTCATAAAATTCTTAATTCAAGAGCTAATCAAAAATTAAAACCTATTGATTGCTTGGACATTATGAATATTATTGGTGCTGTGGTAGTTGCGGGAAATGTAAGACGTTCTGCTCAAATTGCTATTGGTGATTACGATGATTTAGAATATCTAAAGGCGAAAAGATGGGATTTAGGTTCTATTCCTAATTGGAGGGCAATGAGTAACAATTCAATTGCTTCTCCTGAAAATTTATATCATCTCCCCCAGGAATTTTGGGATACTTATAACCAAGGTGAACCGTATGGCTTAATCAACCTTAAATTAAGTCGAGAAATTGGTAGAACAGGAGAGACACAGTATCCTGATCAAGAGGTAGTTGTATATAATCCGTTGAGCATAGCGGCCTAAGTAGGTGACTACTTTTGAATAATCCCGAATATCGGGGAAACACTGGAAGCAGTCAATCCCGACACACAAGCGTAATGGCGAGGTGCTAGAGACTACCAAGGGAAATCTTACAAAGATTGTGGTATAGTCCGATCTGCAACAATAACAAAATGAAATTGCAGCTAACATAAATGGTGCCGAACAAAGTTTACATAATGGTGAAACTTGCTGTCTTGCAGAGGTATTTTTACCAAATATTACTTCATATGAAGAGTTGAAAAAAGTCTTGACATATGCATATAGAATGAATAAGCACTCCTTGACATTGAAATCCTCATTAAAGGTGACTCAGGATATAGTTAATAAGAACATGAGAATGGGGATTGGAATGACAGGCGTTTTACAAGCAACGGAAGAACAAAGAAGTTGGTTATCTGATGCTTATATTTGGTTAAGAGCTTATGATAAAGAATATTCTAAACAGAAAGGATTCAATGAATCAATTAAATTAACCACTGTTAAACCCTCTGGTAGTTTAAGTCTTTTGGCAGGCGTAACTCCTGGCATTCATCCTAACCCCGCAGGACCTTATTATATTCGTCGTATTCGTATTTCTTCTGAATCTAACTTGGTAGAAGTATGCCGATCACATGGTTATCATGTAGAACCTCAAATAGGTTTTGATGGTTCTGTAGATAAAAGTACAATGGTTGTTGAGTTTCCATGTAAATTACCTGAAACTACTCCTGTAGCTGCCAATTTCTCTTGGAAAGAACAGTTAGACAATGTACGTCAAATGCAACGAGAATGGTCAGATAATTCTGTTAGTTGTACTGTGTATTATAAAAAAGAAGATTTACCTGAAATTAAGGAATATTTGAAAGAGTTTTTTCCTACTGAAATGAAAACTGTTTCTTTTCTCCTTTATCATGGACATGGATTTAATCAAGCTCCATATGAAACAATTACCAAAGAACAGTATGAACAGAAAATAATTGGTACAAAACCTATCACTTCTGTTGAAGTTTCCGAAGATTCTTTCGAAATTGAAGATTGCGCGGGTGGAGCTTGTCCTATCAAATAATGAATTACTACATTGGAATAGATACCTATGACTTAGGTAATGAATTTAATGGTTATGGAGTTGCTTTAGTGTATGGTATTACTGAAAGAGGTTCTTACTATATAGCAAAGGAAATTAAGAGTCAAGATAAACATGAGTTCTATGCTGAATTAGAGATGTTAAAACAGCAATACCAACCACATGAAATCTTAGAATGGGATTAGTATTTCTTTATTAACAAAACTTTAGGTGGGTCTTATGGCTCACCTTTTGTTTTTATGAAAAATTGGTATTACCTTTGTAAGGAATTAAACAAAACATTTACAATGAAAATATTTAAAATTAAATCAAACGGAGAAACTGATTGGGTAACAGCAGATGATTTGTTATCTTGTCTTAAATTTTATCTTAATGAAGTAGGCTCTGCGTATATTGATGAAATTGATAGTATAGATGAAGTACCTGAATCTGAGTGGGATAACAATGCTATAAGATTTGAAGATGAAACTGAAAATGGTACTTTCTATATGACATTCCGAGAATATGTAACACCTTCGATAGAACCTATGATTATTTCATCAACAGCTTATTAGATATGGAATACTATGACAGGTGGAAATCTCGTAAAAATGCTCAGTTAAATGCAGAAGAACAATCTGAGGAAGGATTTTATGTAGAAGAAACAAAGCTTGAAATCTACGAGAAATTAGAACAACTTCGTAACAATAAACCAAAGGCTCCTTCCTTAATTATCAAGTGGAAGAAATCTATTAAATTACTCGAAAAAGAATTAGAATGAAACCAATTGAACAACTCAAAGAAAGCACAGTTAATCAAGATGTCTTAAAGAGGGAGTTTATTGATTATCTACCTAAGAGATTTGAGTTTGTTGTAGATATGTTATGGATTGACCAAGATGATGCTTTGTATAGTTATATGCTAAAGATGTATCACCATTTAGATGGTATTGATTATCATTATAGGCACTTTTTGAAAGGTCATTCCAAGAATCTCCGTAGAGTGTTTTATGAATTCCGTCAGTTACCACTCGAAAATATCATGCTCGGTCTTTCTATTATTTATGAAGTTGGCACTATTCTTGATACAAATGAACTTTATGAAATGATGGATAGACACCATTCGGCCAAAGATAAGATTCAAAAATTAATTTTAAAACTACATAGAAATAAAGATGCCTGAAGATTATTATATTCCTATTGATTATTCGCAAGTATTAAATATTCTCAACATTAAAATAACCGAAGAAGATGAACTATAAAGAACGATTGCAAGAAGCCTACGAGGAGTACATAGAATCTCCTGCTTATCCTGAACAAGTTACTACTAAATTAGATTGGGTATCAGAAAATATATTCGAATTTACAACTTATGATGATGAAATATCTATAGAGTTTGGTCAACAAATGGTAGATGTGATAAAGGCTCTCTTGAATGTAAAAACTTACGATTATATAAAGGATAACTATAAAACCTATCTTTATATGGTTAATATGCCCTTCCTAAGAGATAAAATTGAGTGGGGAACCTCTATCAGAGGAAGTTGGATTGATGAATATGCAAGAGAAGATTTTAAAATTCTATATGATTGGGTAATACCAAAGGGTGAGATAAAACAATTTTTAACAGCTTTAATTGAATGGGTAGAATCATGACACATAAAGAAGCACAAGAGATTGCTCTTAAAGTAAGATGGAAAGTAGAATTTTGTCATCAAGGCGAATCCTGTTGGTGTAGAATTATTACACCTGAAGAACCACTTTACTTTGATGAGGATGAAGAATACTATATCGTACATAGCGGAGCAATTGATACACTTACGGCAGAACATATTGTTAACATTCATAACAATTCATTAAAATGACACGTAGAGAAGCAAACTTTCAAATTATCCGAAAATTAATAACTTATTGTAGACACAATCCTGATGTAAGGTTTACACAAGCTCTCTTTAATTTAGGCATCAATGAGTTTACAGAAGAGACTAAGCAAGCTATTACTGATCCTATTTACTATGGTGATCAAGCAAAATGCATTTTGCCACCCGAATATAAACTGTTAGATAAATACAATGAAGAATCAGTTAAAACACTTGAGAAATTAAATGGAAAAATATAAAGAAGAAGATAAAATAGGACTTTGGGTAGATTGGTTAACAAGTCCAAAAGAGCTCCCACCGATACTTAATTCTTGGTGCATAATCAGAAGTTACGAAGAATTCAAACAATGGTTCAATGATAATCATTTTATCCCAGAACTCATAAGTTTTAACTTTCCACTTAGTGAAGAATATATCCGTTATGTAATGTTAAATCCTGTTGGTACTCCTATTGTATATGAAACCTTAGGTAGTGGTTCGGGTGCATCATGTGCAGTCTTTTTAAGTCACCTACTTTCGAAGAATAGCTTAAAGGCTAAGCGTATTTGTATTCATGGTAATAGAGATGATCGTGGCTGTCGTGAAATGCAAAAATTCATTAACTCTTGGAAAGAAGAACAAGATTGTTTCATGACTACTTTTGAGATTGAAGATATGGAAGAAGTGATTAAGAAAGATCTTATTGCCAAAGCTAACTATGAAGTATTTCTTAAGATTCAGGAAGAGGTTGAAGATAAAATTAAACGAGAAAATGCATTTTCTCTGAGTGAAGAAAACAAAATCGAATTATTAAAACCATAAAATAAATTTTTCCATGTACAAAACAGAAGTAGAATCGAAGTTTGCACCTAATCAAGAGGTTTGGTTTATATACAATAATGGTGTTTATCACAAGAAAATTAAATCTGTTAGATTTAGTGTATTTGAAAAACACTTCTTTATTGAATATATTTTTGATAGAATTCTAGGTGTTGGGGACGATCTTGTTATTAAGGAATATAAATTATTTGAGAGCAAAGAAGAACTAATTAAAAGTTTGTAAAAATGGAGATGTCTTTTATATACCTCAAAGAAGGAAAAGTCATAGTCTTAGGATATACTGATGCACTCGTACTTGATAAAAAATTAAAAACAGAAGGTTATAACCATATTGTAACCATTAATTTAAATACTTGGTTACAAGGAATATTTGATAAGGGATCGGATAATAAAGAATATTTACAAAATTCCATTCAAACTCTTATTTCTGAATTATTATTTACAGGTAATCAGTAAAAGTTTGTAATTATCAATTATTTTACTTGGAAAAATACATTTTTCTTTATAACTTTGTAGTATGAAATGGGAAATAATCAAAGAAGCATCTCCTCCATCTTTTGAGGATGATAAATATTACTATTGGGTAACTCCAAATATTTTTGATGATACTTTTAGAGTATATGCAGAATTAAAACAACAAAATATAAATGGCTAAAAATAAAGAACAAGTTCAAGCAAAGACCTTGGAGGAATTGCAAAAGAACCTTAATGAAAAGTATGGTAAAGGAACTATGGTTGGGGCTTCCGAGGGTAAGAAGGACTTCAAAACTGTAAGTACAGGCTCTATTCAGTTTGATCGTGCAACTAACTGTGGAGGATATCCTATTGGTAAGCTCATTGAGATTTTAGGGCCTGAATCAGCAGGTAAAAGTACCATTACCTTACATGCGATTGCAGAATATCAGAAAGCAGGTTATAGCTGTTTGCTATGCGATTTTGAGCATTCGTATGACTCGGAATATGCTGAAACAATTGGGGTGGATAATAATAAACTATTGTACACTCAACCTAATACTATGGAAGATGGATATAACCTCATTTATGATACTATTGTTTCAGGTTTAGTACAATTAATTGTTCTTGACTCTCATACAGCAATGGTGACTAAACTAAGACTTACGAATGATAGTCAAATCGGAGACTCTAAAATTTCACCTGAAGCTAGAGTTAACAGTGATGCTCTCCGTAAGATTAAACCCGAATTAGATTTATATGGTTGTACAGTGATTGGCGTGTCTCAGCTTAGAGAGGATATTGGTGGAATGGGAGGTGCTAAGGGTACAGGAGGAAATTCCTGGAAGTTCTATCCTGATATGAGGATTAAACTTTATAAAATCCTTGATAAGGCTAATGAAACCAATAAAACTAATATTGAAATAATCAAGAATAAGTGTGCGAAGCCATTTGGTAAATGCGAGGTGCCTATTTTATGGGGTGTTGGATTTGATAAAATGGGAGAAGTGATTGACTTAGCATCGAATCAAGGTATAATTAAAAAGTCGGGCTCTTGGTACAGTTACAAAGAAGATAAACTTGGACAAGGTAAAAGTGCTGTCAAAGATTTATTTGAAGATAATCCTGAATTATATGAAGAGATTAGAAATTTGGTTTTAAACAGCAAAACAGAAGAAATTTATGAAACAGAACAAGAATCAGAGTAACCAAAATAAACACATCGAAAATACATTTTCTCAGGCTAAATTCATATACACATCTCCACTAACAGGTAAAAAGACCAAAGGTACGGTTGATGAAGTATTAAAGAATAAGGTCAGAGTCAGACCTGAAGATAAGACTACCGAGGAGTTATATATGCGTAGTACAGATGGAGTTTTATTTCCTATTAATGATAATTTAGAGATTTATGAGTAATCATTATCATAATATTGTAGAATTCTTAGAGAAAAATAGTTTTGAATTGAGAATGGGACGTTGGTATAGTCATGATAATAAATATTCTTTAGATGGAGATGAGGATGGTTATTGGTCTATCTCAGTAGATAAAGGTCATTATGGAGAAAGCATTACTCTCAAAGTACCAACTTTTAGTTCTTTTAAAAACTTATTAAAAATGATTCAAAATGCCAACAAGTAATGAGTATTATATACCTGATATAGAGGATTTGTTTGTAGGCTATGAATGTGAAGCTGATGATAGAGGCGATGGGTTTGATCCAATTATTGTAAATTCAGATACCTTTAATAGGATTAGGTCAGGAATGTGGACTGTTCAAACCAAATATCTTGATGAAGAAGATGTTAAATCAGAAGGTTACAATAAATCCTTGAATAATGATCATACTCTTTATCATAAGGCTGTCCAATATGGTGGGTTGGTTCTTGATATGAACTACGAAGACAGTATTATTAAGATTGATTTCTTGGATCATCTTGGTTCTGAATTAACTATTTTCTTTGGTAAGTGTCCGTCAATTAATGAGTTGAGGAAAATTGAACGTCTAGTAACAATTTAAAATTTTGATTGTATGCTTATTAAGGAATCAAGAATTAAGTTAGAACTCAGGTTTATACTTTCTGAAATGGGTTATATACCTCTCCTTTATTATATTGAGGAACTTATTGCTGAAGAATCATATGAACTTTGTGCTGTGATTGTCGAAGCTTTAAAAGAGTATAATGGTGTTTATCATAAAGAATTACCATTATCTCTTAGTGATGAAGTTATTGAACGATTCTTGGCCGAAAGTATAAATGGTGAATTAACACTATCAAATGTACCACATTATGTGCGTGAAATAAAGAAAAGATTAACTGAAAATTTAAAATAATATGGAAAAGATTAATATAGATGGAAGAATTCTTTTATTCGAAGATCATTATAATTCTTTTGGAATAGCATGGGCTGTTTTTTATGAAGGAATTGAAACCTATGAGCCTTGGTATAATTTCTTGCTTAGAAGAAAAGCAGTAAAACAAAAGCCTCGAAGGATATTTTCAGCCATTTCTCCCAATGATTCCTTCTATTCAAAGGATGAATTAAGAAGAAGAATATTGGGAGAGTTACAAAAGTTTGATAGAATAAATGACAGACAAATAGAGATTGAAAATAAAAACTACTTATGAAAATATTAATAGCGTGTGAAGAAAGTCAGGCGGTATGTATAGAGTTTAGAAAATTAGGACATGAAGCTTATTCTTGTGATATTTTACCTTGTTCAGGCGGACATCCTGAATGGCATCTTCAAAAAGATGTATTAGAGCTATTAACAGAAAAGTGGGATATGATTATTGCTTTTCCTCCGTGTACAGACTTAGCTGTAAGTGGTGCTCGTCATTTTGAACGTAAAAGGATAGATGGTTCTCAACAAAGAAGTATCAACTTTTTCATGGAGTTTGTTAATGCTGATTGTGAAAAAATATGTATTGAAAATCCAATTGGAATCATGTCTAAGGAATATAGAAAACCTGACCAAATAATTCAACCATATCAATTTGGAGATGCTGTACAAAAGAGTACATGTTTATGGTTAAAAGGCTTACCTAAACTAAGTTCAACAAATATTGTTGATAAAGGAGAATTTTATGAATTCATAAGTAAGAAAGGAGAAAAGAAACGTATGAGCATGTTTCATTACAAAGGCTTATTAGATGCAAAAACTCCTGAACAAAGGAGAACATTGAGGAGTAAAACATTTAAAGGTATTGCTGAAGCTATGGCAAGTCAATGGTCAAATTTAAAATAATAAAATAAATCAAATGAAATTATCCGAATATCAGATTGCAGCTAAAAGAACATGTCCATCATTAGGTTCAAAAGATAAGGACTTATTACATATGAAGATGGGTATTGTGACAGAATTAGCTGAACTTGTGGATGCCTACAAAAAGAATTTAGCCTATGGTAAGGAATTAGACCTTGTAAACATAGGAGAAGAGATAGCAGACGTATTTTGGTACATTGCTAATGAATATAATATTCTTGAAAAGGCTCTTCTTGATGAATTTGTAACTGTTGCATCAGGTCAAAGTTTTGTAGATGATTATATCTATGAGTATAAAGATAAGGATGCACAGTATCTGCTTGATTTAATAAGTGTTTATCTATCTCAGGAATTTGAAACAATGCATGTACTTATAGGATTGGGTACGTTTTCTAAATATTTAGGTATTGATATTGAGAAAAGTCTTCAAAATAATATTGATAAACTTTTGATTAGATATCCTCTTGAAGAAGGCTTTACACAAGAGAAAGCATTAAATAGAAATCTTGAAAGTGAAAGAGTAGAACTTGAAAAATAAAAATTATGGCTAATCCACTAACTTATTTAACAATTGCGAATACGGATGACGACATTCGATTAACTGCAAATCCAAGGTGAGTTTTGGGATGTACCTGCTTATGTGTTTGATATATGGTACAATATTTGTCTAAGATATTTGCAGAGATCATTGACATTTGAAGATAATGAAGAACTTAAAGAATCGTTGGTAAAATTAGATTTCGATATTGCATCAGATTGCATTGAAATTATTGAAAAAGCTAAAACTTTAGGATGGCATAAATTATAATAATATGAACAACTTGGGAAGTTATCGAATGCAGTTAGTGAAATTGAAAGAGAAACGTACTGCTCAAATCAAACAATATATCAAGTTAGCAGATGAAATTGCTTTGACCAAACGAAAGATTAAAGCTGTTAATCTCAAGATACAAAAGTGGAATCAGACTGAATTTCAATTATCTGAACATTTTATCAAGAGATTTAAGGAAAGAGTTTGTGGTATAGAAGTTTCTGAAATGAAAGAATTGATATTCACCAATAGGTCTCTCTCCATTTTTAATATCTTGCAAGATGGTACATATCCCGTAATGATAAACGATAATGAGTACCAAGTTGTTCTAAGAGATAAACATTTAATAACCATATTGAATAGTAAATAGATGTATAAATTTAAAGCTTACAAAGTTGGTGATAGAATTCTCATACCTAATCATTTTGAAAATAATAATTCTTTTTTGACTGGGCATGTAAATATCATATTAGCAACACCTACTAAGATGACTGAATATAATTATTGGCCTAACTCAGCAAGTTTAAATGATTTTTATAAATCTCTTGAAGAGATTGACTTAATGGATTATCCTAAATTAATTCCACATATGATAAAAGTTGTAGGGGATCATTGTTTGGACATATACTGTAAAAACAAATTAGCTAAATTACTCCTGAGTAAAGGCTTATCAGAAGAAAATGTAAAATATGGTATTGACTATAGTCCTTATAAAGATGTGGAATCTGTAGTAAAATACCTGAGAGTAAGAGGTAGACTTTGGTAATTTAAATTAAAAAATAAATGAACGTTGAATTAATAGGATGGTATGGTGGGGATATTGCAATCGCAAGAGCTGCATGGACTTCTACACAAATAGAAGTAGAAAGTAAAACTGATGAACAAATAGAAGACCTTATTGTAAATAAGCTTTGGAATAATGAATCAGGTAAGCCTCATAAATCGCCCTTCGAGCGCGGTATTGTAGAATTTAATATTACCTGTGATCAGGCAAGTCATATTCACCTGCTTAAACATAGATTAGCTAACATCAATGGAGAATCAGCACGATATAAAGAATTAAAAGAAGATAAGTATTACTTACCTGAGGATTGGAAAGAAATAAAATTTTCTGAAAATACATACGAAAAAGCAGGTTTTGAGACTTTAGCAGATAAATTATTAAGTAATAGCTATGATTGGAATCATGCATTAGAAATATACACAGATTTAGGTAATGTATTGTATCATGCTTCCTTAAATGATTTAACACCTGTTTTAGGTAGAAAAAGAGCAAAAGAATCAGCAAGATTTTTCAAAACTATGAATTCTGAATTAACTCTGTCTGTAATGATGAATATGTCTTGTTTCTATAATTTTATTATTCTTAGACATGACAAGGCTGCGCAAAAAGAAATTCAGATGATTGCAGAAATGATGATTAATAAAATTAAATCTATTGAAGGAAATCCCTTCAAACATACAATAAAAGCTTTTAAATTTTAGATGAATTATTTGTTAATCTGAAAATAATTATTTACCTTCGCAAGAATGAATTTTATTCATTATGCTTTAACACTCTAAAACATATCTATGTCTTTACCAAATAAAGAAAAACGTCCTTTAAAAACAGAACCTCACTTTGATGTCACCTTGAATGAGGAACAAAAAGAAGTTGGTAGATTATTCTATGAAAATGATGTAAATTTTATACACGGGGACTTCGGAAGCGGTAAAACGTTAGTGGCTTGTTATTTAGCTCTTTATTATTTTAGGAAGAAACGTTTTAATAAAATATGGATTACACGACCTATGCTTAAAACTAAGCTTTCAGCACTTCCTGGTTCCATTCAGGATAAGATGGCTCCTTATATTTTTCCTATATTACAAAATCTTTATCAATGTCAAGGTAAACAAACTACTGAGAAAATGATAGCTGAAGGATTAATAGAGATAATGCCTGTGGAAGTTGCAAAAGGTGTTAGTTTCCTCGATTCTGTTGTTATAGTAGATGAATATGAAGATCTAATATATAGTGATTTTAGGACTATATTGACACGTCTTGGAAAAGATAGTAAAATGATATTCTGTGGTTCCAAAGAACAGATTGATCCTTCGATAGGAAATAATTCATGTATCTACGAGACTCAAAAATTAGGTAAATCAGGACTTGTGGGTTATAGCACTTTGAAATCTAATCATAGAAATCCTATTCTTACAGACATTATAAACTTTTTAGAGAAAAATGGAAATGGAGACATCTAATAAAAAGAATGATTATGAACCAACTAATCCCTACAATTTGATATGTAAATATCGAAACGGATTTTTAAATGTTTCTGACGATGTTAAATATGGAACAACTTTAGCATTTGTTGAACTTAATGAAGATAAAGCTAGAGAATTTACAGCTATCTTTATTGATAAAAATAAATATCCCTTAACAAAAGAAGATATAGATTCTCTACAAAAAAGAGTGCAAGAATTTGAGAAAAAGTATAATATAAAAAGTTTTTATGACTATGAGTAAAACATTTATAGTTCCCTTAGACAAGGACGGAAATCAACATAGTTGGATGTATAATCCTGAAGAATATGGTAAAGAGCCTTGGGAATTTGAGGATACTTTGGAGTATATAGGTTTTTCAAGAGGGCGTTCAGCTTTGAATATCCAATGGAAAGGATTAAACACCAAGAAAACTTATGAGTCAGGTATGTCTTTGTTAAATGATGCCTTATTAGAAGGTTTAATAAACGGAAAGACTATCACAGGTAAATTTACATTTAAGAAACAAGGGACAGCAGTCCTATTAAAAGCAATTGAATTAAAATGAAAGTAACACTTATAGTAGGACAAAATTGCGATTCTTTAATTACACATGATCTAAAAATTGATGGACAAGATAAATGGAACATATACCCTCTTGAACCCGAAGATGCAATCATTGGTCGTGATCTTATTGATGGTACTGATTTAATAAAGGCTATTAAATTGGGTTATGATGCTGCATTGCGCGGAGAAAAACTTGAAATTGAATATGAAGATGCTGAAGAGGAGTAGCCCTTTAAAGAAAGGTAATTCAACACTAAAGAAGTCTCCACTCAAAAAAAGTAATAATTCTTTCAAAAAGTCGGGTAAGATTAAAGTTAAACCTAAGAGTGAGGATAAGAAATTAGAAGAGAAAGAATATCTTGAAAAACAATGGGAATTATTTAGAAAAATATGGGGTAGTCGTCCTCATATAGACTTTGAAACAGGAGAGTATATTTATGGTGAATTGAGAAGTACCTATTGTCACCATATTTTAGAGAAAGGGGTAGATGCTTATAAACCTTATGCCTTATGTGAGTGGAATATAGTATTGGTTACTTGGGAAACCCACAGTCAAGTTCATACTGATATTGATAAAACACCAAAAATAAAGGCTCTAACACAAGAACTTAAACAAAAGCATTTAAATGGAGAACTCTAAACCTGTTAAAATAGATCTTGGTAATGGTTGGTTCAAGGAATTTGAATATAGAGTAATTGTTGCAGGTGGTCGTGATTTTAATGACTATGATTTACTTGATGAAAAACTCAATTTTTATTTTCAAAATATACCAATGGAAAAAGTATTGATTATTGGTGGTGGAGCTAAAGGTGCTGATAAATTAGGTAAAGATTGGGCTAAAGAGAATATTATTGAGTACAAAATATTTCATGCAGATTGGGATAAACATGGTAAGGCAGCAGGACCTATTCGTAACAAAGAAATGGCTGAGGTTGCTACTCATTTAATAGCCTTTGATACAGGTGGAAAAGGAACAGCAGATATGATAAGACAAGCTAACGATTTCAAACTTAAAATAAGAGTAATAAAATGTTAGAATTAGATGAAATATTACACCAAATTTATCATTTAGGTTTTAATGATGAGTATGAAAACATAAATAGAATAGAATTAATAGTTAGAGCTTATAATAAAGGGCAAGGAGATGCTGCACTTTATGATGATTTATCCTCAGTAAGAAATAGACCTTGGAAAGAAACATTAAAATTAATTCACAAACAATAAATACAAAAACAGAAAACAAATGCAATACACTTGGCAACCTGAGCAAAAATTAAGTATCTCTGGTCTTCAGTTAGCAGTCTTCAATGCTATTATCGAATCACATATGAATTATGTAGATGATGGAACATTTAACTCAAGAGTGGCGAAAGCAGAACAAACCATGAGAATCTTAGATGGTAAGAATGCCTTCCAAGAAATCCTTGAACAAGGTATTAAAGATGGATGGATTACCCAAGTTGATAATACTGAGATTGAAGCGAAAACTATTCAGATTTAAACAAAGAACCCTCCCGTAATAAGGAGGGTTTATTTTTACCAATTAATCTGATAAAGTAATGGTAAATGAAACTAATTTACTAAGTGCTAGACTTGAAGAATACTTTATTGGTATTTTAAGATTACGGTTTATATATAGGATGTTATCTATGATACTTTGTCGGAATTCTTCTGTATCAGGTTTTATAGTTACTATATATTTACCTTTACTTCTTTGGAATATAACCTGAGAATCAGGATCTGAAAATTCACTTACACCAAGTAACATCTGAATGTAATTTCGGAGATTATCCTCCATTAAGGTTGGAACTTCTATTTTGTGTTTGGTCATTTAGGAGAAATGTATTTCGACGTTACTTACGTGTTTTAATTGAGAATAAATTGTATGTTACTGCTACTCCTACCGAAGGTCTCCATTTACTTCCATCCCATAATACTCCCGCACTCGGCCCTACAACAAGTAGGCTTTTCTTCTCTGGTATTGAGTAGCTTCTCATCTGTTGAACTTTATTGTACGGGCTTTTTAAGCTGACATCCATAGAAGTTTCATCAGGTTTAAATAAATGTTTCTTGGTTGTAGTAACCATTGAAATGGTATCATTTGTCTCTAATGATATCTTGCTTTCCCCGCTTTTAATATTCCCCTCTACTGCAAGTTTTATCCACTCATCATTTTTTGTAATGGTGAAATCTCCCGCCGTACTATCCTTCCATTTAATCTTCTCGACAAATACAGTATCAATTCGAGTACTTACTTGCACTAATGATTGTGCATTTCTCAGATTTTTATTTTCAGAAATTAAAGAATCTACTAACGACGACAGCACATCAGTAGTTGTGGGTTGAGTAGTTTGTTGAGCATGTTGTACTCCTTTCTCATCTGTATATACTTTATCAGGTAATTTGTAGTTTATGTTAGGTATTTGACCTATCTCTGCTTTTTGATTACATGATCTGTAATATACTGCGCCTACTATAATTAAACCTAATATAAGGTAAGTTCTTACATCTTTAAGTAGATTCTTTAATTGTTCTTTCATATTATTTTATTTAATAGATAACTTCCTGTCCACTTGAGAAAGTTGTTGTCCCTCCTCCCGAGGTTACTGTCCTCAGACGAACCCAATATCCAGCAGGTACCTCGCATTGCAAATTTTGTAATTGTGTGGTATTAATACCTAATGAAATTGCTACTGATAAAGTTTGAGTATTACCACCACCTGCTATTGTAGTCCAAGTTGAGTTGTTAGAAGAAATTTCTAAAAATACTTGTGCTGTTGAGTTTAAATTTAATAGAGCTAATCCTGTTGCACAAGATACCGTATAACTTACTCTTGAATTATTTGTAGTTGATACCTGAAAAGAGCTATTTAAACTTCTCGAAGGTGTATTATTAAAAGTAGGTGCCGCTGCAACATAAGTTGGTATGTTTAATGTATCATTACTAAATGTTGCTGCACCTGATGTGTTATTAGTTGTGAGTTTTAACTTATTTTGTTTGTTGTTAAATGTTGACCAATCTGTTGTAGATAATACACCTCGATTAGTTGCTGAGGCAGTTGGTATATTCAAAGTAATATTACCCGAACTTGTAATTGGGCTTCCTGATACATTTACATCTGTACCTGTTGTTCCTGTGGTTAATCCTGTACTTGTAACTGTACCAACTGACCATGTTCTATTAGCAGAAAGATCTTGTGTTGTACCATTTATTGTAAGCGTCCTTGCATTTGTAACAGGTGTATATCCCAAAGCAGTTGTAACATTTCCACTTGTGATAGAACTTATATAACCATTCGGGTTTGTACTGTTATAAGGTGTAAATCCTAAGGCTGTAGTTATTTCACTTGATGTTGGTGTATAAGAAGAACTTTTCCATTTACCTGTTGTATCAGCAGGTTTTAATGGTGTGTAACCAAGAGCTGATGTAACTTGACCCGATGTAATAGTTGTTAAATATCCTGATGGATTTGAACTTAAGGGATACCAATGATTTGCTGTATCACTTGTATTTAATTTACCATTTATTCTATTGGAAAGTGATAACGTATCATTACCAACTAAAGTACCTACATTCCAAAATCTATCTGTTGTTAAATTCTGTGTAACTCCATTGATTGTTAAATTCCTTGTGAGAGGAGTCCAATGAGCTGAAGTATCTACTTGATTTAGTTTTTGTGCTACTAAATTCGATAGATTAATGGTATCTGCACCTGTTAAATAAGGTTTAGGATTTGAAAACATCGGATAAAACTTAACTGAGTCTGCTTTATCCATTTTGGTATCTATTAAGGCCCTGAGGGTAATACTATCAGAAACATATCTTCCAATATTTACCCAATGTCCTGTTGTATCTCCTATTGAAAGTTTACCATTAATAAATGTATATAATGTAGAGCTATCCAGGAAATTCGGTTTATTGGTAATTGAATTCCAATTTGGAACATATCCAATACTGAGCCATTTATTAGTGGTGTCTGTAGTATTAAATTTAAGATCAATTCTATTAGACAAATTTAAGGTGTCTCTATAAACCAAATAACTAGGTACAAAAGCTCTAAGCATTGCATCAGAACCTATTTGCACTAATTTATAAACTACTGTATCATTTCTATTTGCCAAGGTATTTATAAAGGTAGTATCAGTATGAATTCTTACACTATTCGTTCCAGACATCGTGAGGATCGGGACTGAACCTGCGGGTATTGCAGACCTTAACCAAAATACAGACCTCATAAAAGGCATTGAGAAATCATTCAATTGTGCATATCCTGGTCCTGAGTTTTGACTGTGTACAGGAAAACAGAGTAATAACAAAGCTATTACTATTAGTAATTTGTTTTTCATTTGAGAGTGGTGATAGGGTTAGTAAAGAAGACTCTTATTTGTAAACAATCCATACATAATTTGCATTTTCCGTAGGGTTGGGAGGAAGTGCAAATGTTAATCTCATGGTATTATTGTCTGGAAATGTAATAGTACGTGTTAAATGATTTGCAGCAATGGGTTGAGTGGTAGTTAAACTAAAAAAAGAAGGTATAGCACCAAGGTTATGGGTGATATTAAATACTGTGGTTGTACCATCTGCTGTAAATACAGATTGACCTCCTTTGTAAGGATGTTGTATAACAGGAATTACTTGATCATATATTACAAATTCACCGTTAGTAGTGGCCGCAGTTCCTTGTACTCTCCCATCAAACTTAGCAATGATTCCTGTATCATCTGATATTTTATTTATAGCTAGTGAGGGTGATGGATTCACAGCTCCATTAGGTACTAACCTGATTTCTCCTGTCGTATCATTTAATGTAACGAATGATCCAATGGCTCCTGTAGCAGTGCCATTAGCAAATCCACTCAAATTTGATATTTTAAAAATACCTGTACTGTTAGGTGATAGTCCTGAAAATCCTGTACTAACAAGGGATTTATTAGTGCTGAAATTAACATCTGTTACTTCCTGTAATCCAAGTAAAACATCTCCTGTTTCTCCATTGACAGATGAAACTGCACCGCCTCCACCCCCCGAAGAACAATTCTTGGATAATGCACACATCCATCTTCGGAAATCTGCATCTTGTGTTAAATCCTTGACTGTATAATTAAAAAGTTTTGTATAGTTTGACATCAGGAAAAATATATTTTTCTGTTTATTTAAATGTTTTGTTTTAATTGAAAAAGGTTGCCTTACGGGGCAACTCAATTTTTAAGTTGTTGGAACAACCTCTAAATTACTGCAACAGCGTGTACTTGGTATTTCCACCCAATCACCATTTCCTGTTGGTTTCTTGGTTCTTACAATTAAGATGCCTGGCACAATACGCCCTGACGAGTCATATTTCACAAATGCCTTCAGCCTGTTTTTAGCCATTTTATTTGTTTTGAATTGTTAATAAAAATTTTTTAATTTCTCTTTGTTTTGCTTTTTCTTTAATTTCAGTGAGTTTCGGAATTAAACTCTTATCTAATTTTGCATTCTTTCTGAGGTTTTCCTCAGCCCACAAAGGTTGAAGATTTGTATAATGAGATAAAAGATAAATTTCTTCTTCGGTATCTCCACATGAAAGAGGAATAATATGATCTATATGCCAACCGTTGTTACCATAATTATCCCAAGTCATACCTTCTTCAAATTTAGATTCTAAGTATAAAAAGAATTGTTCCATATCCAACCCTAATATATTTTTAGTATAATCATTCTTCTTTTTATTTAATTTTTCATCTAAAGCTTTGTGAAGTCTTCCTCTAACACTTACTCTTATTTTATTTAAAATTTTCCTTTCTTCTTTGCTTCTTGCTGCTAATTTCTTTTTCTTCTCAGCAGATAATTTTAATTGTTCAATAACTTCATCATCTGATAATCCTTTTCTTTCATATTCATTTGCCATTGTAATATTATGACCAAATAATTCTGAAATTTCTCTACTGCTATAAACAGTACCTTCGTAAATATAACTTTTGAATTTGTTTGTTTTAACAGCTTTTTCACAATCCATTATCCATTCACAGTTTTCTTTTGAATATCCTTTTGTAACATCTATTCTGTATAGGCCATGTTTATTTGATGGTCTATTACCCATATCCTCTAAAAATTTTATATACCCTGTCTTTACATCATTCCACTCCTCACAAACGGTTATTCCAATAGCCCCATATTTATGATAATCTCTATTTTTAGGACTATTACATCTATGTCTCATTGCATTCCATGCATGATATTCAGAAGTTTTAGCATCAATCCCTAATTTAATATAACTACTTGTTTTACCATAAGTGTTTCCAATATTGTGATTATAACATCCACAATATTTTTTATCTTTTGCTTGAACTATAGAAACTTTTGCCTTATAAGGTTTAGAACATTTTAAACATTCGAACATTCCCATATGATGTTTTCCTTCTCGTCCTAAATATTCTAATAAAATATTTTCACCTATCTTTTCTCCAACTGTAAATGTTCTCAATTTATCTATGATTTTTGTTTCGTACTTTAATAAGGTAGTCTAAATAATACCAAGAGGCATATCGTTGTGCAAGAGTACTGTTGTGTAAAGCTTCTAAATAAGGTTCTTCAATTTCATCAAATGGTGATACTATACCTGAAATATATCTTCCTTTGTAAAAGGCATATGATTGCATTTCAGGGGTTATACCTGCATTATGAACCGATCCTTTACTGTTTATTTCTGAAATATCTGATGTTGCCCACGCAAAGTCCAATCTCCTATCTATCTTCATTTCAACCCCCTTACCAAGGTATTTAAAGATAATTTCCCACATATCAACACAGAAAGATTGCCATCCATTATTAGACCTTTCTTGAGGAGTGTTACCTTTGATATATTTTTGGTTTAATCCGTCAAAAGTCTTCTTTAGAGGTACTGTTTCATATAAACATTCTTCCCAAAACTCCCAAGTTATATTTTTTAATAGGAATGGAACTCCTGCTGTTTGATCATCAAATGATTTCAATACTTCCTCACTAAGGTTAAAACTATCCCATATCTTATTAAGGGGTTTATTAGTATCCCAATCTTGTAATTTTTCAGGTCTTACCATTGAACGTTTACCTGTAAAATATGTCCAATTGTTATATGAGTTTATATCTGCACCATAGTTTATATCGTCTTGTATTAAATCGTCTATATCTAATTCTTTGGTAAATATGATGTCTGAATCTAGGTATAAGATTGCATCTAAGTTGTATTGTTTGAAATGTTCTCTTAGAGAAAAGAACCTATGTAGGTTATGATATGCTGCTAATAGTCCTTTGAGAGAATCATTATCGGAATATTTGAAGATTTGAATTTCAGGGTAGAGTGTATTAAGTTCATCCCACTCCTTCATCCAAGGTTCTTGCTCCGTAACTTTATATACCAATAGATGTACAGGATATTTAAAATTGAACTCTCGCATGGATTCAAATAACATCTCCAATTGATAAATTTGAGATTTAACATTGGATACAGCTATTACAGCAGTCAGATTTTTCATCAGTATGTAGTTATTAGGGACTTTTTAAAGTATTATGTAGTCAAATTTAAATATAATAGTGTAGTTGAGGCAGTAATATCACCAAGATTAAAGCTTGTGTATGCTGCATGGTCATCTCCACTTCCACCAAGACCATTTAAATGGTGAGTTTGTGTTGATGAATTTGGTGTATTAGCCATTGTACCAGAATTCAAAGATTGTAGGCTTGTATCCATTTCAAGTGAGGCCGTAATCCTAAAATCAATATCAATAAGAGGTTGACTGACATCTACAAGTGTCGTTGTATAAATATCAGCAGTACCTCCCATAGGTATTGTAGTTGGTGTTGAACCAAAGTAATCCACTCCATCAGAACTATTCACATAATGAAATGAGATAACTTGAAGTGGGGAATAACTTGTGTTATTAGCAACTCTTATTATTAAAGTATGTGGTGCACTCGTAGTAGTTGAACTTGTGGTTGTAGATGTCGTGGTTGTGGCTCCTGGGCTATCAAATTGAACTCTGTAACTTACTACTATATCTGTTGTACTAACACTATAAGTCCTTGCAACAGGTGATCCTGCCGTGGTATTGAATAAATCAACGAGTGTAATAGGGTTAGCTCCTACAATTCTATAAACTGATGTTTGAGTCGCTGTTGCAAGTGATGGCATTGTAAAATTCATTACAACAGGCTGATTTAAATCTACAGTTGGTGTATAATCAAATAACCCCGTATTAAATGGTGTTACTGAAACATCAACATCTGCATTATTATAAAGATAATTAGCACCTGAATTATAGGTAACTGTCATATCTGTTATATCCATATTAGGGTCTTCTTCGGAAGTATTATCAAATACAAATTCTATTTTCTTGGATACAACAGTTGTAGAGGTAGATGTGGTCGAAGTTGTAGTTGGACATTCACACTCAGGTCTATCCACCACAAACCACAAAGATGCCTCACTTGAAGGAGGAAGTTTGGTAGTAAATGTAGACCAATCAAATACACTTACAGTACCTATGGTTATTTTCTTGGCATATCCGTGGATAGACATTTTTCTAAAATTTTATGGTAATTTACAGGATTTGGTGTAAGAATACCATTTCCGAAATCATTTGAAATTAATTGTGAATTTTGAAAGTTTGCTTCTGTTTCACCAAGGCCACTCATTTTGTAGGTTGGTGTAGGACAGTGCCAATCATAAACAAAATATGGTTTACAGTTTTCATCTATTTGAATATCCTTATTTTGAAGAAGTGGTAATAACCATGCATCATGATATTTAACTGAGTATTCTGTGTGAAATCCATACTTACGAAGGTGTTCAATTTTCATGAATATAGAACCTTCTAAATTGTTTCCTTCTTGGGTAATCTTACCTTGGAAATGAAAATAGGATTTAGCTGATTTATATGCTGACTTTCCACTCTTTTGTAATCCTTCTAAAGCTCTCCTCATTCCATCGGAAGTATCGAAGTCATCATCATCTTTTAAGTTAATGGTTGTACAATCTTCGGGAATATATTTCATAGCTTCAACATACTTTTCGCCAACGGAATTGTATTCTTTATCTGAATTTATGAGAATTACTTCTTTATTAGGAGGTAAATCACCGATATTTAATTCATATGGTTTACCTGTATTGAAGATTAACATTGTACTTTTACCCTCGCAATCTTGTTGTAAATAAGCATACAAAGCTCTTGAAAGAAGAGTTGCTCGATTGTATGAAAGTGTCAATTGTAAGTGAGACATATATAATACAAAGATAGGTTAAATACTTCATTTTAAGAAATACTTAACCTATTTATTTTGGGGAGTTTAATTATTTTACCTAACTTGGTCTTTATAATCAATATCTACATCTAATTCTTTGGCAAATTCTGAGGTAAAAACCACAAAGAATTGATCTAATTGTTTCACAACAGGAAAAGCTTTCATTGCATATTTCAAAGGTCTTGCTCTTTTTTGAGCCTCTTCATCTCCATTTATCTGACCTCCTACTTCTCTTCTAAAATTATCTAACAATTTTATCATATCTTTTACAACTCCTGCGGCAGGAATCATACCACCATTTGCCGCATTGATCATCTGACGAGGATCATAGAAGAATCCAAGTTCATCTTCAATTTTATTTAAAGATCTCATAAACCATTTCCACCCTCCAAGTTTAACCTCTTGATCTTTCGGAGGTTGATGAGCACCAACATAAGCAATCATACCCATGATTGAAGCCATCATAAGAGCTTCTTGCATAGTTGATTTGATACCTTGGCGATACATGTCTATAAAATCCCTTTCTGTAAACTGAGTTTCAAAATCATCCTGACCTGTCTTATTAAGGTATTTCTCTTTTTCAACTTGATATCTCTCTTTCATTATCTGAATACCTCTGTCATTACCTGAGATAATACCATATAAGTCTTGACCTGATTTAGCTAAATTTAATCCTACATTTTGTGTGAATGCAGTCCATCTACCCATATTATAAGTATCTCTACCAACATTATAAGTTAGTGAAGAAATACGATTAGATAGAAGCCCAGGCACCCAATTTTTGAAAGTCATCGCTGATCTGCCTAACATCGTAAGGTTTATTTGTCTTAAATCATCCTTATTACCCCCTCCTGTAGATTGACGTACAAGCTGATGGTTAAACTCAATGTAACGTGAGACTTCTTCTGAGTTTCTTTCAATACCTGGTATGACGAGTTTTTCATTCTCAAAAGTAGCAATCTCAAATATTGAACGTTTCTTTAATTCTTCGACATCTCTTTCAAATTCCTTTTGTAAGTTATCTCTTTGGGCTTTAGTAGGAAGATTATAAATATCTTTGTATTTATCTTGTCCTTTCAAGTATTCTCGGATATTAACCAAATTACCATCTTGAACTATTGTATTTCTACCTAATGCTAAGGCAAATGCTCCTTGCAAAGGTTTCTCTGAAATCTTTTGGAATGAATATAAGTATTCTTGGACTGAACTTTTTAGAATTTTACTAAAAGTAAGTTGGTGAATTAGTTCTCGTGTTCTTTCACCATCGTATAGATAGTCAAAATAATCAAGAAAACCTATTGTCTTTGCATCCCATCTCTTAGAACAATATTCCATTTCCGCACTTATGAATTCTCTTTTACGAAAATATCTACCATTTTCTATGAAGGCTTGCATATTACCACCTACAAAGTTTGAAATGGATACAACAGGATTCAACCCAAGGACTTTCATTTGGAAGAATTTGTTCATACTATCAATCAGACCTGTTGCTGTGATATAATGCTTGTCATAATCTGTATTGACTATTTCTCTACCTGCTAATTGGTTTAATTTCTTGGCTCCTGTGAGTGAGATCTGAATTAATTTTTTGTCAAATTGTGAATCAACATTTCTCTGCCCATAAATCTTTGCATTGATGAAATTCTGAAAATACTTGGCATTTATATCATTGTTTTGGTTATTGGCTTTACCTTCGATAACTGATCCAAACCTGTTAGTAGCAAGAGACTCTTTCATTCTCTCACCTTTTAACATAAGGGATACTTCTGCCTCAATATCAGAATAAGCCTCATATTTGGTAACTTGGTGCTCATATATACCCATGACTTTAAAGAAGTCAGTAGATACATTCTTATAATCTTTAGTCCCATCTTCTTGAATAGAACCTAAGTCTCTGATGTAATAGAATGGTATTTTATTTAGTATTTCTCCTGTCAAAGGATCAATTGCCCCATATTTAAAGTCATCTGTTGAACCTGATGCAAGATTTTTAAATGTATTAACACCAAGCTGAATCTTTCCACCAAAGACAAGCTTATCAACTAAGTCTTTCCTTATTTGAGGAATAACAGTTTTGGATTGCCATTCTTGTAATGCTCCTGCTGCTTCTGCTCTATCATTTAAGTTACGGACATACTCATACATCTTATAGATAGGTTCGTTTCCTTTCTGCAAAAGTTTTTTATACTGATCGGTATAATATTTATCTGATATGAATCTTTTTATGTGATAGTTATCCGTATTGTATGGGCTATATTTTTCTTCAAATAAATCTTTCTGTTTTTGCTTTTCTTCTTCATCTGCTGATACATCATTATCAATAGCAAAATATCTATTCTGTCTTTCTCCTTCTACAAAGGTATCATAAGCTTTCTTATCTATGATATCATCAACTGCTTTGTTATCACCATCTTCCTGAGCCTTAGTAAGGTCTGTTACAAACTTCTCTTTGTCATATTGGTCTATGAGTTGGAATGTACCTTCTTTTTGGATTTGTTTTAGAAGTTCTGATTCTTTGACATTGTTTTGTTTAGCCCATTGTATAGCCTCAGTTCTAAGGTTTTTTAATTCACCAAGCCTTGACGTAAGTGTAGTTTCAATCCTTCGGTCAAGTTCAGAAACTCTTTTATAAAGATATTGAGTTGCTTTTGTCTGAGCTTCAGAAAGTCTTTTAAACATCCTTGTTCCCCAACTTACAACAGTCTCGGCATTCAATACATTTTTTACTCCTTGTTTTTCAGCATTTTGATTGTTGATGATATCCATCTTGTCATTCAACTCATCAAGTAACTCTCTATTTCTTTCTGAAACTTTGTTAGCTCTCTTGGTGCTTTGCTTCTTACCTTGGAATAGTTCGTCACTTGACTTAGAGGCTTTCTTGATGATAAGATTCATTTCATCTAATGCAGTCAGATTATCTTGTGTATTTGACAAATCCCTGAAATAAGATTTATCATTCTTTCTTGTATCAAAACTTTTAAGAAGATTTTCAGCATCGGTATTTGCAGCTTGTCCAATACCAATTATCTTATCAAATGAACCTGTTACAAGAAGTGTATTGATAGCCTCAACTATCTTATTGGATGTAACTTCTAATTTCTTCTGTTCCCTTTTACCATTTGTACTTCTGAGTTTATCAAGTTGACCATTTAGTTTAGATAGAAGGTCATTCACAGCCTTTATATTTGTTCTGTCTGTAACAGGAGCTATTTCAAGGTAGGTACTTTTCTCAAAATCAGTTTGGGTATCAGCTCCCATCACCAAAGGAATAATCCTATTATCTCCAAGATCCCTGATTCCATACCCTTGACGGATGATACTTTTTATATCACCCATATATTTTGAGAAAGCAGATCTTTTATTGGAATTAATAGTTTTTTGATCAGAAGCAAGGAACTTAAAGGTTGAAACTTGACCTGATGGAGTTACAGCCATTAAATCTACCTGACCTTTTCTCTTGGTTGTTTGGTCTATGAGAGTTTGATTAACAGAGAATTTTGTACCTGATGGAAAGACGGCTATTTTTGCAGCAACTATGTTCTCAATTTCATCATAGCTATCTGATGATGGATTTATATCTGTCAGTGGATTTTCTCTTGCATTACCATTTGGATCAATATATCTTCTGATAACATCCATTGCATCCTTATGCCCATCTGCTGTATCTTGGTTATTAAATTCATTCCAAGCCTGAACAAAAGTGTTGGAATTACCATACTCTTGTTTGAATCTATTCTCTACATCGTCTTTTATATCAGTGGTTCCTGTATCATCTTTTGTTGCTGTCAGTTTAGAAAATGTGTCGGAATTAGCTAATTGATAAAAACCTTGTTCAGGTACTATCTGTTGAACAGCCTCTTGAAGTGATGAATCAGATATGTCTGAATTAGCCATCTGAACAATTGTCTGAGCAACTTCATCTGTTATATTTTGTTCTTTGAGATAATCAAAGTTATTAAGTAGTGTATTTCTTACTGTCCCAATATCGCCATTAGTCAGAATATTCAGTGCATCTGAAAATGGATTTAAATCTACTTCTGTACTGTTAAATAACCCTTTTAAAAAGTCAAGGGCTTTCTGCCACCATGATTTGACTTTAGTAGTTTCTTGATTATTTTGTTCAATTACAAGTTGCTTGGCAATTGCTTCTTTTTTTATCTTGCGAAGATTATCATTGTAGGTATCTTTGTATTGATTATACACTTCATTCCAAATAGGTAGAGATGTAGCTTGAGCAAGCATCTGATTTACCAAACCTTTGTTCTTTTGTTCAAGTAATTCAATACCTATGTGAAAGGCTTCTTCAGGAAGTGCTTCTTGAATCTTACCATCTGCTACTGCAACAAGCGACTGCAATGATAGAGCAACACCATTTACATCTAATTTCTTACCATTAACTACAAGGTCTGTGAGAGATTTAACAGTTACTCCCATCCTATCAAGCATTATCTGAACTTTACGGATAGATAATGGAGAAGATTTAGGCATCACTGCGTCACGAATCTGTAAATAAGCTTGATTACCTTCTAAAGTTCCTTGTTGACTTTCATAAGTATCTTCATATTTATCTATTAGTTCATTAGGTATTTGTATTTCAGTACCTTCGTAAAACACATCATCCCCAAAAAGAGTATTAATCTCAGTGGGGGTTTGTGTCTTTAATAATTCCTGCACTTTATTATTAAGTGCTTCTTTTATAGATTCTCTATTTACAGGACAAGCCAATGTTATAATGTTTTAAATTCCTAAAAAGTTTTTTATCTTTTGATAAATTGTAGGTTTTTCACCATAAAATTTAATCCTAAATTTATATACTTCAATAATATCTCTTCTTAATTTACAAGGTATATCAGAAATATAACATGGTTTCACAATATTAGAATCTTTTTCTCTTTTATAAAAGTTCATTGAAAAAATATATTCAGAACCATCGGAGTCTATATATGAATTTGTCATCTTTTTTGAGCAAAGCTACAAAATTTATTTGAATAAAAAAGTTAAATACACAAATTTATTTCAGGAAGACCTTCGGGAGTGATAATTGTTTGTTCTCCTACTTCAGAAGGTGCTTGTGGTTGATTATCCTCTTGTTTTTCGCCTTGATTAGATTGGTCTTGAAGAACAATATACTTATCAGTGAATTTATTGGCAAATGTATATATTGGAGCTGTCCTATTTTCTCCTTCGACAGTTTTAGGTGAAATAAGATAAGCCTGATAATTTTGATATGATCTTTCAGTCAGATTACCATCTTGGTCGGCAATCATTTCTGAAAATGATTCTTTACTATTGAGTAGGTCTCTATTGATATGGTGAGCTTGCTCTTTTAAAGCTTCTTTGATACCTTGTGAATCATTGAATTTGTAATCCTTACCATTTAAGGTAGCTGTTTTAGTATCAAGGTTAATCCAATTCAACCCTTCCTTCATATAAAGTTGACCTTGTAGAAAATCTACTACTCTTTGGTCAGCACGTTTATCAAGAGAAGTAAATAGATTTGCGATATTGTCTGCATCAAGATTATGAGTGTAGACTTTTTCTATGGCATCTCCATTGTTTATGATTACATCTGTTGGAAGTAGACCTTTGATAGGTTCACCTGCGACATTGTTAATTTCTCTTGAACCTTTGATTTGAAGTAATCCTACTTGAGCAACTTGGTCTTTCGAAATAAGCTTATCAACTACATTCTGTGGCTTGGTGATATTCTTGTCTTCTTTACCTCTTGAAACTTCAAATGGAATTGGTTTATTATCATATTCACCATTGAAAATAGCTTGTCTCTTATTCTTATATGAGGCTACTTCATCTTCAATTTTATATCCTGGTCTATCAGCATATCTTTGTCCTGCATAATTCTCCCATTCATCAGAGGTGTTTGGCATTGGAGCAGTAACAACCTTGGTAATGTCAGCTTCCTTACCAACTTCGCTAAGACGATTACCTCTTGAATCAACGAAGTAATGTTGACCTGTTTGAGGATCAATTTCTACAATAACTGTAAGAATCCTACCTTGGTCTGTATCAGTTAGTGAAATATCATTTTTCTCGTAGAAATCTCCTGTGGTGCTTTCAATCAATCCTTTTAAACCAAGGGCTTCTTCATTATTGGCAGTTACATAGATAGCACGAGAATTAGCCTTCTGACGAGAAGTTAGGAATCTAAAGCCTTTTGTAAAGTTGTCAAACCTCTTGTACCAAGTTGCTTCTTTAATGTTCGGTATAACGGTACTTTTAAAGAGAATTGGTAAAGGCTTTTTAACATCATCTTCGCTCGTTTCTTTCTTATCTTGGTTTCTGTTATACTTTGGTATGATTGGTTCATCAGGTATTTCATTCTTGGGTTGTTCTGTTGGTATTCCATCTTCTTCTATTGTAGGTTGAGTTGGATTTACCTCTTGAACAGGTTTTACATCTTCTAATACTTTCTCGTCCTCGACAGGGTTTAAGATAGGAAATAAATCTTGATTAATTCTATCAAGTACTTGTTGTTTGGCAGCTATTTGTTTGGAATAATCATCAATCTGTTTATATAGGTCTTTGATTTCTCCAATTATTTGTTGTTCCCTTCTTGTAGCAGGTGCAATCTGAAAATCTTCTATCTCTTGTACTTGTCTAAGAATATCTGTATTTGGATTATTTTGGTCAAGTGTACGAATAGCAGTATCTACCAAAGGATTTATGTTCCTGTTAGAGAAAAGTCTTAATTTATCTTGAATGATACTTTTTAACCTGTTAATAAGGTCTTGGGTAGATTTTATAATCCCTGAAAGAGTGTTGATAGAATTACCATTGTCTAATATTAGA